TGGTTAAAAAAATACGATTATTCTAATAACAATGGTTACGCAAAAGATCCAATATTTTTATGGGATAGATCAAACTATAATGCTATTCCTACATTTGATTATTCTTTTCTTTCTGAAAAAAATTCAAGTTCAAAAGAAAACTTATCAAAAATAATAGAAGGATTTTACCAATACGGAATTATTTTTATAAAAAATATTCCAGTACCACATGTTGACGTATTGGATATAGTTGATTTTTTTGGATACATTAGAGAAACAAATTGGGGTAGGACTTATCATGTGAAATCATACGCTGATGCTAATAGTGTTGCATATACAAACCATGCCTTATTTGGACACACAGATGATCCTTATAGGGACCCAATAGCTACAGCGCAGATAAGTTTATTCACTAAAAATACTACAAAAGGTGGAGAATCTACTTTATGCGATGGTTTTAAAATCGCAGAAGATATGAGAGTTCTGTATCCAGAACATTTTGAGCTTCTTGCAAAAACTCCAATTCATTTTTATTTAAAAGATAATAACAACATTTTTGAATCTATAAAAACAATAATAGAATTAGATTCTATTGGACAAATTAATTGTATTAGATATTCTAATCACTCAAGTCAGCCATTTAATTTGCCTCCAGAAAAAATGTACGATTTTTATGCTGCGTATCAACAATTTGGGAAAATGCGAGAGCATCAAAAGTACCAATTAAAAATAAAGATGAACCAAGGCGATCTTTATATGATAGATAATACTAGGATCTTGCATGGGCGATCAGAGTATAGTGCAACTGAAGGTGAGAGAAATATCCATGGTTGCTTCCTTGAAAAAGATCAAATTCTTAGTAATTGGAAAATAAATCGTTTGAAAACAGACTCCTACTGGTCTTATTGGCTCAAAATGTCGAGGTACTAAAATGAAACCAGTTTATTCTGCTGAAGCAGAAGAATACAGAAATGTAGTTAAAACTTTTTTATCCAATAACCTCCCAAAAGATTGGGCTGGAATGGGAAAATTAAATGAAAAAGAATTTAATGAATTTGTTTTACAGTGGAGAAAAAAGCTTTCAACTACAACATTTTTAGCCCCAACTTGGCCCAAAAAGTACGGGGGGGCCGACGCCTCTCCGATGGAACATGTAATAATTGCTGAAGAATTTACAAAAGCTGGCGTTCCAATGGGAAGTATCAATGATTCTATGAGTATCAGAATGTTAGGGAATACACTTCTGCTTCTTGGCACAGAAGCGCAGAAAGAATACTACTTACCAAAAATTATATCTGGAGAACATGTTTGGTCTCAGGGTTTTAGTGAACCAAATGCAGGAAGTGATTTAGCTAATATATCTTTGTCCGCCAAAAAATACGGAGATGCTTGGATCTTAAATGGCCAGAAGATATGGACCTCCTCTGCGATGACGTCTAATCATATAATGACCTTAGCTAGAACTGATAGCACTATGGGCAGGCATAAGGGATTAACATTTTTTTTAGTTGATATGAATCAACCGGGTCTTGAGGTAAGACCAATAAATATGTTGTCTGGCTATAAAGAATTTAATGAAGTATTTTATAGGGACGTTGTAGTAAAAGAGGAAGAGATCCTTGGTGAGATAAACAATGGTTGGGCAGTTGCTATGACTCTTTTGGGCCATGAGAGAGGTGGCAATGCGTCAGTACTCCCAATTCTTCTTGAAGAAGAGATCCAAAAATTAATTAGACTAGCACAGCAAAACAAAACTAATTTGAGCCCAATTATACGAGATTCGTTGGCAGCATGCTACTCAAAAGTCCAAATTTTAAAATGGTCTGGTCTAAGAACATTATCAAAATATTTACACGGTGCTCAATTGGGTCCAGAATCCGCAATAGCCAAATTAGCTTGGAGTGAGTATCACCAAGAAGTTTTGGAGCTTTCTACTGAAATACTAGGTGCAGAAGCCATGATCTTAGAGGGAAGAAAGCCATCAAACCTGTTGATAACAGATGATATAGGTTCAGAAAACTCTTCGATGAGTTGGATTATGACATTTTTAAACGCTAGATCAGAGATAATCTATGCGGGCTCTTCTGAAATACAAAGAAATATCATTGCAGAAAAAGTGTTGGGACTGCCTAAATAAATCGTTACTATATCCCCTATAATACTTTAATTTGAAGGGGATTTTGTGGAGCAAATAAAGAATATAATAATGCGTATTGTTGCAACTTTTGCAGCGTCTGGTCTTGGCGTAATTGGTGCTGGTACAATAGCCGGAGTGCCACTTTGGAAAGCAGTTTTTATGGCAGGGATTGCTGGAGTAGCAACCGTAATTGAAGGTCTTTCAAGAGCTTTTTTAGACGACGGGAAACTTTCAGTTGCTGAAATTAATCAGGTATTTAATCAAGTAGACAAAAAGGTTAAAAAAGCAGGCGAATGATGCGTCAAAATCATGAAAAGTCTGAGTGCAAATGCGCACATTGCGATTGTGAAACCTCATGTTTGAACAGTTGTACTTGCAACGAATTAATGGGTTATAGTGCATGTACAAGTCATCACGATTAATTAAACTGCTTCCAATCATGCTGATTGCAGTTTCAGCCTGCGGCTATGACGGAAGCTATAGATATGAGTGTCAAGATCCAGAGAATTGGGAAGCAGAGGAGTGTAATCCACCATTATGTCTAGTAGATGGAATGTGCACAGAAACATTGCTTGGTTTCGATCCAAGCGAAACAACAATAGAAACACCTACACAAGAAACGGTAGCGCCATGAAAAAAAGACTAACACCCGAAGAACTTGATGCTCGATTAAAATTTGTTGTTGGATGTGTTTTGGCTGGTGTTTTAACACTAACAACAATTGGTGTTTTATACGCATTAGTGTTTGTCACACAGCCAATTGGCGCTCAAGCTGAAAATGACAAAATGTTTTTTGGAGTTCTTTCTAGCGTTGCCACCTTTATCACTGGAACACTTGCTGGCCTAATGATATCTACTGGTCGTAATTCTAAAGAAGAAGAATTAGAAGACTAAGAGTACGGCTTATTTAGCCATTTTTTTACAACCCAAAAAGTTGTTGTGACATAACGATCACCAGATGTTACTGGATTTACGCCATGAGCGTAATTTCCACCTGCTGGGAATATTAACACTGAACCAGCTTTTGGCTTGAATTCAAGATCGTACTGGCTAAAAAATATTTCTCCACCAGTGTAGTTATCATTATAATATAGTATATTGCTGACATCTCTCCAAGATTCACAGATCTTATCTGCGTGCTCATTTAGCATAGAGCCTGTTCTATATTCGGTAATGCTGTTTATTTCAGATTTTTCTAATTCACATTCAAATGTTTCTTCCAGAAGAAGTTGAACCTTGTCCCTATACTTAATAAGTACTTCTAGTAAGTCTCTGGTATTTTGATTAAAGTTTGGATCGTCTGGATGACAATCTTGGACCAAATAGGCCCTTAAAGGGTATTCATGCATTTTATATTTATCTATGACAAAGTTTCCATCTTTAATTCCTTTGTCAATAGTGAGTAAATCTTCTTCTGAGATAAAATTTTCAATTAAGTAAATATTTTTAACATCGTCAGTATCTATGAGTAGATCTTTGCTGCCTTCATAGATATATCCACTTTTATTTGGAATAATTGCCATATTTATATAATACCATATTTCATTTTAAAATTCCTATATAGGGTTAAAATGAGAAAAAATTTTTAAGGGGGTTTTCCATTTTTGAACTTTTTCCCTATATAGGGATTTTTATTTTTTTATTAGATTATATAGATCTAATAACATGTTCTCCACTTCTTGGTGAGAAAATAACTCTCTTTCAGCTTTAGATACTTCTTTTAAAAAATTTTCAACAGAAAGTTTTATCTCTTCTGTTTTAGGATCCTTTACTGCAGAAAGTATTCTACTCATTTAAGCCTCGTCGTTTTTTAAAAGAACATGTATGTAGTGGACAGCTAGGGCAACGCCTGTTGCTATCATGGCTGTCTTTCTTGTGTCGCCGGACAATGTAATGAATACAACAACGCTACCAGCTAACGTGAATGATAGTGCAGCTGTTTCATTAACGAACTTTCTTACTAGTCCGAACCAACTTATTTTTCTCTTCCATGTACCCTCCTCCAGGTAATAATTAAATATGCTGTTTCTTGTATATTCTTCGTCGTCTTCGTCATCCAAGCCTGCTATTTCTCCAGCTGGCTCTTCTCCCTCTTCTTCTCTCCTACTGCGTCCTTCTGGGCTAGAACTACCAGATCCTCCAGAACCGCTTCCAGAGCCTCCTGTAGAGCCTCCAGAAGGCCCCCCAGTGGCTGCAGCTGCAGCAACGCCAGCAACCGCTGTGGTGGCTGCTATAAGCGTTCTACGAGCTCCTACGTCAACCTGTGAGCCGACTGGCACGTAATCATCCAGACCCTCACCATACACGTCAATGGTCTCTTCAAAAGTTTCTTTAATTTCCTCAGGAGCATTAGTTACGGCTTCAACGAGAGCTGCTTCTTCTGTTGCGGTTAAGTCTTCAACTGGGATGGTTTCGAACACAGCCTCTGCTTGAGTGGTGTCAATACTTTCGAGAACTTTAGAACTGCTAGCAAGGGCGGTTGCCTGGTCTTCTGTTACACCGTTTTCAAGTACTGCATCAACAGCTTCAGCAACTTGTTCTTCAGATACAGTATCGGATTCAAGAACATTCAAAACTTCAGTAAATTGTTCGTCTGTTATATCTTCTGTGATAATAGAATCTATAACTGCAGTAAACTGTTCGTCAGATAATGGCTCATCAAACACAGCGTCAAGAACTGCAGCAAATTCTTCTACAGAAACGTCAGCTGACAACACTGTATCAAGAGCTGCCACTAATACTTCTGCATCTGCATCTGCAGTAAACACAGTATCGAGTACCTCTGTTAATTGTTCAGCAGATATATCAGAAGCAAAAATGTCTTCTAGTACTGTGGCCACTTCCTCCGAAGAAGTAATATCTATGTCTTCAATAATATTATTTATTTCTTCGTCAGTGAAATCAGTTGTTTCATCTGGTATAGTGTCTACAGGAGGTTCAGTTGATTCTGTTTCAGGTTCTGTCGTCGTTGTATCTTCTTCTACAGTTGTTGTTTCTGTTTCTTCAGGCAGCGTCTCTTCTGTGGCTGGGGTGGTGTCTTCTGGGACTGTGGTCTCTGGCTCAGGCGATACAGGGACGACTACTACCACTGGCTCTGTGGTTGTTGTCCCTGGTTCTGGTTCCGGTGCTACTGAACTACTCGTAGGAACTGAACTGCTAGTTGGCACTGAACTGCTAGTAGTCGTAGTGCTTGAAGAAACACCAACCTGGATTGACACAGTGTTTGAATTAGCTGAATACTTACCGAATGTGTCGTTGTCAGAGCGAATATGAAAAAGCCAAGTAGTTCCGCTTGGCATCAAACTTTCGAGCAGTGAATAGCCAATTGTGTAGTTTGTATTTAAAGCATTTGTATCACCGACATTCCCAGTTGCAACACCCCAACCGCTCTGTCCTGCCGTATTTAAACTGATGGCATATCTTTCAGGTAGATATCCACCAGTAGTTGGCGCATCCCAGTCAAGTAGGATTTCAGAGCCGGTATCAGTTACTGTTAGGTTTGATGGGGCACCAATTGTGTCTGGAAATGTATTAGAACTTTGTGTAAACACTGTTCCAGTTGTGTATGGGCGAGCAGTTCCCTCAACCTGGGTCGTTCCATTCCATTGATAGTGACGAATCCAAACACCTGAAGCATCCCAGGAGTTGCCGGTTACTGTTGACCAACTTTGGTTCTTTTGACCATTATTGTATGTGTCGTCAAGATAAATAGCGATTGCATTTGTTGTGAATGTATTGCCACTAATGAGACGGTTGTCGGTTCCCATGTTGAAAGTCGGTGGAATCCAGCCGTTGTGATAAACACCAATTCCATTGTTTGTAAATGTGGAATTTAGAACCTGCCCACGATTTAGTCCTTGGATGTTTACTGCATAAGAGTTATTTGTAAATGTTGAGTTCTGCACTTTTGTAAAGCGCTGGGTATTGATACCAGAACCGTTATTGCTAAATACGCAATTATTTACATATGTTTTGTTTTGGAAAGCAGAATCCGTTTGGTCTGCCCATGTTGTAACTCCAGCAGGAAGTTGTGGGGTTGAGCCGTGGTCTCCACCAATACCAATACTTAGGTAGTCAAATGTACAGTTGGTATATGTTGCTGTTGATCCAGCAGCATTATTCCAAACAGCACTACCACCAGTCATTGCTGTGAATCTAATGTTTGTTGCAACAACCGTTCCTTGGGAGTTGTAAATAAGACCACCGTAAACATTTTGCCCTTGTTTAAGGGTCATGTCAGAGACCGTAAGGCTCTTGCCAGATGGAACGTTAAATATTCGGTACAGGTTATTTCCATCAATTATGGTTTGCGTTCTTCCGTTACCAGTAATTGTCACATTTTGAGTTATCTGTGGCAGTGCGCTAGCCAGAGTTATCGTTCCATCAACGCTAAATGTGATTGAGTCGTATATACCGCCAGCAGTAGCGTTTGCTTGAGTTATTGCCCAACGAAGAGTCCCGTTTGCGGTCGTATCTTCAAGGCTTGTTACCACTAGGGATGTTGGTGCAGGGATGTCATTAGGGACAAACGAAAGAGTTGAACCATACGCCGAACCTGAAGCATTGGTTACTTTTAGCCTGAAGTAATAAGTGGTTGAGCCAGTCAAGCCAGAAACAACAGTCGATACAGTTGAAAGCGAAGTTCCAGTAAATGTTCCAGATACCGGAATGTCAACGACAGTTCCAGAGAAGTCAGCCGTAGTGCTGTACTGGAATACTGCTGTTGAACTAAATCCATTAGGGTTTAACGTTCCAGAAAGTGTTACAGGGCCGTCATCAACAGTTACTGTTGGTTCCTCTGATGAAACTATTGGTGCAGTAGCAGCAAGTGTGTCAAAGTCAAATACAGCAGACTCTGTTGTTCCAGTTTCGTTAGTTGCAACAATCTTTGCGTAGTAGGTTTGGCTTGGATCAAGACCAGTAATTTCTGCACTGGCTGCTAATTCATCGGAGCCCGTGAAAGTTCCCATTGATACTGAACTAGAAGTAGTAAAGCTTGAGTCAGTTGAGTAAACAAGTTCTGCTGTAGTCGAGAACCCCTTGGGGTTCACTGTTGATGCAACGGTTGCAGAGGTCTGTCCAATGCCGCTTACTACTGGTGCGCCTAGAACTGGAGCGTTATTTCCATCAGCTGAAAGCACATAGCTAATACGAAAAGAAGTTGATGCACCAGCACCAAGTGTTGGAACATTTAGTGCTACGTAGATTCCAGCGTCGGCGTATATTTCTCCAATATTGCCAAGGTACGCTCCGCTTGTTGCAAGAGTGTTTCCAGCATTCCAAATGTCTGCAGGGTCTGGAGAAGAGAATCCACCAGTTTGTCTGGCTACACGAGCACGAGCATCAAATGATTGTAGAGCGATGAATGCACCGTTACCCCATCTTGCTGTTGCTTGCGCTTCTGCTCCTTGACCAGTTACGGCATTGCATGATTGAAAAGTTGTTGTATTACCAGTACTACCTGCACATGTCATTGAGCCAGAACCAGTTGCATTGTCTGGGTCAAATCCACGACCAAAGAAAACATCGCTAATCGCAGAGCTAGTTGTGTTGGTGAGAGTAACGTCGGTATGGAGTGCTTGCCCTGCTGTTGGCACACAATACCTTTGGGAAACGCTTACGCCGTTATAGGGACTTGCGCTGCTCCAAGATACACACTGAGAGGAGCCAGAGTTTTGGATGTCTGAAACTGCACCTGCGATACCTGTTTGGCCATTGTCATTTTTGCCTACGCTCCCAGCAACCTTCATTTGCCAGCCTTCAAACGGTGAGCCAGGGCAGAAGAAGTCTCCGTCATCTGTAGTGACGCCCCAGCCGTCCATTTCTCTGTCAACGCGAAAGCCAAGACAGTTTGATGGGTTCTGGTTGAATCCAGAGGGAACACTCGTAGAGCCAAAAGCTCCGTTTGCTCGCACACCAACTTCAGCAAACTCGCCCTGCAGGAATGCCTGGTCCCCAGAAATCTTCGTATTTGTAGAAAATGTGGCTTGAGCAGGACCAGACGGCGGAACAAAAGATCCTATTAAAAATAGAGGAACAAAAATCCATGCTGCCTTACGCGTAAAAGCGTAGCGTAATCTATTAAGTATATTCAACCGACATCCCCTTCAGTTAGACACTCCTAATAGTAACAACTAAAATAAAAAAAAATCCCCATCTCTAAATAAGCTGGGGATTTTTTACGCTATAGAGCGTCGGTTTCCGTAGACAAAGTATACCAGAACTAAATGTATTCTCCAAATTTTTTTATTTCTCTTCCTGGAACACCAACGACTGTAGCACCATCGCTTATATGCTCTATAACAACAGTGCCTGCTCCAAGTGTACAGTTGCTTCCTACATTTTTGAAGTTGATAATAACACTTCCTGCACCTATTGATGTAGCTTCACCAACATTCACATCTCCACAAATTCTGGCCCCAGGACTAACAGTACAGAAATCTCCTATTGAACTAGATTGGTTTATTGATGCAGCGGTGTTGATGTGTACATGCTTGCCTAAATGTACTCGTGTGGTTAAAACTGAGTAAGGGCCCATAGTTAAGCCATTCCCGTAACTGCAGTAAGTTCCTATTAAGGCTGTTTCATGTATAAGATTCGCTGCTTGGTTGATTCTATTAATTTTTGATTCTATTTCTTTTCTTATCTTTGATGAATTAATTGCAATAGTATATTTCAAATTAGGATATTTATCCAACAAAGAATTAATAAGAGATACACTGCCGAGTAAAGAAGAGTTTTCAACAGAAGAATTATCATCTAGATAACCTATTATATTCCAGGCCTGATACTTATCGGATGAGCATAAATACTCTAGATCCTTAGAATGACCACCAGCTCCGAATTACAACTAAGTCCATAAAGGCTACCAAGTAAAAAGGTATGATCCAAAGTTGCTGGTGATGTCTTTGTTAGAAATCTGCTCACCGTTTTCAGTTAAAATATTATTAACTTTATCTAGATCTTTTACTAGTTGGCTAGTTAGTGCATCCCCGTTTGTAAAAAACGGACCATGTAGAGATAATAAAAGTGGGATTTTATAGTCTTGTAAAATTTCTGCGTAATGATTAATTAAACTAAATTCGTGTCCTTCTATATCTATTTTTATCAGAGAAAAATCTCCCATTGATAAAAGGGCATCTAATCCAATTGTTTCTGCACTAATCCCAGTCGTATTTTTTTCAGAAACTCTTGTCATTGAATCGCCTAAAAAGTTATTTGACTGTAAATAAACTTCCTTAACTCCTGAAGCAGCTTTGTGTATTACGTTAATATTTTTAATGGAATTTAAAGATATATTTTTCTGCAGTATCTTATGCGCAATTGGATCTGGCTCAACGGCTACTACATTTCTTGAAAAGAAAGAACCATATATTGCAGTTGGTCCGATCCAAGATCCTATATCTAAATAATCTTTATCTTTTGATAAAAATCTATCTAAAAAATTGAAGGTGCCCGGTTCCCAGGAAGAATACTTTTCTGACCAAAAATTATAACCTATATCTTGATGTAGCTCTTTACTGTCTTCTACAGTAAATGATACGTTATTTTTACTTACCAATAAATTATTAGTCATTACAAAAACCAGTCTTCACTTCTTCTTCCACCAATGTGTGTAACTATTGGCTTATCATATATGTCGCCGTAAAAACCAAATCTGTATTCTTTATTTAGAGAATGAACCTTTGAAGTAAATTCAGACTCTCCGCCATGATCTGGCCAACCAATTTTTACTGTTGACATAGGGTAAATGCATGGGTTTAGTGTAAATAAACGACCATGTTCAAACCAACCATTTTTTTGGTGGTAATCCTCAAGATGTTGAAAAACAAATCCTCCAACCTGTTCTTCTGGTGGATTTACCGGTGCTCTAACCATAGCCATTTGTACCAAATAAGTATTTTCTAAAAGAATATTTATCATGTGATCAATATTGATTGATGTGTTAAATAAAAAATCATCCTCTAAATGGAAAATGTATTGAGTTTCTTGAGAAACTGAATCCCACGCAGATTGGACAGCTCCAGCTAATCCTCTTCTTTGTTCATGGGAAACAACTTTAAATTTTGGAAAACGGCTTACTAAAAAGTTATGATACCTTATATCTCCTGAATCATTTATTATAATTCTTTCAACAAAAGGATATGATACAGTTGAATCAAACTGGTCAATAGTTCTCTGAATACAATCTTGTCTACCATCTGTTATTACAACTAAAGAAACTCTATGCATGGGGTAACCCCACTAAAGGAGCTGGATCATTTATTAATGATCCAGTATTGCCAGTGACTAATATATTTTTATGGAAATAATCTTCCAATCCTTTAGTTCCATAAGCTTCATAAATTTTAAAGTGCTCTGCCCAAGCTGCCCCATTGTATAAGTCAGCACCTGGACCTAAAGCTCTGCACGATTCATAAGCGTTTAATATTTTTCTCATGAAATGATCAAGTGATCTCCATTGAAAGTGTCTAATTTGGACAGTCTGTGGACCAAAGACAATTTTGTCATCACCATAATCATCTATAGCAACTTTAGCACCAGCATTGAAACCAGCACCGTTGTAATTAACTAAATGGTTCCCATTAGAAATCGAAACAAATCTATCTGATGGTCTAAATCTAAACGCACTTTTATGATTAGTCGGTAGGTTCCATTTCCAAACCATGGAATGGAATGGGGATTCACCAATGGGATCAAATTCTGTTATAGAATGGTTTGTATATAGAGTTCTATACACATCATAATTTTGATTGTCAAGATCTATAAAAGCTTGCTTTAAAGAACTATTTGGGGAATACCAAATCTCATCTATATCAAATGGGATAATCCATTGCGCCCCATTTTTTCTAGCCATTTCTCCTAGCGTAGTCATCTTCTGAGACTGAGTATATGCCAATACATTGTCTTCTAAAAGAATTACTTCTATATTTGGATAAGCTTTATTTATTTTTTCTTTGGCGGCTTCCATTTTATCTAAGGTATTATCTTTAGATAAATTATTTGCGACAATTAAACCATCAATTCCATTTGCTGCCAAATGGCACATAGTGTGCTCAATAATGTCACCCTCATCTTTAGCCATAGCTATGGCCCATAGGTTAATTGTCATATTAATTTTGTTCCTCCGTCTGGATTTAAATTATTGGCCATATTCCATTGAACAGATTTTTCTCTATAGACTTTAGCTTGAAGAGGCTGTACATAATTAATTGGATAAAATATGAATCCATTTTTTTCAAGTCTATCAAAAAAACCTGCGTCTGCTCCACTCCACCACCAAGGACTATCATCCCAACCACCAACTACATCGAAAGACTTTCTTGTAGTCATAACTTGATTGTGATCAAGCTTATCCGCTCCTCTAACAAGAGGGGTACCAAAAAAACGAACACCCACACCAGGTGCACCTCCACCATCTATATTTCCATCAATATCTCTGATGTGTTGCGCACAAAAACAAACATCGTAGGAGTATTTTTCAGCCGTTTCTACAAGCTTTTCCAGCATCTCGGGGTAGTAGTAGTCGTCATCAGCTAAGTAGCAAATATACTTACCACCTGAGTATTCTTTAACGGCCTTGTTTATTTGTGTAGCATAGCGCGCTGTCTTTAAGCGGTCTTCATCTTTAACAAAAGAATTAAAAAACTTTACATTTTTAATGTCCTGATACTTCGCAATAACTTCAAATACTTTAACATTATCTGAGTTGTCATCTGCAATAATTAATTCATAATTATCATATGTTTGAGATAAAACAGATTTAATTGCCTTTTCTAAAAAGGCAGGCTTATTATAACTTGTTAGAATAACAGAAACTTTTGGGTTCATTGGTTAACCATATCTTTTAGTTCTACATTAATAATATTATTATACATCAAAAAATCTTTTGGTGGCAAAGTTTTACGCACTAGTAATCTTTGCAGCCACCTATCTGTTCCATCATATCTTGCCTTAAATGGTTTTCTACCATGAACAGCCTTATGATTATTGATTAGTAAAAGATCTCCAGTTTTTAAAATTACTTCTTTTGTTGCAAAAGAAATTGCTTTTCTCAAAAAAGATAAAGCTTCAGCCGCATCTTCATTTGTGGGTCTTATGACAGTTTCGTCATATATAAAAGATAAACCATCTATTTCGTCTTCCTTAATAATTGAAACAGGTATTTCAATATCTTCTTCGCCATTAGTTCTAAAACTAATGTCAACTCCAGTTACAAACCAATTTTGTTTTAGTACATCTATATATTTTTGCGGGATGTGCGTTAGGATATCATCAATTTTTGCGTAGGTTGTGGCTGCATTTGGGTCACCCCTTAAGCATAAAAGAAGTATATAGTCAGGCTTATAAGGATGGAAAGCTGTTTCCGTATGAAGGCCAAGTGTTACTTTGGATGAAGTGGATATTTGCTCAAGTTCTGTTTTATAAACAGGAAGAATATTTTGTATTAAAGATCCATTTTGTTCTTGGATATAACCAACAGGAGTTCCATAGTCTTGTCCATGCTCAACCAAAAGCTCCGCTATATGTGGTAGATAAGCAGATGGATCATTTGGACTAGATGGAGTTGGTGGAACATCTCCTAAAAAAATATTCTTTCTAATATAGACCGAACTCATGACATTAAAACCTTAAGAATCAGGAAGTGAAGTTTTTGTAAATCGTTTGGAAGCACACTGAAAACATATTCTTTTTCAAGAGTTTTTATCGTCAAACAATATACATCAACAAGTTGACCATCGGAAGTAATTGATGCGGTTTTTCCTGATATAACTACATCAGTAATCATTGGCATAAAGCCATCAAATGGACCACCCGTTTGCATTAGATAATTATATCACATCACTTCATTGTAAAATGGTTTTGATTTTCCGATCTCTATTTTATTAAAAATTCTGCTACCCAAACTAAAACCGCCCATCAAACAGTGGGCTGTACAACGGTTATCCCATATAACCAAATCGTCCTTTTTCCAGTCTAACATAAAAATATTATTGTGATCTTCAAATAGTTTAAATAAAACTTCGTTATACTTAGACCATTTATCTTGGTCTTTTCCAAGAGTAGTGAGACCAGGGTAAAAAATAGAAGTTTTACCAGTTTGTGGATGAGTTCTTAACGCAGGGTGGTAAATGTTTTCTGATTCTTCTCTGTAGAGAGGATCATTTATATCATCTGCGTTCCATTGTTTTTTAACTTTTACACTTTTTACAAAAGAAAGAGTTTCTTCATCTAGCAATGTGTAAATTTTTTCTAAATCAACCCATCTAGTTTGACCGCCAGTGACATCATCTAAATGATACATATGGATACAGTCAATATCTACTGGCTCTTGTAGCCAACTATCATCGGTATGCCATCTAGCAAAATGATCACCTTCACCTGGCATTGGTTGTGCGTTTCTTGAAAAGAGATCAAACAACGGAGCATGGTCTACGTCTTTAAGAATTCGCAAGTGATTACTTGATGGGTATAAATGTTCCATCAATTTAATTTGATCTTCTAAGGATGTTTTTATATTTCTAAAAACTAAAACCTTGTGTTCTAGAAGATGTTGGCGAACTCTATCAGGATTATCCCAGATATCTTGGTATGACGTATTTGTATAGTAAGTGCCAAAATCGCTCATGTAAAAAGTATACCACTATTTCTTTTTTGATCCTTTTTTAAAGGTAGAAATATTTTTTGGAGCTTGTCCTTTTACGCCCTTTTTTGCTGCACCCTGTGCTCTTTTTCTTTGCACTGCGCTTTTTCTTTGTGATGATGACATTGAGTTAGCTTTTGCAACTGGCACACATTTAGCGTATCCTGAACCACCTGCTCCAGATGTTCCACACGGCTGCCATTTTCCCTTTTTTTTAGGCGCACCAATGTTGACCCACTTTTGATCAAACCACTTGGTTAAGCCAACACCTTTTGGACCAGGCATAGAGTTTTATTACTTTTTTCTTTTAGCTTTTTTTGTGGAAACTGTTTTCCAAGTTCCACCCATAGCTTTATATTTTTTTGCAGCCCATGCATTTGCATAAGCGGATGGATAAACATCAAACTTTGCTTTAGCTTGTGACTTAGCCGAAGACCACAGAGCTGGTTTTGTGGGTTTGTTTACTTTAGCCATAATTAAACCAACTTTATAATTAAGTAAATTTCCACAGCGTGGAGACCAAGATACAAAGCATTCATCAACCAAGCACGAACGGCATATTTGTTTATATGGTAGTGGGCATCGTGTGGATTTGGGCCCTCTGGACCGTTGTGGTGATGTGACTCACAACAGTGTTCACGGTTATCGTGGCATGGTTCGCCGTTTGGCTTATGATGTTCGTGATTATTGCAATGCATTATTTGCTCTTCCTCTTTTTGCTAATTTTTCTAAGCGTTTTTGCAAGGTTAGCTTGGCGGACTGTTGTTGCACTATACTTGCTAGGATTCTTTGTAACTGCAGCAGCCATTGCTGCTACTGATTTGTTAGCCTTTTTTGCCTTAGCAGTAAAAGCCCCAGGTCTTTTAATTGCTTTTTGAATCCATTTCTTATCTTTTTTTGCTGCCATTTGCTATTTCCTTTTTCTTTGTATTAGTTTTCTTTTTAATAAAATCAAAAGAAGCTACAGCATGATCATTGATGTGATCATCAATTTTATATTCTATTCTAGTTAAATGATCTCTAACATAACCATGATCTTCTTTATTTTCTCTTCTACTTTTTTCTAAAAGAGTAACAAGAATAGCACCGACAACGCCAATGAGAGCAACAGTAATCTGCTCCATGGCACTATGCTTTAATTCCCAAGAGTTCCATGACCTTAGGCCCAGGAACAGAATCTGCTGGCAATTTGTTAGCTACCTTAAAAGCTTTAATTGCTTCTTTGGTTGCTGCGTCCATTTCTCCGTTAATTGGACCAGCATAAATCCCTTTTTTCTTTAGTGCTTCTTGAATTGATTTTGTTTTTGCGTTTCCGCCAGCAGGTGTATTATTTAGATTTGCAACACCAGCTTCTGGTTTTTTGACACCATTTCTTTCCATCCATGCAGCAACTGCTGGTGGTGGGTTGTCTCCACATACATAGCGTATGTGCCAAGGCTCTTCGGGAACTACTTCCCATGACCAACCAAAATCTTTTACGTTTGCAATGAGCCAGTTAATGCGCTTTGGTTCAGCAGCATTGGCAATGTCAACTGCAATTCCGCAAGTTGTGCTGTGATGAACCAGGAGCTGCCAAAGGCGCCATGCCCTTTTTTAGATACCATTTCTTGCCTTCAAATGTACGAGTACTTTGACCAGCAATTTCTTCAAGCTGATAGCGCTGCCTAAAGCCAGCAAGTTGTGATTCATAGGTTCTATAAGTATCACCAGCAGAAGTTGGCTTGAGCTCAACTCCATCTGCTTTTGCCTTCTCATCCATGGCGCAATAAGCCGCTGCAGCTAGCCAATGAAGCTTGCCACCACCCTCTATACCAACCAACAGATTAGCTGGAAGCTTACCAGGTGTAACACCTTTTAGGTCAGCTGGTAGTTTTACGGGAACAATATAGTCCCAAGCAACTTTGCCCATGATACTTTCTCCTATTATTTTTTCTTAGATCTTTTTTTTCTTTTACTTGCGACAGAAAGAGCTATAGCTATAGCCTGCTTTCTACTCTTGACTACTGGACCTTTTTTGCCAGAATGAAGAGCCCCTTTTCCATACTCATCCATTACTTTAGTAACTTTTTTTTGAAAAAGGGACTTCTTCTTAGCCATAATTATTACTTCTTTTTCTTCTTCTTAGCAATAGCTGCTTGAATAAAAGGTGGTAATTTCTTTTGAGCTGGTGTAAGGCCACTCGTGCTAGCTGCTGCCTTCTTTGCAGGAGCCTTTTTCTTTGCCATTTTTTTGGAAGCCATGATTACATCATCTTCTTTTTTGAATAGCCGCCCATTTTCTTTTTGCTGCCCATCTTCTTTGAGCTGCTCATTTTCTTTGATGACATCTTTTTACCAGCCATCATCTTATCTTTTTTCATCATTGCCATTATTTTTCATCCTTTTTTTTGGAAGTTGTTTTTGTTTTAGCATTTGCTTTCTTTTTTGCTGGTGGTTTTTTTTCTGTGTCCACTACATTATTTACATACTTAGACATATTTACTCCTAACTACCATTTGACTCTATTGGCCCAGTAGGCAGCCGACATCACGCCTTTTTTGATGTTACTTGCATGACGTGCTTTGAATGATTCACGACGCTTCCTGTACGAAGCAGACTCACCTTTTTTCTTTGGTGAACCACTTACCCCTTGTTGGCCAAAACGAATTAATTTAGTCTTAGATCCGCGACTTAGCTAGTACAGCGTGAGACTTTTTAGGATGATTTGGAGTACGCTTAGGCTTATTATAGCCAGCAAAAGTTTCTGAGCCTTTTTTAATGACCATTACTTTTTCCTTTTTATTTTTTTAGATTTAGTTTTCTTTTTCTTTGCAGGAAGTTCTATCCCATACATAGAATTATTAGTACCCATTCTTGGACCACTAATATAGATTTTTTGTTTAAAGGCCACGTTTCTTTTCTCTCTTAGAATCCATAGCCTCTAAACAATCAAAAACTTTAAACCATAATTTCCAAAGAATATCTAAAAGACTAATTTTTCTTTTCATCTTTTTCCTTCTTTGGTTCTGGTTTTTTATTACCCTTAGAAACTTTTCTAAATTTGGCTAAAGCCATTACTTAGTAGTCTTCTTTGGTCTTCCTGGCTTTTTAGCTGAAGCAGCTTTCTTTGCTGCTGGCTTTTTAGCCTTAACTTCTTTTACTGCCTCATTAACTTCTTTTTTAACTGAAGCAACAATATCATCAGAAGCATTTTTGGCAACCTCTGCAATAACCTCAGCCTGTGCGGCAAGATCATCCACGATCTTAGCCTGTGCTTTGGCGATTGGGCTATTAGCATCAATCTTCTGAGCTGCAAACAATACTGACTTTATCTTTTGTGCTAACTTCTTAAACATTTTAACCTCTGTTTTATTTTAATTGGGACTATATTATACTTAGTAAATAGTAACTTTGCAAGCGGGAAAACTACCTACCCGTCTGCTGGGACTCTTTAATAAGAGTATATCTTTCCCCAGTTTCTTTAGAAACTAAAGAAAATCCGTATGCTGCAGCATTTTTAACTGCCTCTGAAAACGCTTCTTTATCTGAAAGACTTATGTTTTCAAGGGGAATCGTTATCCCAGCATATACGTCTACGTTTTCAAAGTTGCCAATATTGATCTTTCTGTTAACTCCACATATAAAAATTGGAGAACTGGACAGAGATATCTCTCCGGCCATATTTGAAACAACCTGATCTAAAGGTGATCCTACTGTTTCTTCTTGGGCATTTCGTGTAATTTTAGGCATTTGTTCCTTCTTTTATTTTGTTTATAGTCTCTATTGTTTTTGCGGTCTGTTGGTCTAAATCAAGCTCGTTTGTATTAATGATAGCAGAAGCTATGTTTTTAATATAATCTATCTGCTTTTCAGAAGAATGAGCCATTTCATCTTCATTCATAAGCTTACCATCACGTTTCATTAATCTCTGGTTTAAGACATCCTGTGTGGCATCAAAGCAGATCACGAAACCATTGGGTTGCTCCAAAATGCTTCTAGCCTCATTTAAATATCTAACATCTGAAATTAAAACAACAACATTTTTATCTTCTAAATCATCCAAAGAACGCACAGCTTCTCTATGTATTTTCTTTGCTTTGTTAATAGCCCAAGAGGCAAAGCAATCGGGGTTGAAACCTCTACATAAGTCTCCTGCAGTTTGCAAGAACTTTCTTGGTTTAACACCTTCAGGCTCAATAGGCAGGCTGTTAATGTCATTAACTAAATTAACAAACTCAGGATAATCTGGGATAGTCCCTAGAGAAGACCCACCATACACATCATACAAAACATCGTGTAAAGCAAATAGTTTTCTAGAACTTTCTCTCAATCCTTTTGTATTCTTTTTAATTGAAGCCATTTCGTACAATGGTAGGGCATAAAATATGTGGTCCCATTTTGTATTGTCTTTAATGATTTCAATTGAACCTTTAGGGACTATGTGTTCAGCTACACTGGTTTTACCAGATCCAGCTTTCCCTGCTAAACCTATAATTATAGGGCTATTCTTTTTAATTTCGCTCATAGCTTCCAGTATAGCACTTGGATCAGATGTTTTCTTTTCTTATTTCTAGATTGTTCAAAAATTGATTCGCTAAGGCATCGGCTTCCGCTACAAGCAACCTTGGCACTTGAATCAATCTAAATCTATACTCAGATTTTATTTCTTCTATAGTCATCAGAAGAGGAACCAATGAAGGATGTTTGCAAATCCATTTTTGATTTACATGGTTTGCAACTACAGCAGAATCAGTATAAATGATTGGGTCAACAAATTCAGACATTGTACATATTAAAAGAGACGTAATTACAGCTTCGTATTCAGCTTCATTGTTAGTCCTTGCTCCAAGGCCTCTGGCAAATTCAACTACTTTTCTTTTATTTTTATACACAACTACAGCACATGCTGCTTCCCCGAATCTTTTTTGCCCCTGCCCTCTTGAAGCTCCGTCACAAAAAACTTCTATATTCAAATTAGGCCAGCTTAACGCCAAAAGGAATGCCTAGTTCCTTTGATCTATTTTTTATATTATTCTCTTGTAGCTTAGTTGAAGCTATATGTGTGGCGTGTAAAGAATATCTTTCCCCTTTATATTCTATCTGTGTTGGAAAATTTAAATCTTTTCTTTTTTGTGAAAAGAATTCATTAGCCGAATTAACAGCCTTGTAATGACCTATATACATAACTCTCCTCAGTATGGTGTAAAGTCTTTTTCAGAAAAGAAACCTTTTTCTTCTCTAGCAGATGCCACTTGCATAGCCTGCATTTTATCCATTAGTTTTCTAGCTGACTCAGATGAAATTCTTGCTGCTAACTCCATAGACTCTGCCAACTCAACAACTGCCTCTACCGCAGCTAGAGATGTATATTCAGAATCAGCTGCTGCTGCAGCTGCAGCTTCTCTCTCTGCCTCATTCTTGCCAATTCTATTAGCCTTATATACTCGTTTGTATTGTGCTTCTAGGAGCTTATGCTGTGATCTTGCAATGCCAGCAAATCTAGCAGCTCTCCCATAAACATTGGATGATCTTGCTACTAAAGAAGCTATATCATTGATACCTAAATCAACATAATTTGGGTCTGGAATTTCTACATAGTATTTATTTAGTTCTTCTTGAGAAGAAATCGCATTAATCAACTCCTGGAGTTGAGGTGTAACCATGTTAGATATTTTATCAAAAAAATCTTTTGTGTTAACAGAATAATTATTCATCGTCCTCGTCTACTTTATCATCCTTCTTAGAGAAATACGACTTCAATAATACCTTATATTCTTCCATTCCGTGGTTCATCTAGCATTATTTCTATTTTATCTCTTATTTTTGTTAGGTGCTCCCTAACTGTGTTAGGATGTTCTGTAATTTTTATTGCTATTTCAGAAGACCTTTTTCCATCTATATATCTCCACTTTAATAGCTGTCTTTCCTGCAAAGAAAGTTTACCAAATAAATCATTAACACCTTCACCTAGAACCCAAAATTCATTAACGTCGTTGTTGAATGGAGTATCAACTGTAGCATACTCCAGAGTGTCTACATATGCTCCTCCTTTAGCAGTGTCTTCTGTTTCTCCATCATTAAATAAATCATCTTGCGTCAAGAGCGGGAACGACTTTCTGCCAAGTTGATTTATCAACATTGTATCTACGTTCTTTTTAAGAAGGTACAAAAAATAACTATATAAAAAAGCGCTAAATGGTATTGGGCCCTTCTCTGAATCTTTCCTTTCATACCTTGTTATGCATTGAAAGAATGTGAGCCTGACCGTCTGTTGGACATCTTCTTCAGTACAGTATCTTTTAACCATGTATAAGATTCCATTTATGGATTCATTTACATGCTTGTAACCAGCTTGATTAAGCTTATTTTTCATTAGAGCATAACGCACAAAAGTATCTTTTACAAACAATGACATAAATCTTCTAATGTCATAGTCGCTAAAGCTATACTTGCCCACATGTAACATCGTTACATATTTTGTTAAAAAGTTATTAAAAACTTTTAGTAACTCTTCTTTAGCCTTACCAGAACCATTCTTTGCCTCCTGGATTAACCTTTGCATTTCCTCTTCTTCTAAATTATAATATTGCTCTTTGTAAGAAGCCATTACTTACCTTCCCAGTTTGAAATTTTTGCAGCGTACTCGTTGCGTATATCTTCGTAAAAAATTACCCTTGGTATCTCCAACTCAATTGCAAATCTAATAGCTTCCGCTGAATATTTGCTTATGACAAAAGTTAATTTTTCAAATTCAAGCGGATAATATTTCTTGAATCTTTTTAATTTTATTTTACTTTTATCATCTAAGTAACCTTTTATTTCAAGCCACTCTTTTGTTTTGGTTAGATAAAAATCTGGAGTGTAACCTTTGGTTCCCCTTTTTATTGGGAAAGTGAACACCTTTGGTTCAAACTCAAACTTGATTGAATAACCGATTCAAAATTCTAGCGAAGTTAGCTTCCCAGTTTGATCTCATATTCATGTCTAAATCTTCTCGATAACCAGACTTAGTATGCCTGTAAGCATTTCCCTTTTTTTGCGCAGAAGAATCCTTAGATGCTATAGTGGTGCTTGCTTTTTTGGAAAAGTTCGGAGTTTTTTTTGTAGATCTTTCCAAGAAAAAATCTTTTGGATTTGCGCCTGCTACCATAAATCTGCTATCCTTTGTGTGTCAAGTTAATACATTATACTTTATATTTTATAAAAAAACAAATATAAATTCAAACTTAAGGAGAAAAATATGACAACCGCAACCAGCATTTTCAACAGCATGCGCCAGAGCATCAACGAGTCAGTTATTGACGACTTGACAACTCTTGGTTTTGCTCACGAAGACGCAATCAAGGTAGTCGTTGATTCTGACGACTTTGATATCGTTGCTTCTGGCCTGGATAATCCAGTAGCCCAGTTTTAATTAGATACAATATATATATTAGATATGGCCCCTGGGTAACCAGGGGCTTTTTACTATCCCTGTTTAGATCTTTTTAATCTAGCTGCCCCAGTAGCGCAAGCACCTGACTTGGCGTGATCGCAGAAATAACATACTCTTTCATTCTTTGTAGGGGTAAAATTAAAGTCATTCATAATTAAATTAATTTTTTCAATAAGCATTTGCTTTACATTTTCTAAATCATCTTTAGAATACTCGTGACTTTTAATTCTTCCAGATCTTAGGTAATGCAAAGATGCTTTAATTTGCTTATCGGGAAAAGCTATTGAGGCAGCTAGTGCATAGATTCCAAGCTGCAAATTATTGTGCACATCTTTTTGTGCTACTTCACGTTTTCCAGTTTTGTAATCAACTATTTCAACTGTGTCGCCTACTACATCTACTCTGTCTATATAGCCTATCATTAAATAGTTTCCTAAAACAAAGTTAAATCCCATTTCTTTATCAAAAACATCAAAAGTTCTGCCATCATATATATCATAAAAGTCTTCTAAAATTTGAAGACCAGCTTGATTTAACTCTTCAGTTATTTCTGAGTTTGGATCTAAAGTGTTTTTATGATCTACAAAAGAAGACTTCATCTTATCTAGATCTAAAACATCAGTAGATGAGACATGATCCTCTAAAACGCCATGAACAATATTCCCGAAGAACCGCAGGAGCTGAAAACATTCTGGGTTCTCTTTTTATGTAGGAATAAAAATACTTCGATGGACACATTTCGTATGTGTCTATTCTTGAATAACTAAATTCAGATAATGTAATCCTTTGGAAGTCATCAACTTCCCTAATATCTTTTAATATCATTATTAATTTTCTTCTATTTCTGAAACTATGTTTCCTTGTTGATCAAATATCGTTCCGTTTTCATCCATGATATAACCAGTATGAATATTTTTATATTTACCTTCGCCTAGAGCAATCCATCCAGTGTTTCCATACTCCATGAAATCGTCTTCAAGTCTTGGCCAGTTCATTTGTCTCCTAGTTTACACTAATTACTGTATTATTTACAGTATCTAAATTGTAATAGTAGCTTAACAAACCGAATAGGTCACGTAACTCAGGCTCACTAGCATAAAAACCTGCAATGCCAGATTGAATAAAAAAATTACTTTTACCATTGTCTGTTTGATATTCTATCAAAACAGTGTTATTGACAGCCATTCTGCCTATCTCTGATTTAGACATATTAATCTTCATCTACTATTGTTATAGGGTTCCAATTTGGGTCATTCATTTTTTCTCTCATATCTTTTACATATGAGTCCCAGTCTCTTTCATCCTCACTCTGCTTAAGATACTTTACCTTGCCAGCAAAAGGATTAGATTTAAATCTAGTCATAATCAACTTACCCTCTTGGGTTCTCCAACGCAGAACTCCGTTTTTGCAGTCGCAATAATCTTCTGGATGCGCATCTATAGACCCATTTGGATCATATCTACCACTGCATTTATTGCATTTAGTGTATCTTCCCTTATCTTGGCATCGGTTACACGACGAACAAAAAACCCAGCAGTCTTTTGTTGAGGGGTTCTTATAAAAATTTCCAGTTGTCATCACTGCTCCATTAAAACTTTTTCTAACTTTTCTTTTACAACTACAGATGTTTTTTTATTAAACTTAAAGGTGATTATTTTGCTTCCATCTTTATAAGAAAGGAATACATAAGAACCACCATCTTTTGACTTAATTATATCATACAATTTATTTAAAGTTTTTTCGCTAATCTGAGAATCAATTTCTAAATAAATAGGAGTGCCACCAGAAAAATTAGATAGATCTAACTTTTCACATGAATTTAAAAGTATTTTTGATATAACATTTTCTTCATCTCCATCTTTAGAGACTGAACCAGTCAATGTTAATACGTCACCATTTTGGAAAAAATCATCTTGATAGTTCTTTGCCTCACGGGGGAAAACAATTATTTCAATGTCTGAAGATATGTCTTGCAAGTTAAACTTAAACATCTTTGCTCCCTTCTTGGTAATCATTTTCTTCGCTCCTGAAACAATCCCAGCTATAGTTACGCGTGAGCCAGCAGGAAGATCAGCTATATCTATGATTTCATAGCTAACTTGCTTGCTAAGAAGATCCCAAACTCCATCTACTGGATTTTTTGAAACATAAATACCAAGTTCTTCTTTTTCTTTTTCTAGAATTTTTAATTCTGTTTGTCTACCGAAGTCTTGGTCAAGTGCTTCATCTATCAATTCATCTAATGCTCCTGCATTAGCTAAATGTTCTAGTGTTGATTTTTTTAACACTGATGGGTTTGTTCTTCTAAAGAAATCATACATACTAACATACGGGTTTTTAACATCTCTAGAAGAGAGAATAGCTTCAGAAACTGCATAACCTATCCCATTGATAGCAGAAAGACCAAAGATAATTGTCTCATTATCTATCACAGCAAAATCTTCAACTGACTTATTTATTGAAGGGCTTAGAACCTCAAGGCCAAGTTTTCTACAGTCAGCCAAATATAATGCTAGCTTATCTTTATTGCCAGTAACAGATGACAACAAAGCCGCCATATACTCTGCAGTATAATTTGTTTTTAAGTATGCTGTTATGTATGAAATCATCGCATAACTTGCAGCGTGAGCTCTATTGAAACCATAGCCACCAAAGTATTCAATATCTGAATAAATTTTATTAGCTTTTTCTTCTGACAAATTAGATTTTTTAATGCAGCCTTTAACAAACTTATCTCTGAAAAGAGCAATTTTATCCATCAGCTTTTTGCCAATTACTTTACGTAGATCATCAGCTTCCGCAGAACTAAAGCCAGCAAGTTCTCTGGCGACACCAAGTACGTCTTCCTGGTAAAGCATGATGCCTAGTGATGGGCCTAGAACTTTTTCTAGATTTGGATGGTCATATTCAATACTAGTGCGCGCATGCTTTCTAGATATGTAAAGCTTATCCATACCAGATCCCATAGGACCAGGTCTGTAAAGTGATATAAGAGCCATTATATCTTCTACTGTTTGAGGTTGAAGCTGAACCATAAGTTCACGCATGCCAGTTGACTCAAGCTGGAAAACGCCTATCGCATTCCCTCTACAAAGCTCGTTAAATGTTTTATAATCATTTAATGGTATCTCATCAACATCTATGTGTACGCCTCTTGTCTTTTGCACAAGTTTAATACAGTAGTCTATGACTCCAAGGTTTCTTAACCCAAGAAAGTCAATTTTTAATAGTCCACATTGTTCTACTCTTCCCATGTCCCACTGAGTAATAACAGGGTTGTCTACTCCTTTTTGCATGATGGGAAGATATTCTGTTAATGGATCTCTAGAAATAACTACACCAGCTGCATGCATTCCAGTTTGTCTTATCAAGCCTTCTAGGCCAAAGGCTGCATCAACTATCTGCTTAGCGTCTTCGTCTTTTTCGTATAGCTCAGAAAAATCTTTAACTTCCATGCATTCAGAAAGGGTTTTTGAAACTCCAAGCACTGGTGCTGGGACAAGCTTTGCTACCTTATCACCACCAGCAAAATCATAGGCTAAAGCTCTAGCTGCGTCTCTAATAGATTGTCGTGCACCAGTTTTATTAAAAGTACATATATGTGCTACTCGGTCATCTCCGTATTTGTTTCTAGCATAATCAATTACTTTATCTCTATGTCTATCATCAAAGTCTAAGTCAATATCCGGCATTGACTTTCTTCCTTCAACCAAGAATCTTTCAAACAGCAAACCAAATTTTAATGGATCTAAATTTGTAATTCCTAAAGCGTAAGATAAAATACTTCCAGCTGCAGAACCTCTTCCCCAGCCTACTCTAATATCATTTGCTTTTGCCCATTGAACTAAATCAGAAACAACTAAGAAATATTCTGGATAACCCATTTCCTTAACTACGCGAAGTTCGTGATTAGCGCGTGCTAAAACTTCTTCTGGAAGAGGATCCCCATACTTTTTCTTAAGACCTTCCCAAGCTAACTCATCAAGATAGTCATCTGTTTTTTTATTTTCTGGAAGTGGAAAATGAGGAAAGTATAGTTCACCAAACTTTAAGTTAACATTAACCATGTCTGCAATGTGCATTGTGTTTTTTAACCATTCCTCTGAAAACACTTCAGCCATCTCATCATATGATTTTAAATAAAAATTGTCTCCGCTAAATGAAAAACGGTTTTCTGTATTTATATTTGAGTTAGTTGATACACACAACATAATATCGTGAGCTCGTGCATCTTCTTTATGCACGTAGTGACAGTCGCCTGTTGGTATTATCTTTGCGCCAATTGTATTAGCTATTTTTATTAAGTCAGATGTAATTTTTAATTGCTCACTTAATCCATGATTTTGTATTTCTATAAAATAATTTTCTTTACCTAAAATGTCCTGCATTTTTGCGGCAGTTGTGAGAGCAAAATTATAATCTCCTCTTAATAACGCCTGAGCTATCTCCCCATTGAGGCACCCAGAAAGCACTATAAGACCATCAGCGTGCTCTGCTATGAGTTCGTGGTCTATTCTAGGCTTAACATAATATCCATCTAAATATGACCTAGAAGATAGTTTTATTAAGTTGTGATAACCAGTATTGTTTTTAGCTAGTATTGTTAAATGATATGGGCCTCTTTGTTCCCACTCATTTTTTGCTGGACCTGATCTTTCTTCCTCATCTCTATCAAATCTAGATTTTCTAGCTTGATAAAACTCAGAACCAAGTATTGGTTTCACTCCACAAGCTGTGCCTGCATCATAAAAGTCTAACCATGAGTGTATGTTTCCATGGTCAGTACTAGCAAGACCGACCATCCCAAGTGACTTGGCTTTAGAAAAATATTCTTCTACTTTACCATGACCATCTAACATTGAAAAGACAGTATGGTTATGTAGGTTGGTCCAATTTTTCAATTTATCCCTCTCTCCCTATCAGAGTTACCAAGTGATTGATCTCTTGTTTCTCTATAGGTTATAATTACAATTCCTCCACAAAACTTACAAGGAACAGCTATACCAGCTTGAGCAAACGCGCTATTTTCCATGTAGCCCATTGGCTGATCTGATTTACACTCAGAGCAGACGCCAATTACATCATCTGGATTTCTTATTGCCATTATTTTCCTCTTTCTTTATATTTTTATAGGCGTATCTAATTGGTGATGGTGAAGACTTTTCTGTAGTTTCAACATATTTGTTTCCAATTTGAGCCCATTTATTTTTTCTTTCTAGTTTACATTCTCCACAGCCAACACCGACTGCATTTGCTCTATCACAAGTAAATGGTCTACCGCCAGTTCCCATCTGTCTTCTTTTAACCCAATCATTTATGTGTGCAGAAGATTTATCAAATGAGTAATCAGAGCAGTTGCTGAGTATTTCATGCAGAAACTTTATCGAATCTTCAGTATAAGTTAGTATTGAACACAAAAACAATCTAGCTTCGTGTTCCAAAAAATGCTGTTCTTCAGCTTGTTTTTTTAGTCTTGCAACAGCAGAGCAACCGTGAAGAAGGGCGTCTCTATCAAAAACTTTATGGGTTTCTTTTAAGTCTTTAAAAGCTTTTGAACCAAACTTATTAAAATAGTCTAGAGGATTGTCTTTTCTTTTTTCATCTTCTTCCATTTCATAAATGTTTTCTCGATACCATTCATTAGCTGAGTAAGCAAAGCTTTGTTCAGCTACATCAATAGGCTGCAAAGTAGAAGAGTAATTCACTATTGTTTCTTGATCAGAATATAAGATTGAATCATTACCAAGTGGATTTAAAAGAGTTTTATATAGACCAGTACTTTGGTGCTTAGACCCAGGTAAACGCCACATTCTTCTTAGATCATATACGCTAAAATCAAGACTAACTAATTCAAGATCTTTCTTTAATTTTGTTGCGATATATCTAAATACTTTAGGTAGTGTATTGCTAGGGTTAATGCCTAAGGCAACAGGTTCACATTCTATATGGAAGCCTTTTTTGCCAGTAAAATACACTAAAATAGATTGCTTTGGGATTCGTTTTGCAAGATATTCGTATAACTTAACACACTCTTGCATAGCTACACTAAAGTCTGCGTGATCCAGGTCAAAGTAAAGTGGTCCGAAGACGTGTAGCTTTTTCTAGATCTTCTGAGTTATAGGCAAATACAGAAGTGTATATACCATTGTTATTATTTTTTTCTGAATACTCTTTGATATCTTTAAACTCAATGATTTTATTCTTCTCTCTTATAACCCTACCAAGAGAGGGAACGTATCTTGCGACTTCATAATATTTCCATTCAGAAAGAAATTTACTATCTAAGTTAATTTTCATAATACTTTTGTTTTACCGAGTGTTTTGGTTGATATTTATTAGTGTATTTTTTTTATTCAAAAAAGATTCTGAATGAGTTCTATAATATATAGATTCTTCTATAAAGTAATCTAATCTTTTTAAGAGAGTAAATCTTTTTAGGATTATATTGTTATCATTCGTCATAATTTTTCCATCTAGATTCTACCACATTGTCGACCTCAACAATATGATGGAGCTTAGACGAAATATTGTCTGCCATGTGCACTATCATATCCATAAATGTAATTGGAGTAGTTTCGGGGACTGGTGACCATGGGCCTAAATGACATCTTACCAAACGCAGAATTGATTGAACTACATCTTCTGACAAAAACAATGTTGAAGACTGCACTTCTGAAGCATAATTTTTGTCATCTTCTTGACATCTTCGGACAAAAAGGCCTACTGTGTATGGGTGCATTGGATCATACTTGTATGCATTAGATGTTTCATCCTTTACACCTTTAGTAACATCATGCAAAAGCATTGCTGCGATAACTATGTCAATATCTTCTTGCGGGAGGGAGTATGAATCGCACATAATTCTTGCAATTTTTACTGCTCTCTTTGTATGAAGGACATTGCCCCCCTCTCCATGCTCGTCTTTTGGATGATATTTGCCAGAAAAACTAGATGGTATTTGCCAAAATCCATCAGCTCTATACAATATAGATCTTACAAAAGATCTAATTCCTTCATCAATTATTAAATTGATTTCTTCAAGAAGAGGTTCTAATATTTTATCCTCATCTTTTAAAGAAGTTGTTTGAATTTTATCTGATAAAAGATCATCAAGAACATTATTGGAATTATTTTTTGACATTTTTTTGCTCCTTTTTTTCCCATGCAACCCACTTAGAGCATGGCTTATCGAATGGGCATGACTTGCAATATGAGGTTAGCCCTCTTCTTGAAGGAAATGTTTTTTCCTCGTACAAAGAATTGCACCAGTATTTTAAAGCTTCGATGTCTGCATTTTCTACTGAAAATTCTATAAAATCTGATTTTTGATTCATTAAATCAACATAACCAAAACTAGTTATATTCTTTTTGTCACAGAACTTATTCATAAAGCCAACGTTCATTACCGCAAAATCAAAAATATAACTGTCTTCATACTTTAGCTTGTGATTAAACACCCATTTAACAACATATATTTTTTTATTTTTTGAATAAATTAAATCAAACTTATCTTTAATTGCTACATCATCAGTTATTGGTGCGATATATTCTTCATCAATACCAATAGGTATAATATCTTGATCTCCAAAGTTTTCTATAAGATCTAATAAAACAAATGCTGCTTTGCTTGTCAAGCTAGCTGTATTCCCATACAAGGTTTCGTGCTGCTCATAAACAATATCAAATGAAGATGTCTCTTTAGGAAACCATAACTTTTCCCATCTATTCAAAAGTGAGGCGTACGATGGAGTCACACCTGCTTGTTTTTTATAAAAGAAATAATGAACAATACTTTTTAATGTTGATTCAAACTTTGCAGACAGCAGTTGTCTTCCACCAATTGTTTCAGCCAGCTTTTCTCTGTGTCTAAAATCGTAAAGTCTTTCACATGTTTGAAAATCTTTTAATTGTTGTGTTGTTATGTGTAACATAGTGCCCTTACAATATATTGATACTAGACATGAGTTCTTCCATGTCTTCTGAGTTAACTATTTTAGCGTATGATTCTGCTGTTATCGGTTCATATTCAACATATTTTTTATGCTGATCTATGTACTTAACTAGAGGAGAATTGTACACATATGTAGATCCAGTTATTCTATTTTTTGGGATCTGCAGTTGCATTATATTCTCATCTTCTGAATCATCTCCACTTATTAATTTTTTTTCTGTAATAAATATTGTGACAGCACACTTTTGCTGGATAGAAAGAGAGCCGCCAGTATCAGACTGCTGAACTACTTCTCTTCTTTCTTTCATTCTGTTTGCGTTTTCTTGAGCTGTGATAATTAAGACGCAACTCATATCTCTAGCAAGCTTCTCTAGTCTAACCATCATCTCTTCAAACTCACCCCAACGTGGCTTACCTTTTCCTGAAGATCTAGTGAACATGGATTGGATTGTGTCAATCACAATAACGTCTGGGATTAGTTCCGAATGACCCATAATGCTTCGTAGCCACTTTTCAAGGTCCTCAAAATATGGAGTATCTGGGTCATGTCTAACCATGAATCTGTCGCCCCACTGGTTTAGCTTTTCTTGGAACTTATTTAAGTTGTCTTCTTTTTCTTTATCAGACCAATTTGATGCTTCTGCATATACGTTCTTCTCTATTATCTGAGTCATAAGAACTCTTTCCCAGTGAGGAACTGCTTCCTCAAAGTTTACGTATAATACTCTATAACCAGTATCTGCCCAATTGTTAACTAAGCATTTGGCAAAAGTGCTTTTGCCTTTTCCAGAAGGAGCAATAATCGCATGAACTGCGCCCCTAAAGAAACCTCCCTCGTCCGTATACCCCATTGCTCTATTCAAAGATTTGTATTGGGTTGGAAGAAAACTTGGTATATCCAAAAGAGACTCTGCTCTTTTCGCTATATCTTCTGCTGTAGTAACGCTATCTAAAGGGTTAAAATTTAATTCATTTTCTAAGTTTTTAATTTCTGTTGTTATCTCAGAAATTCTAGCTATTTCTTTAGCTGTCTTTTCCCCTTTTTGAGTTAAAATAAACTCTAGTTCCTGGAGAATATTAAGCTGCTTTTGTTTGTTGGCTCTATGTTTAATTACCTGAGTTACAGACTCATGATCTGATATCTTTATATTTAAAAGAATATCTATCATGGTGTCAACACCTATTGCACCACCAAGACCTGAATGTATATCTGTTTCTGATTCAAGCCAAGACTTAAAAGCAACCGGATCAACTAAGTCTAGTTTAGTAACATGATGATAAGCTAAAAGTGCTTTGTAAAATTCATTTATTCCAATTTGGTTATTTATTGTGCCAACGATATCTTCAGGCAGTTGCGCGTCAAAGTACGCAATCGAGCCAGGGTTTCTAAGAGAAAGGGCAAAAACCTGGTATTCAATTGGATACTGAGGAGTCTCAGTCTTTACTTCTTCTTCCATTTTTTCTTTGCTCTTTCATCTGCTTATAATATTTTTTATTGCGTTCTGATCTTATCTCTTTTGCTTTTTGATACATCTGATTTTGTTTTACACTTGGTTTTTTTATTTTTTTAACTACAGATTTATCATCGGCTGTACTTTTTATGGCGTCTAATATTCTAGCATAGACATTCTCTTCTGATATGTTGTCATTATATCTAAATACGACAAGTACAATTCCTTGTTCTGCACAAAGAACGGCTTTTTTGTCATCTCTCTTTTGTGCTTCAATAAACTCATCTTTAGAATCAAAAAATAATGGGCTATATTTGAAATGCTGTATGCCATGAAACTCAAGAGCAAGTTTGTAGGAAGGGCAATATACGTCTAATTTTAACCTATCTCCGATATGATATTCATTAACTATTTTTTGACCTGGTAATAGTTTTTTAGCAACGCTAGTTAAGACTGTTTGCCCCTTTGACATCTTTCTTCTGTGATCTTTTACCCAGTAAAGACCAAGTTTTTTAAGCATGGAGTTAAGCTCATTTAATGTCAACTCCATACTCTGGGCAATTGCAGAGAAAGATTTATCTGTCTCAAATAAAAGATGAGTCAGATACTGTTTGTCTGTAAGTTCGTCTTTTTTATTTCTTTGAATCATTAGTCTTGACCAACGATCTAGCAGCGTTTAAAGTTCTACCAAGGTCAAGGATTGACATATTTGATTCTGCCCAAATTTTGGGTGCAATTGCCGAACTTAGCATTGGGCAGTCAAGTATAACTATCTCTGCACCATTTCTATTAGAAAGTACTTCTTTAGTTATGCTATCTACTTTTGAATAAAAGTCATTGTATGGCACCTGTATAAAGGTTGAATCTGTGGAAAAGTATTTTCCTATGTATGATTCATTTTGGAATGAAACAACAACTGCTTTAGTATATTTAAAATACCACGAAGCGAAAGTTTTGAATACATCATAGTTATTATTAATGTAGTATTCTAAAAAACCTGGGTCATAAAAATTACTTGCGTTAATACCCAATTCTTTAAATCTCTCAAGAGAAGAATTAACTAAATCGTTTTGAGCTGCTCTGACAAACAGTTCATCTTGATTTTGCAATCCATCAAGAATACATTTCGTGAAATGCTTCGGTGGTTTTTTGTCACCCTTTACTTCACCTATTGCTGAAAAAATCGCAGATCTTGTGTATGTCACAAAAGCAAATCTTTGTTTGTTTTCTAGAAGAAGAGAAACTTTTTTGATTGTGTCTGGTGCATTATATGTTTTCATATTCCGAAATTTCCCCAGTTAATTAGTGTTGGATTAGGATCGATAATTGATTGGATATGGTTTAAGTTGTGAAACTCGCCCTTGTCTAAATTCATGTATCTCATATACTTATTTTGCTTGTCGTCATCGTAAGTATATCCTAAGTGCTGCATGATTAAGCCAGAGTGGAGCCAATAATTTTTTCTTCTAATGTCTTCAACTACATATGTAGGTTCAGAACCACAAGCTAACTTGCGATCTAAAAACTTACCATCAGGTTTAAATCTAAAGATTCTTGAGCTATTATTGGGTGCCCATAGTTTATCAACTCTATATTGTGATTCATTCCACATATGATAAAAACGCACATTTACTACATCATATGGTGATTTATCTAAAACTGTTTTAATATTACTATTATTAATATCTTCAACGTTGTACAGCTTTTCATCACAGTCTATTGCGATAATCCAATCGCCTTCACTTGCGTGATTTTCTAAATTGCGCCAAGCTTTTGCTCGTAGCAAACCTTCATTTGAAGAAAATAAAGGCTCTTCATTTGAGTAGACTTCCGCATACTTCTTAGCTATTTCAGCTGTGTCATCTGTTGAGCAGTCGTCTGTAAAAACTATTTTATCTACTTGGCTTTTAATTCTCTGAAGAACTGGCTCCAAAAATCTAGAAGACTCATTTCTTCCAACCATTTGTGCAATGATCATTTTTACTCCAATGTATAGAAAAGCCAGAGCTAGAAAAAAATCTAGCCCTGGCTAGTACTTATGCTGATAATTGATTGATTTGCTTGTGTGCCTGTACAGATGAAATACGTTCGATATCTGTTGACTTAAACAGAACCTCACCATTTACATTGCGACGACCCATGCTGATCTTCTCAGCATCTTGCTTATTCTTTGCCTTTACAAGAGTTGTTGTAACTACTGCAAAGTAATTGAACTTATTGTCGGACATTTTTTTTCCTTCCGTTATTTTTTTGATGGATATGTATTAGAGATATATTCTACAGCTTCTTCTAGTGTGTCTGCAACTTTTGTTGCAAGAAACTTCAGATAAATTCTGTGTTGTAGATTTTGATGAGCCCAAACAATAACAGGCTGATTGTTTAAATGAGCCCACGTCATTTCAAAGTCAGTTCCTATATAAGCCCTATATAATATCGTGTATTCTACCAGCAGGATATCACAGCTTTTTTGAAGGAAGAGATTCTTATCTACTATTTCTTTTGGTTCGCAGTCCTCTTCTTCTAAGGCATAGTCCATTGGATTAATGGCCTTAAAACCTCTTTGATCTAAAAGTAAAGTAGCTTCATCTCTCCAACTATACTTAAAATCAGAAGTAACATCTTCTATTGCACCTGATAAAAACACTCTTGTTTGCATTTTTTTCCTAATCGTCATCTTCTACGCCTCTGTCCCCACAAACCGGATCCTGAGGGATTGGCTTTGGACAATGGCATATGTAAGATCTTACTCCTATTATTATCATACTGGCCAATAATACTCTAAATCACTTGGTTCGTCAAAAAATTGAGAATAATATTGATAGTCTTTTCTCAAGAGGTTAGACCTATGGGACCTATGAAATTCATCAGCGCCGAACCAAGGTGGCATAACTACATCAAGTGCATCAAAAACTTCAAACTGCATGGTGTTTTTATATCCTCGCTTAACCCATTCAGCTATCGTATAGTTCTGATATAACTGGAGAGCAGCTTCATGCCCATCCCACATGCGTGTTACAGGATGGTTGCGCCAACCTTTTGACGGAGTACGGCCAAGAAGAATATTTAAAACTTGGAAAGTTTCTACTCGTTGCTTTCCAAGCCTACGATAATCTAATACCCGAACTGATTCTTGAAAATCTGGATATGGTAAAAACGTTTGCATTATGCCTTCTTGAATTCCTCAAAAGTTTTGTCACCTACACCAAAGTATTCTCTAGCTAATCCAGCCTTAACAATTTCTGTGTTCAAGCACTCCCCAGCTTCGTTCCATACTTTAGCAAGGATTCTACCATACTTTTCATTCTTATCTAAGATAGTTTCAATCTTTACCTTATTATTGGCTTTCTTAATCCATTGATCAGTAAACTCTTTTGCTGCGAGGCCCATCTTCTTTTCTTCAAGATTTGTGGTGCGGCTTTCCGGTGTATTAACTCCATAGAGTCTCACACTCTTTGGGCCAATGTGAACTTCAAAACCAAGATCTATATTGATCTTAAATGTATCTCCGTCTACTACCTTAACAACTTCTGCGTTGTACAAATAAACATTAAATTTGTCTGACATATTAATCTCTTTCTATTCCTATAGTGTCGCATGCGTTGCGAAATATTGATTGACTTACCTTGAACTGAGCATCAGCGTGGCTGTAGCCTTCTCCTGGCTTCGGAGAAGACGCATGCCAGCTATGACCAATAGAAACTGTTCCATCATACACTACATTGTAGCCACGATGACGTGCAAAATATGAGCACCAAGTTTCTTCATAGTAGTGAGGTGTTGGAAGGAATGCCCCTATTGCCTGAGGATACATCTTTCTGTACTCTTCGTCATTTGTAAGAGCCTCCCAAACTGATCTTCTAATAAAATATGCAGATCCGGAGACTGTAACGCACTCTACTCTGTCTCTATAGAGAATGTCTTCCGCATCGTATTCTCTCCAACCACGATGTTTTGGTGCTGTATTGGTCCCTACAATACCCGCGTGAGTTATTCTTCCGGATTCATCTCTTTGTTTTGGCCCAAGAATATGTATATCTGGATTCTGATCAAATATTTTTTGGACCTTCACAACATCTTCGCTAGTTAGCCACACATCAGCATTCAAAAGACAAATGATATCACTATCAGTATTTGCTGCCATAAGGTTGCACGCAGCCGAATAACCCACATTTTCATTCTTCCAAGCTTTATTTATAAAATACTTATCTTTAAAAGATTCTAACCATTTCCAAGAATCGTCAACAGAACCATTATCACAAATATTTAAAGTCCAAAGTTTTTTTGTATATTTAAGATCACCATGCAGCATATCCAACATGCGTTGCAGCATCGGTCTTGTGTTGTAATTAACAATACATAGGTCTATCATATCAAAGAGCTCTTTGCTATAGTAATTTCAAAACAGTCACTTGGGTTAAAGCCCATGTCAAGTAGTTCAAAAAAATCTTCTTTTGCGTTAGACAAATCGTCTATAAAAAACTCGCTCAATCTATTTAAATACTGTTGAGTATTTATTGTTTGTGATTTTATATTTTTATTATCTATAAACTTTTTTTGGTTTATTTTACCAGCAATAAAGCCAAGTATAAACAGAGAACTTATTACGAGCTTAGATTTACCATTCATCATTTTCACTATCTACTGGGGCAATAAAAGCATTTTCAATTGATAAATTTATAGCAGAAAATATTCTTGTATAGATATCTTTTTCTTTTTCTGTAATATTTCCGCGCAACATACTACCATATGTTTTTTGGATATGTAGAAGAATTTCTAGATCTTCTATTAAATAAGATTGGTTATTTTCAAGTTTAATTTGAACTTTCTTTTTCTGATGGGTTTTCTTACTCATTGCTTTTCTTCTCTTTTATTTCTGCTTTTAACACTTCTTCTTGTGGCACTTGGTGCACTGATATCTCTTCGCTATCTGGCTCATATGTTACAAACAAAATTCTTTTGTCCTCTAACTTACAACCTTCTGGTGGGGCTGATTCAAGTGCTATCTTTTTTGATGCTGATCCATAAACTTGACTAGAGTTTTTGTATACAACAATATAATTTAGTTTACCTGCTGCCATTACATCCCCAATAGTGCGTATAAAGAAACTGGATAAAGAGGTTTTACTAGCTCATGCACAGCTTTTGCATACTCTTGTATTTCTGCTTGGGAGTCCTCAGAAAGTCTCTGATTTAAGAAAAGAGCCACTGACTGAAGACTGCAAGACCATCTATATGAAAGATACATCCCGTACGCTGGCAAAAATAAACGAGCTTGTTCTGGTGCAATTCCATTATCTATAGCCATATTATAAAGTGATTCACACTTTTCCATTAGTTCTTTTAACTCTGTTGTAAGCACAGAACCTATCCACGGCCCAGCTAAACCAGCAGAACCTTGCTTCTTATCTTCAGCTGCAAGTCTCCATTGTTCAGCTGTTGGAAGATAGAACTCTGGCTCTTGTGTTATATATCTTCTTGACGATTCATTCCAGGAGTCCATTGTATGATCAGATCCTACTACGTACTTCCAGTGTTGACGAGCAACCATAAGCGGAGCATAAAATTCAAATGTAATAAACGCATGTCTGAATGGAGACATGTGATTTTCTCTAGCTAAAAAGCTTATTAGCTTTGCGTCGTTTTGTGAAAAGTTTTCTGACTCTTTTGCAAAGGATGCTCTAGCGGCATTGACGACTGATAGGTCACTGCCCATGTGATCTACCAGTCGGACATAGCCTTTATCAAGAACTGATATCTTATTCTCTGTTGTCATAATAGAGATTATATCATTTATTGTTGTGTATTGCTATCCTTTATAAATTTTATTTCACAAGAATCTGTTGTGCAATAACGCTCTCCAATAGCATCAGCTGCCATTCCAGCATACACTCCAGAGAGATCTATTGGAAACAAAGACATTGAAGCTGTTGTATATTCCTCTTCTGTAATTTGAGTGTACGGCATTTGCGGGTATGTGTCGTTTCCGCTTGGAAGAAACGATACAGTTTTTAACTGTCCATCATACATATGAAGAACTGTGCCAACATGCTGTGCTTCTGTATCTTTATTAAAAGATATTGTTACAGATACTGAATTATCTGACCAGTATCTTTGTGCCATGGCAGCTAATGACATTTTTTCAAATATTGTTACGTCACGTTCTGCTCTTGCAGCTTCTGATTTAATTGGGAAGTATACAACAGATGTTGTATCTGGTGATTCAGATGCTGGTTCAACTGTGTAATTAGCCATTCTAAACAAGGGAAGCATTGGATCATCGTTAGAGAATCTAATTGTTCTATTGAAGAACTTTCCACCTGGGGTCCAGTGGACTCCAGGAGACTCTCCAGCAAGTATTGACACAGTTCCAGATGGCTTTACAGTTGTCATTTTAATAGATTCACGAATACCTAGCCATTCTGAGTAAACGTTATCATATCTTTGTATTGTTTTGTAACCTTCGTCCATCCACTCACGAAGAGCTGGAACGCCGACACGATCAGCAAAGTTTGCCACACCAGACATAGAAGTGCCGATGCGTCGGTTTCTTTGCATGATTGCATTTGTTTCTTCCCAGTGTGTTGGGAGAAGAGTAACTGTTTTTGCATAGAGGTATGCAAACTTTAAGGTTCTCTTGTAGTCTTCTAGGCTTTCATGTCTGTTTAAATAAGTTTCTACTAGCGTGCAGCATTCAAAAGACTCTAATGATTGTTCCGCGCAAGGATTGTAGCCAGCTACACGATGATCCTTGTTGTTTGGTGCATCAGCAAGGCGCCCATACTTGCGGCTCATATCCATCCAGAGAACTCCTGGCTCTCCATTACGAGCTATGCCCTCTACTATTGCGCTCAGGTCTGTCCCAACTTCAGTTTCCACTGAGTTATTTGACATCCATCCCCAGCCTGGAGCATTTGAATCATAGGAGTTTCTTTCTGGAAATACTTCAGCGTTTTTTAAATTTAAGAAATCTTGATCATCAATGCGGCCAATCAAAAGTTCTGCGGAACGGCGAACATTACCAGAAACCACACAAACACCAATTAAGTTACCAATGTCTGCGATGTCTTTTCTTGTAAGTTTTTCTCCAGCTCTACCATTAAACATTTTTCTAATCTGCTTATGAAGCTTTTCTAAAGGCTCATGACCTGCAGCAATGCCACCAAAAGTTTTAATTGGAGTGCCAGCTGGTCTTATGAGAGAGTAATCAAAATATACTTCGTTTTGAGAAGACTTAAGATAAGAGTCAATCAACATTGCTGTTGAGATATACCAGCCCTCTCGAGTATCAGGAACAATATAGGTCGCAGTAGATGAGTCTACTGGATTTGGTGAATAGATTGTGAAGTCTTTATCTGCACCTTTGTCGTCAAAACCTACGCCAACACCCAACATAGAGGCTTCCATAAGGAAGGAAAAAGGCTTTGATGGATTTAACTTAGTCATTTCTGCTGTAGAAACAAAAGCGCAGTTTTGAAGTGCTGCTGAATTCTTTTGTATGTTTACAATATTAGTTCCCATAGCCCACAAACCGCGACCTGGTGGTGTCCACTTCAAATTAAACAAACGATCAAAAGCTTCTTTAGCTGAAGCCTGTGCTTTTGCATCGTTCCATGGAAGCCTATTCTTTTTACAGTGATCTTTTTGCAGAGAGTACATTCCGTTGATAACTCTCTCACAAACATCTGACCAAGATTCTTTAGTTCCATCTTCTTTTAAGCGTGAGTATGTACGCAAAAAAGTAATTTCACCCACAGAGTTTCCTCCAGCATCTCTGTAACCAAAAGGAGCAATCTTTTCTTTATAGCTAGCTATAAAATCATCGGTTAATTTAAAAGAAAACATTGATGATAATTTATTGGCGATTGGTGCTAAATCGGGATTTCCGTTTTCAATTTCTTCTGACATTTATTTCTCCTATTTAATGGTTTTTACGTAATTTGAATTGGTTTTTTGCATTTCTGCTTTTTTTATTTTTATAATTTGTTCTGTAGAATATATTTTATGAATTTCTTTTTCCACAAAATATCCACTTCTCCAGTTTAAAACTTTTTCTACATTTGAACTATAATTAGTAAACAAATTACAGACAACTGCACCGCCATAAATCTTAATAAGATTTTTCATTTTTGTCACAGCTTCTTCTTTTTTGTCTTGGCTAGAGAAAGACTCTTTGTCTAGTCTTTCATACAGCCAGTTATAAGCCTGCCTAGTTAAGGGGGGTATATCTATGTGATCAAATATACCTTCCTTAAGAATAAGGGCTCTATTTTTTTCTATTTGCATATCTGTTTTGATTGTATCCTTAAATAGGGACAACCAATCTCTTTCATTGAACTGCGGCCAACCACTCACCCAAAAAAGCAGTACGTGTTTTTCTTCTGGTATCGCACTTTTGTTAATTACTGGAGACAGGCATGCACATGCAACAGATTTTTTTATGAATTCTTTTGCCTTATCTTCACCAAGCTTTTTCTTTTGTACTGACCAAAGCTGCGCAAGTTTTTCTGGCCAATCTGATTCACCCAAATATAAGGTTAAATATTTATCAGCTAATTCAACTGTAAGAGCGTTGTTGGCAACAAATTGCTCTAATAGTTGTATAGACATATGTAATCCTCTTTGCTTGTATCAAAAGTTATAAACTTGGTCTAATAATACAATTCCCGCCCACTAGGGGCGGGAATCTAATTTTTTCGCCCTGCTAATTATAGCAGGTGTTTTGTTGCATCAACTATTGTGATGAAAAAGTTTAGAGAGCTTTTGTGGACTCGAGTCCTTTATATTCTCTAACTTTGTTTCTACCATAATCAGAAGATGTGTTAGCCTGACCATATCCACTTGTGAATATTTGTGCACTTGCTACACCAATAAATTCTGTTGGTCTAAACAAGCCAAACGATGCTGCTGCACCTTGTGCTTCTGTTCTTGGTCCATGACCATAACCACTTGCAAATACTTCCGCTGAAGTAACACCATCAAAGAAGTAGTTGCTATAAAGAGCATAGTCATTTTCTCTGTCTGCGGCATGACCATAGCCACTACCAAACGCCTGTGCTCCAGCTAAGCCTTTGTATTCAAGCGGTCTGTATCTTGAACCGTCGTATGTAGCTTTACCATCTGGGAAAGTTCCTGCCAAAGGCGTTGTGCCATCATAAAGGGTTGATCCAGTAAAGAGTTGTGAAAGAAATCTATTACCTGGGCGATCACCACTACCAGGAACATTATGATTGTCTGGTGCACCATCCAACAGACCTTTTGCAAAGAGTGGATAGAATGAATAGGTGCCGGCTGTGCCCTTAAATGAGTTAATCATCTCATTTGAGTTGCGACCCTTCAAGACTGGTCTACGACCTACATAAAAAGTAGCCATTTATTTGTCTCCTTATTGAAAAATATATCTATATAGTAAAAAGAAATGCCGATTTTCACCTTTAATTATAAATTATAATCAACTTCTATAATTAAATCTGAAAGAACTGGTGGTATTTTGTCCTCTAGCATATTTAAAGTAACCTCTACATATACATGATCAGACGTATTTGGGTTATTTAAAGAATAACTCCCACCATTAGGGTAAAAAACCCTATAGCCAAAAACACTAGACAATAGTGATTGGCTTACGTTATAAACTTTTGGTGAGACATTCAAAACCTCATTAATCGTATTGCCTGCTGGCGCATCAAATCTTATAAAGGTTTTTCCAGAAGTAATAAATTTGTCATACCTAACATCAAGATCAGAGAGACCATAAGTATAAACATATACATTATTTTCTTTGACATAATTTCTCTGTCTTAAAAGAACCCTTATTGCTGTTATCGGAGTATCAGCAAAGTAAAACTTTAGTGGGCTAGAATTAACTACCGTATCTGAACCAGCAACTGACCAACCGCCTGGTGGGACCTTGCCTAACGCGTCATATTCACTATCATATAACCCTGAATTAAGGGGGCTGTACCCATCTTTATCTGTTAGACTTGGGCTTGGCACTGTGGTGTATTCGATTTTAACAACGTCAACTCCACTAGCCGGGAATGGGGAAAGTGATATTGAGTTAGTTAAAGAACTGCCAATAGATCCTATTGGAATTTTTACATACACATACATGCTAACACCAAGTGGATTTGGCTCATTCAAAATAACATTTCTTCTCCAAACCTTATCTGGCTGATTCAAGAACGCATATTGAACTGGCGTAGTATCTATCAATGCTCCATTGCCATCGCCTCCTGCTAAATTAGGATCTACTCTAGTCTCCAAAAAGTCTGGGATGACTTGACCCTTAACAGAATTAACAAATTTTATCTTAGAATGAGATGAACCAGATGCTGCAGGCAGTGTCAAATGATTGTAGTAATCATTGAACTCTAGGGCACCGGATGCTGCTATTGCATAGCTTGTTGACACAAATGCAGACAAATCAACCTGTGTTTTTGAGTGGATAGAAAGCTGATTAGTATTTATGCTTTCTATATTTCTAACTCTGTCTTGCAAATCTCTTAGAGCAGAAGTCAAAAACATATTTTCTTTAACAATTCTTTCTATAATTTCAGTAATTTTTTTATCCAAAACACCATATTTGTTATAGAGATATACCAAGTCTGCATAATTTTGTTCTATGCGCTCGTTAAAGTCAGTGCTTGAAATAGGGCCATGATATTGAATTGGCTTTTTTTGTGTATAAATAAAATCAGACATTTAATCTCCTAGTTTTCTCCTCTTAATTTTGCTTCAATTATGTCTAATTTTCTTGACAAATTAGATATTATTGCAGAATTAAGCTGAGGTTTATTGAACTCTAAACTATCTTCATAATATGGTGTACTTGATTCAACTACATATTCTTGAGTGGTTTCGTCATATGAAACGTACTGTGAATATATCGTCATTAATAAATCTTCATTTAAATAGTAATCTGGGGTTGCTAAATTTAGATCATTTCTTGATATATCACTAGATTGGTCAATTAAAGCTTGGAGGTTTTCAAGCTTTTTATTGAGCCTATTAATGTCCATGTACAATTGGTCATTGGCTAGGTTTAATATGCTTGAAGGAACAGGGCCCTTGTAAACCAAACGTTGCCTATTCAACAGTGGCTCAAATATAGTTTCTCTTTTATTGTTTTCGGAATATGAAATTGTCATATAATACCTAGTGTTTAAACTTTAATGTATAAGAATTTAAAGCTGGAGAAGAGTATGAATCTGAACCCCTAAAAAAATCCGCTCTTAGCTTTATAAACTGCGGTCTGTCTTGATTGTTCGCAAAATAGTATACCTTACTTCCATCTTTAATTTCTTCAGTTCTTCTATATACTATTTCCTTATTGTTTTCATAATCTATTATTGAGAAAACATTGTCGTTATTTGAATATCTATTTCTTAGATCTTCTATTTTCACATAGGATAAATAATTTCTGTATACTTCTGCATTAGGTATCGTTAGTAGGGACTGATTCTCCATCAAAGAAATACTTCCATTAAACGAAGTGCCTATGCCATTAGTAGTATTTGTAGACTTGTTAATAATGATAAGTATTGTATTTTGTCCTTTATTAAAATTCCACGTTAATGAAGATGACAAAATTCCTGGAGCTAGCATTCCAGCGTTAGATAGTTCTATGCCATTTAAATACACGTTGACATCCCAGTACTGAGCATCAAGAGATTTAAGAAAGTTTTTTGTTATTGTGAGTGGCTTGTCCATAAAAACATTTGTTGTTAAATATATGCTTCCAAATGGAACACTTTGAGCCTGGTAGAACTCTTGAGTTGATTCCACTGAATTAAATGCAGTTGTATAAACGATGTCATTTCTTGTGCCAGAAATTACTTCTTGCCAAGTAGTTCTATCTAACGCAGTTCCAGTGACATAAGAAACTTGAATCTGATTGCTTGTAACGCTTTCCAGAATGTATGGTTCATACGGCTCTGAATTTTTTGGAAACTTACACAATCTATAGACATTAAAATTTCTAGATAGAGCATCGTTTTGATAGAAGTAAGCTTGTATAGGGTTATTGTAGGTAGTAGTTCTTGGAATTTGTATCATGCTATCAAAAGTAGAATCAATCGAAGTACCAGTTTGTTTATCTAAACTTGATTCAACAAGTCTAGTCCCCTTAAAGTCAATAATACTTGGTTGACTAGAATTTTTTTCTGAAGATGGAGAAATACCAATCCAATTAAAAGAATTTATATCTGTAGATGAACCATTATCTACAGCCACATAATAGTTTATTGCAGTACCAGGTGGCACTTGTTGCTCAGCGTCAAAAACAACTTCATCTATTGCTAAGTCTGGATTCTGAGCATTAGGTAAGCCAATAGATTTACTCACATAAATCGCTGAAGAACTATAGTATGGAGCAGTTATAATTAATTCTTCTATTCTGAAATCATATATATAAGCTATTTGTCCATTTTTATCAGAAACATAATCAGGCTCTACTTTAGTCAGGTATATTTCTATCATAGAAGTCTTTTTTGTTGAAAAATTAAAAGAAAAATTATCGTAATCAGTTGCACTATCTTTTGTAAAAAATAAAGACTTAGATCTATCTATAGGATCTATGACTAAAATGCTTGTTTCAACTGGTTTTTGAGAATTTATTCTTCCTTCAACTACTGATATGCCGCTAGTTTCAGTGTTATATAGAGTGACTGGTACATTAATTTTTAGAGTACAAATTCCAATTGTACTGGACTCATATTTCATGGACCATTCACTGTTGTTTAAGCCATTAAAAACATTAGAAAAATCTGTATTTTGTTGACTGATTTTTGTTTGACCGTCTAGATATAGATCTACTTTGGCGTTAGAAACTTTGTTTAAAATATTACCAACATAATTAAACAGCCCTGAAGTCTCTTTTGGCAATGATGCTTTTCGTGCCAAAGTGTCTACAATTGCCGTAGTGTTATTTAAGTCTGTATGATTTGTATTGTTAAAAGCTTCCGTAAAAGCAAAGTAGTACCCGTCAGTATTATTTATGCTAAACAAATAGTCATCTACTGTTTTTTCTAGTTCTGCTCTTCTACTCTTTAAATTATCTATTCTAAACTTAAATGCTGAAACCAATTCATAAAGTTGCTCAAGTTCTTCATGATAGTCTTCATACAAAACATCTAGGTTAAAACCTGTGTGTACTAAAATTCTATTGAGTTTATCAATGTCTACATATGAGCTAGCGTTAAGATCATTAAACGGAACAGGTATTGGTTGACCTGGTTTAAATCTAGAAAAATATCTTCCGTATATTGAAGAAATTTCTTCAGTTGAAGGCTCTGATCCTAAAGAATAGTATATTTTATATATTGTTTCAAGAAATCTTTTTTTCTGTATATTTTCTATAGACATAACTACCTAAACCTAGCTCCAATTTTATAGTAATAAACTATTGGTGTGTTGTTTATTGTCCTATCTTTTTTGATTTCTATTTTAACTATAATCGAATTTATTGGATTCGGCACTCCGGGATCTTTACCACTGTTCAAGTACATAATCTGTGGAAGAGCTGTATCATTAGTTAAATTTTGATTAAAAACTAAAACTTCTGGAGTTCCAGTATAGTTTCTTTCAATTGGTTGTATGGGGAAATATTTGACGCCACCATCTACGCTAATAGAATATTTAACATATGATTGGTTTTGAGTACCTTCTGGAATAAAATCCGCTGCGTACAAGGTAACCATATCTAAGTTTCCTGTCACAAAAAATGGTTTTGATATTATTTCTGCTGACTCTTGAAATGTTTCTTTGCCAAAAGAAATATCTCTTATACCTATACTTGCTCTTTTTGCCTTTAGTTCTTCAAAGTTTCTTTTAAGGTTTAAAGATACTTTATTAGCTTTATTAATTTTTTCAGTGTATTTTTCTACAACAATATTATTTTGCGTTGGTGCATCCAAAACTTTAATGCATAGCCCATAGCTTTTAGAAATGTCTGTTGTAGGCAGAGAAGTTGTTGAAGATGAACCTACTGAGAACTTAAATTGATTTACACTTGGTGTTTCTGTAACTGTAAATATGCCAAAAATATCAACGGTAGACCATCTATCTCTTATGTAAACCTTGTCGCCAACTGAAACACCATGGTTTGCAGATGTGTTTAAAGTAGCTATTCCAGAAGCTATGCTTATGCTACTCATTTTTATTTTTAAATTTGTTGTTGGATCGTACTTTGTCGGATCAATTAAAACACAAGCAGACGGGAAGTTTGCGTTTATCATACGCTGCTTTGTTGCGTCCATTAATTCCTGTGAGGAAAACCCAATTGAATTTTCTTTTGTTGTAAATAAATCTATATTAAGATCAACATCTTTTTTGTACCAATAAAAAGAATTTTGACCAACATTTATTTTAACCTGGTATTTTGTTTCCCCTGCTACTTGATTGTTGTAAGTCACTGTAATTTGCTTTGTATCCGAAGCAGAAGATTTAAAGTCAGTTGGCCTATTTATGTTAGGAACTAAGGTGTTCTTATCCCAAGATACGTTTTGTGCTGCAGCCCCCAAGACTGCTTCTGGCTGAAAGTGGGTTTGATTATTCCATTTTGTAGTTGAATTAATTTCGTAAGGTGTCCAGTACGCGTGTCTGATAACTGTATCCTTAAACTGATCTTGTTCAAAAGTAATATATACTTTATTTACAATCTTCTCTTCAAATCTGAATACACCTTTATTGTAGAAAAAGTTTTTATAATTATTTATATTTTTCTGAGAAACATCTGACGCTATATAAACTGGTCCATTATTTATAATCTCATAAGTTGTATTAGTTTTTTGATTATATAATTTTAATGAAGTTACTTTTACATTATTTATTAGTGCATTTGCTCCTTGAATATCATAACCAAAAAATGGTATGATTGAAATATAATTTATATACTCACCAGTTCTATTCTGTGTAGAAAATTCTAAGGTTAATTTAAGAGGTTTTGTTGTATCAAAATTTGCCCAATTAATGTAATTTGATCCATCAAAATACTGAAATTCATATGAAGGTCTATTAGTTAGGCTTTCAGCCAAAACATTGATTGCTTCGTACTCAAAATATGTAGCTGGGCTATTGTCTGTAATAGCTGATTCAGTAGATCTTAAAATGCTAGAATCTTTTTCATAAATAAACTGAGTATTATTTATGTCTTTGTAAAAAAGGAAGTGGTTCCCCTTTAATCCATTTGACAAACCAGCAAAAGGGACTTCTGTCGAAATGCTTTCGTTATAGTTTTGATTTATTACACGAATATTCCCTTTGGTTTTTTTACTTGTTGTTTTTGCAAGCGTTGCATAGCCGTCAGATATGTCGGGGACTAAACCAGCTTGTATCTTTCTTGCATCTACTTTTGAGAGATCATTAAAAGAATCACCAAAATACCAGGCATCTACAGATGGGCTTTGTGAATACATTTCCAAGACATTAATTTTAGATTTAATTCTTGATATTGAATTTTTTTCTGATTCTAATGAGTTTGTGAAAACATTAAAAGTGTTTATATAATTTGCTGACATAGCTTCAAGCTGGTTTGTCATTATGTTAAGGTCTTTTGACATAGCTGCTATGATCTCATTAAATACAGCTGAGTTAGGTATGTCAGCTTTCTGGAATAACTTTATATCAAAAGATGTACCGCCAATTTTATTGTGTATTTCAGATAGCAATTTTTGATATTCAGCGTCAAAGACATTCGGTGGTACGTTTTTTTGAGTTACATACTCTGCAATAAATCGTTGAACTTTTGATATTATTTGAGAATATACTAAACTGTCTGTTGATAATTGAGCCATATAAAACCTATATTATTCTATTTTTATATCTATTATTATACTTTACAAATGTATTTATTATGCTATCTTGCGTATCTATGGAGAATTTAAACATTAATCTATCAACTGAATAGTTTTCTTTAGTATTATTTAAATTTCTCAATACTATTCTATACCTAAATGAATCAGCAGCATAGTGGTATAGAACCCTAAATGGTTGTGTTACTGGCTTATTGAATAATAAACTTTGCCCTGTATGTATAAATAATAGTAATTCAGTATCATAAAAAGACTCTCTTTGGGCGCTGTCTAGTATGTAGTTTGTTATATTTAAAGCAACTGTTCCATCATTTAAAATAACTTTTACTGGTGAATAAGAAGAATAATCAAAATTACCAAAAGAACTATTTGAAGTTGTTATGGTGCCATTTATAGCTGAATAGGATGCATTTGCGAATTTACCATAGTCTACATGTGGATTATTTCTAAGCTCAACCCTATTGCCAAAATCAGATTTTTCAAATATTTCTCCGTTAAATCCGTTTGTGCTAGCCGAAACTAGGACTGGGTTTGCTAAGGATCTAGAAAAAAGCTGTATTTCTTTTACTAGATTAGGGCTTGCTGGGGTATATGATACATAGTATGTTTTTGTTGAATCATAATTTAGTATAGTTATATTTTTGCCATTAGCATTAAACGTTGCTGGGTCTCTTCTTTTGCCAGATTCGTATACAGAAATTGTCTCTACTCTAGGTAAAAATCTAAGAATGCCCGAACCACTAGTATTTAAGAACAAAAACTCAGACCTAATAACAGAGTCATTAAATGGCATTATGGGTAGCCAGTCGTCTTCGTTAATTGGATTATCTTTAATTGAAACGCTAAACTCAATAGACGTTTTATCCCCAGATTCATCTAGTTCAAGTCTAGATATTTCTGAAAAATAATTCGCCATCATTTTTGTTTTAAGCGGCACACCAGCTAATGGCAGTCTTTTACTTACATAAACTGATCTTTGTTGGACCGGCAAAGATGCGTTTACTGTGTAAATATTTTCTACTGAAAATAAACTTATATTTTTTATAGAGAACATATATTCATATTGGTTCTGTGATTCAATATTATTAAGAAGATCTATTACCCCTTTTTGATCAACTGAATAAAATGACTCTTCAATAAAATGAATATTTTCTGCAATATTATTAGAGTCTCCCAAAGGAACTAAACCACCAGACGCATAGGACGAAATTGGTTTAACTAGATCTCTTAAATTAGATTCTAAATATGTATTTTTTACAGAAGCTCTAATATTTGAACCAATTGAATATGAAATTATTGAGAATATTATATTTGATAATATACTTGTATTTTTAAACTTATTATAAGAGTCAATATCAGAGTAATATTTATTACTCTTTAACTCATTTAATACTCCAATATTCTTTTTTGAAACATCTGTTGGATAATAATATGTATAGTCATAATTATATAATTTTTTATTTTTTAATATATAATCTTTTGCGTAATCTTTAATAAAGAAATTAATAACTAAATCTTGTAAAGTGTCATGACTTTTCTTTTTATCTTTACGTATTTCTTTAGCTATTTCATTAACCAGCTTTGCATTTAACTCTGATTGGACTGGTGTTATTCTTGTCCTAACATAGTTGTTTTGAGCAAAGAAGAGTATAATTGATTTTACAAAAACCAATCCAGAAAGATCAATGTCAGTAGCTTTGTCTATATAGATAGGATTATCTAGTAATAATTTTTTTGCAGATTGCCCTTCTATTTTTTGATTGGACGAACTTAACACTCCAGATTCTACAGCTGCTTGTATCAAGTACATCCCTTTTGTAACATTTGGACTTATCCTTATTCTTGAGGCTGGTACTTCTGAATTTAGTATAATTTCAATAGCCACTTGAGCTGAGTCATCAAATGCTATTGACCCTTTATATTGTTTAAATTCATCTCTGTTAAAAATAGATTCTTTTATTACAAAAGGTGATTTAATTGTCATATTCCAAGAATTGCTTGAAGAGTTATCAAAAACATTTTGAATATTTGTATTACTTGAAATATACTCTGAGGCAAAGTTTGTATAGTAGTTTATTTCTTTTATATTATTTCTATCAAAGTCTATTAATTTTTCTTCTTGATTCGCAGAAAATTTTAAAGTTCCGCTAGTAGGATCTACTGCTGCATATTCAATGCCCTTAAATGGCATGCCGTTTCTGTCTGGTGTAGTAAATTGATTGGTATCGTATATATTAGAATTTAAAGTATTATCAAAATTTTCCACAAAATTATGATTGAACAAATCATCTTCACCAGATAAAAATGACCAATTGTTTATATAAGATTCTAAATATAAAATATCTTTTTCTATTTTTTCAATTTCTCCAGAAAAAATAGTAGACATTGAAGCTCTCAACATGCTCAAAGATTTAGAAATATCATAGTTTGTTTTAACTCTTAAATCAATATCCCTAAATAGATCTATTAAGGGCTCTCTCTGCATTACAGTAAGGTTTCTTACGAGAGACGGTATGTAGTCTGAAGCCGAAGAAAATGTAGAAAGCTTATTTATTAGTCTTCCTATTTCTGCTTTTTCAAGTTTTGACTCTGACAAAACAGATTGTATTGTCCTTCTTGCCTGTCTACTAAAGGATGAAATATGGTCACTTAGTTGCATCAACATTATAGTGTTCTCCAGTCATTTCCATCCATGTCTTGGATATCAAAAGATACTCCAGCAGTTAAGTTAGATCTAACTATATCATATATATCATTTATATTTCTAAAATTATCTATTACTTCTTTTGGTATTTGGATAATAACGTATCCTCCATTTGGATACAGCATTCCTTTGCCCGATTTTACATCGTTAAATGAAAGAATATTCCTATTATTTTCCGATTCTTTTACCAAAGATGTTCCGGCTGCTATACCGCCACCCTTAACTCTAAGGTCATGAACCTTTACATTATCAAAATTGTAAATATTATTTACAATAGCTGTTCCGATATAAAGAGCAAATGGGTTATAGTCAACAGTGTAGTTAAATATATCAGTATTGTAAGAGAGATTGATTACAGAATTTGGATTCTGATATGAATTAACTTCAACATACTCTCCATCAACAAGTTCTTCTACTGTTTTGGGGAGAAGATAGAAATGCATCTTTGCATTTCTTGAATAAACTGCCTCTATTGATTCTCCGTTATAAACAAATGAATTTTTAATAACGTATGGATTCAACGGAATTTCCTGGCCATCGATGTGATACAGCATAACATTTGGATTTTTAACCACATAGTCTACTTTAATTTTTTTAGGATCTGATGGAACTATTTCTTTATTAAAAGAAATGACTCCAGTATGTTTGTTAAAATTCTTAATTAAACTATAATCTATTAGATTCCAGGCACCATTGCCATCTTGGATAAATGTATCAACCCATGCCTCAATTGGGCTTGCATCCGTATAAGTGCTATTGATTGAAGATATGTCTAGCTGCTCTTGGGCCACAATAAATGAACCATGTCTTACCTGTATTTCATTTTGAGATAAAACAATTGGGTGCTCATCGACTATGCTGTAATGCCCAGAACCAAATATTGGCGATGACGGCACTTCTATTCTAGTTGTATCATAGAAACATCTTAGTTTTTTGCCCCTAAAGTTTTTCTTCCAGTCAGTAAATTGATAATCAATTGGTATATCTATTAATTTATAGAATCTACCTCTACTTAAGTTAATAAACCACTGATCAAACTTTGAAAGATTTTTTGGTGGGGCAGATAGATATATTTTTGGACGACTGCTAACACGAACAGAGTAAAGAGGACAAACGCTCTTTGCAGGAAACGCAAATTCTGTAAGTGTTTCTACTCTATTAGAAACACCAATAACGTTTTCAAGTGTAGAAACATCTCTGTCCGCATCATAGGCGTGGACTGCTATATAAATATCTCTTTTATTTCTTAAATAATATTGATAAGATAATTTTATACCTAAAAATTGCTTTGTTCTAATGTTATAGAATCCCCATTGTAGACCATCTGGGGGTGAAACCAGCTGTCCATTCTTATCTTTTAGATCCCATTTAAGAATCGTAGTACCAAAAGATGTTTCTACTCCTGGCATGATGAACTTAGAATAATCTGGGAACCCTTGTGCTTGACCTAAAGAATTTGTAAGAACTACAACACCATCTTTTGCATTTACAGACAGTTTTGTATTTTGTTTTGAATTCAAACCAGTTATGTCTGCGTCCGCTAGATAAAAATTATCTACTGAATATTCTTCAGATATTTCGTCTGAGATAACCTCAATGCCATTTGTAGTAGTTATCAAATATTGTGGCGCTCTATTCGATAACACGGCAAATTGAGAAGCTACTTCTGGTCCAGTTAGATCAGTGGTAGCTGTGGGGCCAATTTTTGAAACACGACTTATTGTCGGGCTTGCTCCATTAATTGAAGCGCCCTCAGAAAATGCTGAAACAACTATTGTTGATTCATTATCTTCCCATTCATAAGTGTCACCTATATCATTAATTGAATCTGAGTAAATAGTTTTATTAAATGACTTAGAAAAACTTCTTTCAACAGGATTTCCCTCATCATCAATTAAAGGCTGACCATCAATTATTGGTATTACATTCATTGAAATATCATTTAAAACTATTGAAGTAACTTTTGATCTTGCTGCAGAAGATATCGCTTTAGCTATTGTGCCAAGATTGAATACTCCATAATCTCCAGAGTCTAAATCCGTTTCTCCATAGATTGTCCCAGTTGCTACTGCAGTTGTTTCTGTAGCATCAATTAAACTTGTTTCTTGCTTTTGTGCAGTTATTGGCACTCCTGGAGTTCTTATCGAAAAAGAAATGTCTTTTATAGAAAGACCTTCAGCGTTAGGACCGTGCACGCCGTCATTTAATGCAGTTCCAAAGACTTCCAGCATTACGTACTTAATCTTTCTTTTATCTCCTGTTGTAATTACCTCTGAACCATTTGGTTGTATAACTTTTGACACAGGAATAATATTTTGAGGAGCTGCTTTTATAGTATTGTTTGGGCCAAATTGTGGGACTAAATGACTTGAAGTTACTAAATCTTGCTCATACAAAAATATTTGTGTAACTCCCAGATTCCAGCCACCAGACTTTAAATTTATTGCTACTAACTCTTGCCACGCAAATGCTTTTCCAGATTTGTCTTTCATTTGCGGCACTTCGACAACAATAAAATCTTGCACTGTGGTAGGGCCAGGAATACCTGTATAGCTAATTCTTCTATATTCGTCAGCAGCAGATGAGTTACATACAACTGCAATGTCGGAATACTTTAAAGCATTATTTATATATGGCTGTGCTTGAGCTGGTGCTTGTTTTCTTAGTGTCTCAAATTTTGTTTTATCATTTTTGAATAGGTTAAGCCAGTATGTTGCCATAACAGATTTTGTTTCAGAGTCAACAATTCCAGGATTTCTATTTTGATTTAATTTTTTATCTACTTGAAATTTTGTAACTGCATTTGCTGTTTGCGATCCGTATGTACCGTTAACAGTTACGGCGTATCCATTTAATTTAAGTGTATACTGTATATAATAAACATAATTATTTTTTACACCTGCGTTGTTTGACGCAGCAACGTTTTCCTCAACTCTAACAATTTCCATTTTTTGAACTGGCTCAAATAGTTCCTCTCGATCTAAGAATCTATTTAATTGTCTTGTAAAAAAACTTCTTCCAACTGCACCTACAGGTTCATTTAAAACCTGCTGAATGTCCAAAGTTGTTCCAACTATTAGGTTAGTATCACTTGTATATACAGACCTTAGGGCAGCTATTCTTGATTGTTTGGTAGAACCAGGTAATGCATCGCATTCATTCATAACATGGTTTTCAAAATATTCCCAATGCTCCCCAAGAGATCTAACAATCCCCTTATTTGACATATTATTACCACGTTGCTCTAAGGTCGGAGCAAACCAATACAATTTTTGTGATGCAGCAACAAACTTTTCCCAAGTGTTTAACTGTGTTTTAATATAATTTTTAATTGTATTTGAAGCTGATTGTGGTGGGCGTTGGTCAAGATTCCATTGCCCCTCAATTGGTTTTCCAATTTCTTTATATACAACTTGAGTTGAATCTACATTTGAGTTATTTGAATCATTTGACCCCACCATGTATTCATTCCATCTTCCAGATCTTGGGATGTCAAAAGTATAATGAAAACTATTTCTAGGACTTGCTCTATCAACTGGCTTTAATGACTGTATATCTGTCAATGAATAAATATTTGTTGGATATTTATAACCCCTAAATCTAGAATCAGTATTTGTAATTACAATTCCATTTTCGTCTCTTGGTTGTTGAGTGGAGACAACTGGAATTCCATCTGGATTTTCAGCTATACCTCTTTTGCTAATATAGGAGATATTGCCCACTTCTGCATTTAAAGGAGTACTAAAGCTTGTATTCCAATAAACTTTATAAGTGAATTTATTTGTCTTTGTTTGTGTAACAAATATTTGTGTTTTAAAATCAAAGTCATAGTCTTTAACAAATTGACTTCCTGGAAGATATTCTTTTGGAGTTTTTACTACAGATTTACTTGTACTCTGATATCCGCTAGAACTATCATTATAATCTAAAATCATATATGGATAATAGATTGACTTAAGGTCAAACTCTTTTGAAATCACTGTTGAATAGGCATCTAGGCTCAAAGCGCCAGTAGCTAGCAGTGGCTTTGCCCCATCAGTTAATTTAAATAAATTATATGAAGTCTTTGTTTCCCCAAATAAGTAATTATTATTATCTACTTTTTCAAAATCTAAAAATTTTATATTGTCATTTGTACATTCGAGATAAAAATCTACGTTACTAAAATCTGCATTGATCATGGATGAAGCATCTTGCTGGATAGACGTTGCTTCAAAGTCACTAATAAGCAATTGCCCTATTGATGGTTGCAGCTCCCTACAAAACTTGGGGTCATAAACATATGCTCCGACAAATCCAGAACCAACTCTTTGTTGTTTATCGCTGAACTTAAAAGTTTGCTTTTCGTCATCAAATAAAACTGTTACCTTGCCAGCATCATCTCTTTGCCCATTAATTGCCCAGCTGTTTCTCCATGGGGAAATGTTCCAGACAATTGTTGAATCGCTAGAAAACTTAGTTCTGCTATTTACTTTATTTTTATTTGCTTCAGTTAAAATATTATAAAATAGCTTATTTGGCCCTAACATCGCAGCACTTAAAAACGCGGTTTGATCTCCGGGAGTGCCAACTGGAAATGAGTTAATTGCTCCTCTATTTGATCCAGCTACACCAAGACCACTTGTCCCGTAGTTATCGTTAATGTAGGTAAGGAATGGGTTTAGACACAGTACTACAAATGATGAAAATTCAGAACTAGTATTGTATTTATCTTTAAGAATTGCTGTGTACTTGTTTAATCCTTCGGTTAAGGACACTATTGATTGAGCTGAACCGTCTTTTGATTCTGGAGATCCATTAAATACTCTTATTGGATTAACAGAAGAGTTATTCAATAGATTTAACCTATTGCCAAAAACGTTATGGTTTTTATATTGATCAATCTCTTGATACTCAGTTAAATCCCATCCATTAAGATTGTCATCTCCTTCTTCATACTCCTCTACAATTGTTATATAGCCAGTATTTTTTGACACAGATGTCAATGAGTAGTCAAAGTTTTCTAAACCAGATGAAGTTAATGACGCTTGATCAAGCATCGAGCAGTCCAAAAATACGGATACACCGTTTTCCAAGAATAGATCTAGTGCTCTTTTTTGCAAAGCTGTTATTGCCTGGCTTGGTGTCCAGACAACGATATCATAGTCAAATGGATCTATATCTTGATTAGTAACAGTAGTGCTGATAAATAAATCTATATCAAGAGCCCAATAGGCTCGTTGAGTTTTGTTAGAATCTACTGGTCTTAGCGGATTTTCAAACAAAAAGTTTTGTTGATTTATTACAGACTCTTCTAAGTTGGCGAATACATATGGGTTGTGCATATTCTCAATCAAGCCAGAATACAAGACCGCCACTTTCATTACAGCTCGTTCTGTATTTTGGTATATGTCTTTTATTTTACTAAAATTATAATTTATTTTAGCTAATAATCTCCAGTTAAAGTTTTGAAAAGTTCTTGGGTCCTGAATTGCTTTTATCGGTGTTACTACTTTCCAACCTTCATCACCGGTAGTTTTTTTAAGCAGTTTGTTTTCTTTGTGAGAAAATAGTTGAGTAGAATAGATTTTTCTTCCAGCAGATGATGGATCTATAACTTCTGACTCCTCTACAACGTAGGCATAGAGTGGCATGGTGTTAATGTATTCTTTAAAGTTAAGGAACTGGCTATGCGGTATTCCGTCAGCTGTTCTTTCAAACTTGTCATATATAAGCTGCAGGCCGACGGGATCCGGTTGATCAACACCTACAATTATTCTGTAATAATCATTATAAGATAGTGTGTATGTTTCGTTCTCATATCTTTCAATAAAAATCTCATACTTATTTTGACCATACTGATCGACATATTTATTACCAGAAGAATCTACTACTTTTATATTATACTTATCTGGGTCGACTAACTTTAATGATCTTCCTATTCCATTATAGGAAGCTGTATTTGAAGGCAAAATTGTAAAATACCTACTTACATAGAAACTATGCGCAAAGTTTTGTGTTTCAAAATCACCAATTTTATTTGAAAAATTATTTTCAATAGAATTATTTGAATTAGTGATTATATGATTGCTGATAGATACTTCTGAATTTTTTACTATTGGCGAATGCATGCTTTGGAATAACTCTGAATTTGTTTTTGCATATCTCAAAACGCCAAATTCATCAGCATACATAGCTACATCTTCAGCTGCAGCTGTTGTCACACCAAAGTTTTCATTAATTAAAGAAGATGTGTCAATTACTGACAGAGCATTTTCTGGTCTTACCCCATCAGTAGAATACCATCCGAAGATTTACTGCATTGTCGGGTAAGATTTTCCCTTTTTTGATTGCGGCTTCTCCATCGTTGCCTGGATCTGTGTAATTTATAAAACTTTGCACTTTATTCCTCTTCGTAATCTGGCTTTAAATTATTATAGGAATCTATAATATATGGAGTTGAACCTAAAAGACCCATTTGATACTGAGAATATCTCAAAATAGGATACCATTTTGGCAGGTTCCATGAAGTATCTGCTGTATTTTCATAATAAACCCTGTTCGTATACTGATCTTTTTTAAAGACTGGATTTGTTAAATAGTGGTAATATCCAGTAGCGCCACCAATTGCAGAATTTAAAAATGGCTCAGCTGAATTAGACTGATTTACGTCATATCTTTCATACCAATAAACAATATCTCCCACTATAGTAACAGGATTTGAGCTAGAGGACTGGTTAAATTCACTATCAACAACCACAAACCAATAGCCTGGGGTAGCATCATTCCAAGCTATGTATGGGCCAATATTAAAGTTTCCTAGGCTGTCAGCACTTACTACTCCAGAATCTACGTATTGCCCTGGTTGAGAAGAGCTCGTTGAATATGGTTTATTAAGAGCTTCATAAAGAGATCTTGCTTTTCTCCAATAAACTGCAGCATTTGGAGTAGCATTGCCGTATATAAATTGTTTTTCTTCACCGTCTGCATTAATTATCTTTTTGCTTACTTCTGCGGATAGCTTCTCGGTTTCTTCTACTCTTGGCAAAACTACGTAAGATGCGGTTGCTGATATATCATCACCAACACTATTTAAATAAATATAATTTGAACTTGGCTTTTCTATTTCTGAACCAGTATATCTAACATATGCTCTTGCATAACCATCTTCGTTTGTTTGCACAAATGATGGGGTAGCATCAATGTTTTCTCCAATAATATCAATCTCTATATGTGGCTTTGGATTTTCATTTATATCTTTAGACCATATATTAACGGCCATAAAATCTTTTGTTCCCTGAGTAATTTGATTAGGAGAAACTTGGGCTTCGATTGAATTAAATGGATAACTAGTATGAGATAAGTATACAAATCCTTCATCAAAAGGAGATATTAAAGGATTTAAAGTTAATGGATTAATCTCATAATCTTGATCAAATAGGGCAGACTCATAGTGCACTTCGGTATAATACTCATAATTTGGAGTAGTCAAAAGAGTAACTTTTGATCTATAAGAATTATCTATTGAATTATAATGCTCATTGTCTAAATTAAAAGTATTTTTTACTCTATAAGAAATTTTATATTCTCTATTTGTATAAAATACTGGAGTTGAGGATTGCGTTAAATCAATAACGTTTGATCCATATTCCTTGTTTTGAACAATTGTTTGTCCAGTAAATTGGTCTATTGCTGACACATCAAAAATATTTGGATATGCTAGCGCTAGATAATTTTCATGAGTTGGCGTTATATATTCAACATTATGATAAGACAGTTCAGTTGGAGTAGCTTCATTTGAAAATGACACTTGGGTATAGTTTATTGTAGACCCATCTTCTGGGTCCATATTACCAACCACAACAATCACTGGAGAACCTTGTCTAGCTATTGCTGGTAGAACTATTTCATCTTCGTTTTCTGTCAAAACTTTTTCTGGAATTGAGTAAATATATCTTTCTTTTCCATTCTGGAAATACCATCCAGAATTTATTGATGGCGATATTAAATCATTTCTCCAGTCTTTTAGATAGGCATAGAGCGCAATATTTTTCATAATATATTTATTTGTCACTGGATCTAGGTAGTTTAAAACTCCTGTTGGAGTTGACCCTAAATCAAATGGGTAGTATGGCTCCATAGGAACATCACTTAACGTTCTTAAATCAGTAAATAATTCTGGTGCTTCTGATTGCCTAATATTATTGTTATTGTAATATGATATTTGAACTTCAATATCATCGTTTTGATCTATTGCTTGAATTTGTTGAATTACTAAATTATCATTTTCTGCATAGGAAGAAAGACCAAATGATGATCTTTCAAAATCAAAAAATCCTATTAAATTATTCTTTGTAGAATCAACCCAATCATAGTTTACTGTTGAGTAGTCCGATACTACACCATCTTTACCTAAATAAAATCCAATGCTTGACACATAGTCAGCAGTAAATGGTTCCCATTTTGAAGAACTAAATGGATAATCTGCGCCATCTGCTGAAGACACCATTAAATAATTAGGAGTTGCATTATAAGGGAATTTAATATTCTTAAAGTAATAATTTGCTGTTGCTCCTGTGGTGCCTATGTACCCCGGCATTTGTTCTGGTGTAGAAAAATTGGGGTTAATATAGCTAAAAATTATATTTGGACTTGCAGAAAGCAAGTGTGTCATATTGGTGTCTCTATTTAGAGAGAGACCACCATAACCGGAGTATGACCCAGAGGAGTGGTCTATGTCATATGAGTCCTCAATAACATTGTCTATATGGACGTATAGAGGTGTGACCCCATTAGGGATAATAACATCTTTAAGAATATCTTGAGGTGTAAAAACAATTGGGCTTGTTTCATCTATATTGCTGCTGTTGTTTATAACTAAACCAAATCTACTTGATCTAACAGCAGGAGTGTTTTTTATTCTTGTTTTAAGTGAATCATATATATTTGATCCAACTTTTAAATTTAGTGCATAAGGGGAGTCATTAATTTGTGCTGCTGTTTTTACAATTCTTGAATTAGTTGAGCTTACAGAACTGTATGGTGTCGCATCAACAAACCCAACCCATCCATAATTTCCATTTGCCCCCAAATAATTAGTGCTGTTAATAAAGCTTATTGTTGCTTCATCTACTGCATAAAGTGGTATTTCATTAAATGTATATGATTCGGTTGCCGAAACATCGAAAGTGTTAACATACGGTGTTCCACCAGAATTATAATATATGGATTCACCAGTAGTAAATCCCGATCCATTAAATATTGGTCGAACGATGTATTCAGGGGAGGATGCTATCGTGTATTTATTTTTTACAGTATCTTGATATCTTGCAGTATATACTGCATCGTTTGGTATATCGCCATGTAAGTTCAGTTTTAGCGTAACATCATAATTTATTGTAGCTGAATTGTTATCAACATAGTTTTCTAAATATGAAACATAGCTGTCATATTTTACTCGTATTGGTTCATATGCATTTTCGTAGTCGTCGTACTTTATACCGCTTACTCTAAGTCCAAATGAGTACTGTTGAATGTCAGAATTAATTTTTTCTAATTTAATTTTAGCGTCTTCAAAATCTCCAACTCCTGGCTGATATATATCAATATATGACTCAGGAGTTGCTGAGTCTGCTATCTGTGGTATTGAAGAAACCCCTTCAGCTTTTCTGCCAGCATAGTCCCAGTATGCCTCTCCCCACTTTATATATCCTAAATTTGTTGGGTAATTTTCATTAATGTATTCAACAAAATCATAAAACTGTTTTGTTGGTACTCCTTCTTTTGAAAAGAATTCTGACATCGTCATCATATCAGATATTTCAATTAACTCTGGGGTAGCTCCTTGATACGCAGAATCTGGTGTTGCTCCAACTGCTCTCCAAATATCTAGCTCTCTTCTTAGGGTAAGCTTCAAACCTTCTTCATTAATTGAAGGTGGGTTTTGCCCAACATCAAGAATTCTTTTTGCAAAGTTTGTATTTGTTTCTAAATAAAGTCTTTGAAGGCCCACTCTCAATCCAAACTCATCAAAGCTGTTTAGAGTTTGTACGGGTATTGAATCAAAGTCAGCGTTATCAACAAGCAGTTTTGCAAAGTTTTTTACAGTGTATAATTCGTTAGTTGTAAAATTATAAAAGAAAACATAGTCAGTTGCCCTATGTTCTAATAATTCTTTCATTGTTGAAACTCTTGCTAGCTCTACGTTGTCTCCTGTAACCTTAACAAAACCAGGAGACACTGGAGTATAAAGATATAACCAAGCTATCTCATTTTCATTAGCAGAATCAATAAACGAATCAAGTTCTATTCTTGAAATAAATTCATCTATTGTGTCTAAACTGTCACCAATTAAAGCATTAATAAATTTACCAGCAGTTGTTTCTGGCAAAGCTAATTCTGGGGTTGCTCTTTCTAGCGAATCGGCAAATGGTTTAGTCCAAGATGGGAACCTATTGAGAATATTTCTAGTGTGGTCAGATATAACTGGGCTTAATATATCCTCTATTTGGACTTGAATTAGCAAAAGGAAATTGGCATCAGAGAGATCTGAAGACGTACTGAACTCTACTTTAAATTTAACATAGCGTTTTACATCTCTCAAAAAAAGTAATGAAGTGTTTTCATTAATGTAAGCTATTTGCTGCCATTCTGATTCTTGTGCGTTTTCAGTTTCAGAAGTAAAAATTTTAATTTGTACTGTTGGTATTTCAGAACCAGGTAGATTATTTATTGCATGCTTGTAGCCAATAATATCGGCTCTGCTTGTTGTATCAACAAATCTATATAAAAAACTAGACTGGGAATCTGGACCTAGAATCCAATATGGAGATGCATCATCAAGATTAAAAAGATAATATCCATTTTGGATCTCATCATAATTAAAGAAACCATACTGTCCGTGAATCTTGGTCTAATTTAATTTCCCCATAATTAGTCACCTTTACGGAGCCATCTATGGTTGGAGTAGCGTCCTCCAAGATTTCAGTTCCTACAAATGTAAAATCGCCAAGTTCATTGAGGCCATTAGGAGATCTAAATGTAGAATAATTTGTGTAGAACCTATTTGAGTAGATGTCAAATACATTGGAAGTCCAGGTAGATGCACTTATATTAAAATCATTTTTATTTAATGCTAAAAAATAAGTTTTCATCTACCTGTCCTGAATTAAATGGTATCAAGCCATATTGAGTATTCTGAAGTAACTCCATTATTTGGGTGAACAAACATCAAATGCTGAGATGGTCTACTCATAGAATTAAAATATTCTTGGGCATAGGTGTTGGTGCTTTCTGGAGAACCCGAAATTCTCAATGTTGATGTACCAATAGTCATTTTTGCCTGCTGGTGGTAATGACCCATGAATACATCTTCAAATTCCTCAGGGATAGCCCCGTCTTTCCACCCCATCACCTTTCTATAGTAAGCGGTAACTGTGTTAGGTGACGGCATTTGGTCTCCATGAATTAAAAGGCTTCCATATGAACCGATTCTATCCACTGCATACCAGTGTCTTTCGCCTCTTCCATCTGGAATATTAAAGGTTATTCTTGGCTCATTTCTAAATATAAGACTTACAATTCTATAGAGAAGTCTATCCATATTTGATTCTGGGTCGTACATCTTTCTATTTCTTCCACCAACAGAGCCATGGTTTCCTATAACTCCAGTAACATTTACTTTGCTAAAATTCTGTAGTGCTGTAGTAAGGAACTTAGAAAGAACTTCTGGTCCATTGATTCCAACCTGTCTATATAAACCAGAATCAAGTAAGTGGCTTTGACCAGGGAATATCTCTTCTCCCTCTACAATGTCTCCTAAGAGCCAAACATGAAGAGTGTCAACTGGATGATCTGCTCTCTGCATTTCAACGATCTTAAGCATCTTTTCTGTATAGAGCTCTATTCTTTGTGCTAGTACTTCTGAGTCATAATCCGGTGTCAGCTTGCCCAACTGCCAGTCTGCAAAGACTGCTACAGCTACTTCTGCGTCACCTTGACCACTTCTTTTAAGTTCCTTTTTTTCTGGAACAGTTATATTTACATTTGCGAATGCGTCATAAGCTGCTGCGTAGATCGCGTTTACAGTTTCATTTCTTACATTCTTGTGCTTATCAGCTAATCTTGCTAGTCTTTTGTTCTCTGATCTTAAAAAATCAATTGTAGAATCAGTTATATTTCTTTCTGGATGAGCTATTCTAGCTAATTCAATATTGGATTCATTTGACTGTTGATTGTCTATTTCTTCTTCTTCTATTTCATCAAAAGTATTATAAAATGAATCTTGTCCAGTAGAAAAATACATTGAAGCTTGATCTTCAGAAACTTCTTTTGCAAAAAGGTTGTCTGCCATTACTGAGCCTGGGATGTCTTCATCTCCCTCAACAAGCCCTCTGGCGTGTTTCATATTTTTTGCTTTGACTATGTGAGTTTTAGTGACAAGAAAAAGCTTGTCTGACATGTGTACCACTCTTTCGGTTCTAATATCCTGTAGAAGACATTATAACAGAAAAAACGGACACAGTGCCAGCTATCATGTATTCTCTTTCAGAATTTAGGGTGAATATTCCCTTGGGGATTTCTTGCCCTCTTGCTGTCACGCTAAGAACATTTACAGATTTTATAAAGTCTGAAGAAGCTCTTATCTGAGATTCAATGTCGGCATAGGAAAGTGTACCACCAATAGTGAACGAGTTCAAGTATCTTCTCAAAAAGATTGAAGCCTGGTTTTCAAGAGCAGAAACTGCCGCACTAGACAAGCCCTGAGGCAGCACTATATTAACAGCTAGGCTGATAGGCACTCTTTCTGCAATTCTTATATTTAATTTAATGCCTACAGGCTTTCTTGGGGAAAGATTATCTAACACGTTTTGAACAAATGAAGGACTAATCGTTTGAGTTTCTGGGACTACAATAACATCACAGGAACCCATTCCATATGATGACTCACGTATACGTACGTCTCTGACCCCAGGAAGGGCAAGAGCGTTTAGTCTCAATGATTCAGCGGTGCCGTATGACTTTTCTTTAATAGAAAAGCTTATTCTTCTCCTGTAGGAGTCATCACTTTCCATACCTGGCATAGCAAATATCTCTTTTGTATTTGTGCAAAATATGATAGATCCCTCTACGGAAGTAAAGTTATGCTTAGTAAGAGTATTTTTTGCTGCAGTAAAATCTTGCCCAGTAAAAGAAGCAGCTATTCTTCCATAAGCTCTGGTTGTGCCAGCAATAATTGTTACTGAATCTTGAAGTTTATATTGGTACTGTTTGGAAGAAAATTCTGTAACATCATTATAAACTAATGTATCTTTTGGTATGACTATATCGCTAGATGATGGAGAAGAAATAAAGAATTCTATATTATAGCTCATTCTATCTTGTTCTATTTCTGGAGAAACAATTTTTCTTCTTACCCCATACAATTCACCTATAAGGTCCAGTGATCTACCAGAAGCTGTGGATATAGATGTCTGATTGACACTAAACTTTAACGCCTCATATAAATCACCCATTTCTACTGCTACCGCTTCAGCAAAGGCTCTAGCTATTGAGCCAGGATATGTTGCAGTAATGCCAGCATTTTTCTCTAGTGACAGAAGCATCTTCCCTAGAATCTCTGTTTTACTTTTGCTGTATACGATTGGCATTTTTGCTCCTGTTTATATATCTTGAGTTATGGATAGGGTAATTGGCTCTAAAGAGTTGTCTTCAATATGCACATCAAATCTTATTGCTGTTGCAGATACTGGAACTGCGTCTATTGATATAGATCTTCCTTTAAATATTCCACCTTTAGTTTCATTTTCTAAAGCTTCTCTAATAATTCTTTTGCCTATTTCACCTGTAGTTTTACTTTGTGGCATTCCTTTGAGAAGGGACAAGTCACAACCTAATCTTGGGTAAATTGTAAAATCATTTGGTTCAGTCATCAACCTTAAATAGATTTGCTGGGTATCTTTTTGAGCCCTATTTTGGACCATAGCTATATCTTTATTGCCAGATAATTTAATGTCTCCATCGTATCCAAAATAAAAATCGCTCATTATTTTTCCAAACCGTCTGTTATCCATGGAAAGTTTTCTAGATTTCCTGACTTATTTAACTCACTATTTGAAACTTTATCTAAAGCGTCTTGGAATGTATATCCATTTGACATGAAATCGACAAGTAATTCAACTTCTGATTCAGTGTGCGTTTTAGCATACGTGTCAATTAAAGTTTTTTGCTCTAGAGTAAGTTTATTTGGGTCAGATACCAGTGGAGTATCCTTTCCTAAATTTAAACCTAAACCATATTCACCCATAATAGTAATAGGGCTTTGCTCTTGGTTCTGTGTAAATTGCTCCAAATTATTCAAATAATAACCTGATCTATAATAAGCTGGATTATTTAAGAAATCATTAGTTTTTAAAAGAGCTGGCTCATTATACACGTCAGAAGCTGGATTAAATGATTTGTCATTCCATCTTAAACCGTCATCATCTCTACAAAAGAACTTAATAGAATCTGCTACAATCGCAACACTTCTTGTATTTGGATTTAAAATAAGTCCAACACCAGGAGCTGCAAATATTTCTATTTCACCCGAGTCGGCTATTCTTATGAAACCCTTGTGGTCTGGATGAGTAATACCAACTTCTCTATTTGAAAATTCTTTTCTTCTCTTTAATTCTGCTCCCTCATTAAAGACATTAGATTTTCTTGACTCTTCTTCATTATTAATCATAATTACACCATAAACTTTGGGATACCGGTATCTACCGTTGTATTTCGAGTATTTTTATATGAACGTGGTTCGTTGAAGTACATTATAATATATGGATCGTCTTCGTGCTCATCTCTAAAACCCACGAGGCATCGTGTGCCTGGTGATGGGGCTACTGATTGTATGCCATAGATAAACGGGCAAGGGACATTGGGTATCATGTTCCCGAATATTACTTGAGAACTTTTCGTCAACCATTACAGTAGCTGTATTTTGAGCTGAATTATAACTCATTATTGTTCCAGGTCTATTTTTTACCTGCCTAAATTTTGAGTCATCAATTTGATCAGTTATTTTTTTATCAAATTTTGGATAGTTAATTGCCATAATTACCTTCTGTAAAATTAAACGTTTTCTTCATAATATTCACCATTCATCCAATCTTCAATATATGGATATGGTTTATTATTTTTGAATTTTGTTCTAATCCAACTTTTTAAAGTTTCTATTTTTTTACCACTATTAGTATATGCGGAGGAAATAGTAGAAAATTTTACCTTGTTAATAAATCCATATGTTCCTTTATAGTCTCCCCATGGACCAAATATATAATTATCAAATTGAGTATTGTTTTTTAATCTTTTAGAAAATTCTACTTCTCCAGCTCCCGTAACGCCTACCATGTAAGCTTGGTTGTATGGTATAAAAATTCTTTGATCAACCGTACTTCTAGAAGCTGTATTTTTTACTTTATCTTCTAAGTCAGACTGAGATAAACCTTCTTCTGTAGCGTAAGCTAATTTAAGGCCGAGCACGTTTTGGTCACTTGGATACTTTAAGAAAAATGTTTTTTTACCGTTTGCTGCTGGAAGTAAATTTATTTGGAACAAACCGAAAGAAAAATCTTTAGTAACCCTATTAGGGTTTAATGCATACGGGCTAAATCTAGATTCTCTTTCTGCGATCCCTACAAAGATGGCTGCGACTTCATAACTATATAGGCCAGTTGTCACTAGCATGTTTAGAATTTCATCAGGAGATAATGTTTCATTTGGCTTATTATAATAATTTGTTTTAAATTTATCAAAATTTAACTCCGAACCACCACCTGAACCACCAAAAGAAATTTGCCCTAGTGTTTCAGCCATCGCTGGAGTTAAAAAAGATCCTGCTCTTTGCGCACTAAAACTTATATGGATGTGGTTTCTATGGCTACTATCGCATCCAAAGTTTATATACGGAGAAAGAGCTTTGTATTTAACTCTAACAGCTGAGTTTGAATCCTCTAAACCTTTCTCCAAAACACCTAATTCACTTGCAAGCTGATCATGGACTATGATTAAATCTGGATGTAGCTCTCTTGGAAGTTTTTGAAGATTAGATAAAAAAATGTCTAGTCCTCTTCTATAGGAATCAAGATTTGTTACAAGATTTATTGGTGGGTTTATTCCATCTCCGACCATATCAATGTCAAAACCTCTTCCAAAGGAGTGATCGGAAACACCATTATTTTCTGCGGTTAGAGCTCCAAAGTTTGATGAAACAATAGTTCTATGTGTTCCTTGACCACCAGAAATATATGATGTGTTTGTTAATTCCAAAAGAAGTTGTATAAGAGCTGCTGAGACATAGCATGTTTTTGTTCCGTGAACCTATATACTCTTTTGGTATCGGAATCCCAGAACCGTCTCCGCCACCATAAAAAGTTCCACCTTGATATATCTCAAAACCCAATTTAGTTAAATCTTGATTTGTTCCACTAGGTAAAGTATTTTGATTAAAATTAATAGAAAAAGTTGATATACTACCTTTAAAATTACTTTTTTTATTTAATTCTGATGTTTTAGTTTGATATATTTCTTTTTCTTTGTCTGTTAAATTTTCTTCAAGTGCTATTTGTCTAGAACCACCATTATAGGATTCTGCATTTTGCGCGGGGCTATATCCGGTTGTGCTATGGCTATAGCTGCCACCATAATCATTACCAACTGAGCCGCTACCATCTGTGTTTAAAGTTGTAGAATTAACAACAGTTGCGTTCATCGCTCTCAAAGTTGCTTCAAATCCACTTGGAGCAACGCCAGTTGACATAATGGACTGTTTCATTATTTCAGATCTAGCTGCAGCTCCAGTTAAATATTTACTATTAGTTGGATCGTCTGGGTCAGCTATTTTTATTTCATCATCTATATCTGCTTGTGCTGCCAATATACCGTGTAGTGCTGATTGGGTTGACTGTGCGTATGCTGCCGTAGCAAAAGCTGGATTTCTGAAAAGTCCATCTCCTTGTAAAATTTTTGCTGGATCAGCACTTCTTAAAGTTCTATCCTGCATCGGCAATCTTGACATTGTTGTATTCTTAACAACAACTTCACCATTTGGATAAAACTGTGAACCTACCTTATCAACAATGCTTTGGGTGCTTGAAAAATCAGATGAATCTAGTTCAAAATCAGACATATTATTCTACTTCTCTTGGTATTGGTGTTACATCTTCTACTGAATAAAGCGCAGGTCCTTTAATTGCTAAAAGCCCCTTAGTGTAAACTTGAGCTAATCCTGTAGTTACAAGTTCCCAGTTAAGCGTTATAGGACTTCCATCATTATAGTACTCATTCCATTCGGCCATTGGCCATTCTGCTGCTTTTTCGTATACCCTATAAAGAATAAGAATCGATATTGCAGCGTCAAATGCTTTCTTTTCTAGGTTAGTTAGTCCGTTTAGTGCGTCAGTTTCACCCAATGATTCAAAATGAATATATCCGTTTTCTGGAACTGAACTATATATTGGAGGGGACATTGTGTAAACGGCTTGCTCATCTACAATTGCGTCATAAAGTGTATCAAATCTTGTGTAAACAACAGATTGTGGACTTATGGATTCTTTTACTTTTTCCTTTATATACGCAATTGAGTTCGATGTAGATTCTGGAATTCCTAAAAATATTCCTCTAACCTTTAGATAAATTGAATTATATATATCTTTGTCAGTTCTATAGAAAACACTTGCCATATAACGATCATCCCAATTTTGGGTTTTTGATTCATACGCAGCTAAATAATTTTCTGGGTTGTTGTATGCTGCTCCTGCTTCAAAATCATCAGCTGTTAAAATCATGGCAGGATTATTAGGACTTATTCTTAAGACAAATAACTTTCCTTCAAGAGCTTGCTTAGTATAATGAAGTGCTTTTGATGCTGGAGAGTTTGGGTTGATAATTGCAGTGTCAGAAGTAACGTTATTCTTAGCAAGTTCTGCTGTGTTTATTCCCTCAAATCTAACATCATATTCTTTGTTTGTTAGCACATCGTATGCCTTTATGGTGTCACCGTCTTTGACATGCGTTACTTTAACAATTGCTTTAAAGAATTCATTTAACCCTGTTTTTTCTGGACCAAGACCAGAATACTTTAATATCTCTGATTGTACTATTGCATTTTCCAAACTTATGTGTCTAACTAACGCACTTATTTCTTTTTCTTTCCAACCAAAACTACTTAGTAGATCATCACTTCTGACAAATGCGTGTCCATCTGCTGTTTTAACTTTTGATCTAACACCAAGAATACCTGGTAATAGTCTCTTTGAATGGTATTTGCCAACAACCATTCCTTGGAAATTGGACAACCCTGCGTCCATTGGTTGACCATTTTTTGACAAATATTGTATATAACATCCGTGTTGATCCAACACATTGTTTCTAACCCATTTCCAAGCACTCCAGGCTGCATCTGTTAAACCAGCACCAACTGCTGCAACTGCGCCAGCAGCAAGAGCTCCTGTTCCGCCTGTAGCTACAAATGTGGCTGCAGTAGCTGTGGCAGTTATTGCTGGCATTACTAGGCCTGCAAAAATAGCTGCTCCTGCACTACCATCAGTTTTGCCTGTATTATTCTTTATTAATTGTTTAACTTTTTCATTTGTGTCAGGGAGAGAGTCTGCCAATTGATTTGCTTGTATGTCTCTAAGCAAAGCTGTATGGCCATGTGTATATTGCATGCCGCCCATCATTTGATCTTTTAGCATGTCCCCTAAATTATCTATTGACACATCACCATTAATAGTGAGTCTACTGTTATTGGACTTATTCAGTAGCAAAAGCTTTGCATCATTTCTTAGATTCATCATGCTGAAGTGTGCGGCGCACCAAGAGGACATAAACCATCTTGCTGGGTCATTTACGCTTACAAATGCATTAGGAGTTATACTTGTTATAAAACCTGTTTCTGGGGTGAAGTGGTGCACTACTTGTTCTACTTCGAATATTCCATACATTCTTTCATAAACGTCAGCTAAGTAAACTAAGTCGTGTGGTCTAATGTCTGCGTTTCCTACAACAATTATTTCTCCACCATATATATCTTTTAAAGATTCTTTCAAATATGCTAAGGCGACTCTTCTTGCTGTCAGTTCATCCGGTTCACCTTGAGCATGTTTTGCAATTCCTCTTGCTGTTTCAAGAGGGTGGAAAATTGGATGAAGTATACCGAAGACTCCTTCACCTTTTGCGTTATCAAAGTAAAGCCCAGTTTCAACTGTTTTTTCAACTTGCTTTTCAGCTGGAGCAGATTTGTCTAACGATACTGTTACTGGATATTTGCCATCAGAAACCGCAGTAATTTGAGTTGCTACCTTACCATTTTCCTTAATATTATTGGACAAGATGTGAGTGAATGAGCTTAGATAGTGCATTCTTTGGAACGGCTCTCTGATCTCAACTACTGGTTCACCATATTCTCTTGTAAATGGATTATCTACAGCTCTTAACAAAGTCCCAGGTCTACCAAGAGAATAGTAGATTGAATCGTTATAAGCCTTATTTAAAATATTTGCTTGTTTAGTAAAGTTTTCTAGCTCTTGTAGTCCATAACCCATTTGAGCCATAGACATTCTAAACATATTAAGAAGATTTCCAAGAGCCGCATCAAATGCTGTAAATATAGGACCAATATTTCTGTCCCAAAAACCAATTGCATCTTCGCCAATTCCAGTAACCCAGTTGCTAGCGTTGTTGCCCTCTTTTGCGTTTTTTTGTAGAAGCTTAATAAATGCTTGACTGTTTGATGCGTACTGAGCGTTATAGTCTATGAAGGCATGGAACATTTTGTCTACTGATCTAAAACTCCATTGATCATTTTCATTACCAAAAATGTCTAAAGCCGCTACAGTTGCTCCAAATGGAATAGACACTGCTGTGGCAGCAACAGTGGCAGCTGTCCCCCAGCCAGTTGCACTATAACGCTTTTTATCTGGTCTTAGTACAAGCCATGCTCTTGCATAAGGGTCTGACCACATCTTTTGTCTGAAAATACCTACTAACAACAAGAATAATTGTTTTGGACTTTCAACACTTTCTAGTAAAAGTTTAGCTTTTTCTTCTGAACTAGAAGTTGATTTTATTTTTCCTAACTTTTCTTGGATTCTTTCGTATATACTTTGGCCATCTGTTCCAGGTTCAGATATGTCTTTACCAGTTGGGTCCTGTTCTGGGTTTGTTGGCTGTGCATAGTCGTATGTTTCAAAATGATTACGCACCAGTTCTCTGATGCTTGTTGCTTTGTTTATTATTAATGCGTTGTAGGCATCAAGTATGCCTTTGTCTTTATTGATTAAAGGCTTGCTATTTTCGTCTACTCCATCATAGCCACCATCTATATATTCATCCACTGCTATATCTATAGCTGATTGCTTTGCAGCTGTTTGAGCGCTGACAGAACTAATCCAGTCTGCGCCAAGTAAAGTTGTAAATTCAGAACTTCTTGTATCTGCTCCAAATTCTTCTAGTGCAAAATCAGTTTTCCAAGTTAATAAGCTAAATATTGGATCAGTAGAAACCTTATCATCATCTGGATCAAGATTATAAACTTGTTGAAATATATTTTTTACTGAATCATAAGTATGATATCCATATCTAAATTGATCCCAAATTTGCTGTGCTTCGGCAACTCTTCTTCCATTTCCAGCGATAACCTTAACTGTACTATCGAACTTTTCATCATAAAACCCTCTTGCTGTTACAGAAACGGCATCCAGTGGATCATAAACTGCTGCAAACTTTTCGTTCTTTTTTCCTTCTCTATCTTTTTTAATTTCGTCAAAAAGATTATCTTGCGATAATTCACCTAGTTCATTGCTAATAATCTTGTCATAATACTCAAGATAATTGCCACCTTGACTCCATTCTTTTGTCCAATCAGCTGCAGTTTTTAATGCTAATTGATCGTCAAAAGTATAATCATCCTTTATTATAACTCCTGTATGAGTATTTCTCTTTAGACTTGGATGCGCACTGGTGTTTACCCCAACTTGTTTTGCTGGCAACCTATCATCGTTCATGTCAAGAATGTCTGATATTGGAGTGCCATCAGATGCTTTGAAGGCACCAAAACCAACTAAGAAATTTTCTTCCGAAAACTTCCAACCATCTTCTACATATCTAAAAGCGTTAGCTGGGTTATAAGTGCTTGTTACAACTCCTAGTGGGGTAGTATCAGAAACAAATGTAAATCTACATTCAGAAAGATTTTGTTCTGCCATGCCCAATATTTCCCATTGGGCACTAGTGGTGGTTAACTCAACTCCTTCTGAATTAACACTTTCGATATTCTCTAATGGAGAAAGTATTTGACCTTTACTGTTAATCAACAGTCCTAAGAAGTAAGCTGCGTCTGGAGAAACAATAGCGTCTATTTTATTGCTTCCGTTTCCGTCTTCATCGGATTCGGTTTCTCCCCATAAGAAGTACGCTGGAGCACAAACTACAGCTGTGTTTGTTTGCTCATTATAAACTAATACTCTTCTCTTTTTATATTCTTCAGGAGAGCCAACTAAATCTTCTTCTTGAAAGTTGTACATCTTCAAGAATTTTTTAAGAACTTCTTTTTGAACTTCTGGAGTCGGAGCAGTTTTATTTACCTTTGAAGCAATTTCTGTCAAACCTGGTATTGGATTATAAGGCCATCTCATGGCAATATAGAATTGCTCTTCTTCAGCTGTCTTTGGCATTCCCCAATCTCTAAAGTTCAGTGGGAGAGTATTAAACTCTTGTTGCAGAGCATAGACTGGATCTAAGTCATCATAATACTCTTGGAATTTTTCTACAAAATATTGTGGGTTTTCAGTTATTATTGGAAGCGGCATTTGTACAGTGTATGATGCGTTTATCTGACCCAAGTTACCGTTTGGGTCATAAATACCAGAAGGGTCAAATGCTGCAGTGCCAGTTAATAATTCATCTATCCCCATCATCGGGAGTTTTGCTGCAAAGCTAAAATTAAAATCTAATGTTGTTTCACCATTCTTGTCACTTACAAGCGCAGTAGATTCTGAATCTTTTTCTTTAGATATTAATCCTTTTTCAAGTAATGAAATTGCAACAATATTGTTTATGTTTCTAGTAAAATCTTCTTGAGTATTTCCTCTAACTATCTTGTCATAGTCTAGTGATGGGAGTATACCAGATGTTCTGTTTGTAAAAAATGGATACCTAAATCGTATTGGTAGTTGGTCTATTTGCTTATGTTTGTCAACTTGAATTGGAGCTTCTGTTCCTTCTCCATTAGGACCAAATGGAAGGTGAAATCCAACTTGTACTTTTCCTCTATTTACGGGAAGTCTAGATACTATCTCATCATAATGTTTATAGACACTACGATTTTCATCAAGAAAATTAATTACCTTTCCTCTTAAAGGAGCTCCTGATCTAAAGATGCCACTAAAAGACAACATGTCTTTTGACATAGCTGCTATTGATTCTGAAACAGAACTTTCTGTAGATTGTGAAACTGCTAACGCATCTGCTATAGGGGATTGTTCTTTGTTAACTGTATCCAATATCTTTTGCAATGAATCATCTGCGTCAATATAACCTGGGATTGATACACCGTCCATCTTAGCTTGTTCTTCATTTGGGAAACCTGTTGATATTGGATATACTCCGGATGTATAAAGCCAGTGTGGCTTACCATAAAATATAGTAGATCTATCTTCAAATGGTCTGACTGCAACTATATAGTTTGGAAGCAAGCGTGCACACATCTGGAACATGTCCCAAACAGATCTCATATAAGTTTGAGCTCTAAACGAAACTTCATCGTAAATATCGTCGTCTAGATCAGAAACAAGACCAAGAGTTTTCATAACATTAGTAAAACCACGACCCTGCAAAGACTTACCTAATTTTGCACCAAGGAGCAGGCCTGCACCTGGAGCAATAAAATTACCGACAGTAACTCCAGCACCAACGGCCAAAGCTCCACCGATTATTTTACTTGTTCCTACAGCTTTACTTGAATCTACAAGTTCATTTCCTGCTGTAGATCTTTCCAAAACTTGATTAGCATCTATATTGCTCATATTCTGAGATTGTTCTATTAGACCTGACCATGATCTATTTGACAATCTATCTGCATAACCAAATTTTTCTCTATCAATTTCTGATATATCAATGCTGGCCATGGTTGCCCAACCGTCATCTAAGTCACCACCCAAAAATTGAGCAACTCCAACACCATTGCCCGGATAGATATTTCTTTTAAAGATTTCTAAATCTCTTTGAGTTGAAAAATTTCCCCAAAGTGTTTGCATTGCGCCTAAAACTGGTGTTCTTACCGAGCCACCAAAGCTTTGGAGGCCTCCAGCTGTTGGAGGAGATATAATTCCACCGGTCATTATATCAGTACTTAAAGAAGCAGTAGTTGCTATCCCTCCAGTAATTATATTTGCTGCAGAATTCCAAGCAAGGCCAGCTGTTCCGGTAATCGGATTTCTTCCAGTTGCATTGAAAGCGTTAATTACACTCTGCTTATACATAGAGCTTTTAGCCTCTTCCTGAGGAGTAAGAGGTTTATAAAGTATTGAACCAAAGTGTCTAATACCAAATTTGTTTTCGGAAAAAACTGCTCCTCTGGTTGCATGAGCAAATGCTTCTCTTGTTCTTGATGCTCCCATAGATAAAAGTCTTATCATTAAGTCTCTTGGTTCAGACATCCAAAGACCAGTGTTTATTCCACCATCAATTTTTCCGCTGTCACCCTTTTTCTTTGTGCTATTAATTATAGGACTTAGCTCAACGGCATCTGACTGTGCAATGACTGTTATTATTTCCCCATGGTCAACTTCAGCTATCACGCCATTAAAAATAGTTTGAAGAGAATTTGGGTTAGCTCCGTATCCAGCTCTTAAGTGAACTCTTACTCCTGGCTTTAATCTCATTTGGTTTATTTCGGTCACATATCTAGAGTTCATGTGAGACTTCATATTCATTGATCTTCTTATCAAAGTCTCAACAATTTTTGCAGAACCGCCTGCAAGATTTGCAGCTGTCTTATCTATCTCAGCATTTGTAACCCCGCCACTTAATTGCCCGTCCATATTAACTATGCTGCTTAATGAGGCTTCTGGTTTAGATAATTTGGAATAAGTATTTGATATTCTTAGCATCAGTGTGTCGCCAAGAATATCTTCTGACTGAACTATCGAAAAGTCAATAATAGATTGCAAGCCATAGAAATTATCAAAAAGCTTAACGCCAGCAAAGTAGTTACCATCATCAATAAGCCACAACATGTAAGTTGGGTATGCTCTAACCATTCTGCCTGATAGATCTCTATATTGGGTATCCATCATCATCTTTTGCCAGTGTTTTGCAACGCCTTTGTGTGACCCGCCAGTTGAAACAGTTTGCATTGTATCTTTCCCAGAAGAACCATAAGCGCTCATGTATCCATCTAGACTCTTGGCTCCTGGTACTCCAGTATGAGAATCTTGCTTCTCTCTTTCTGGAGATTGTGTGTCAGATATCTGGGTAACTTGTGACGTAGGAACAAGCTTTCCATTAGAAGATACCCTCAAGAAGTCTTGAGATACATAGAATCTTCCATCTTCTCTATTTGAGTAACCCATCACATAACCACCATCTGGTGTTTGATAAATAGCTGGAATTTTATTGGTGTCTTTTGGATCTGCTGCTGGAACAAGATGGATCATACCGAAATGATCAACATCATCTGGGTCAAATGAAGGGGCTTGATTGCCAGCAGAACTTTCTGCTGACTCTGCTATTAGCTTATTAAACTTTTCAACTTGTTCTTTAGAGCCAGACATTAAATCGCCAACTCTTATACTTCCATATCTTGTATCAAATTTTACGTCGTCAAAATTATACTCAACATCATCATCGTCTTTAAATAGCTCAATCATATCTTTCCAAATATTTGGATATTTATTTGCTATAAATCTGCTTGATTGCAGTGATGTTTCAAATTCTGGTTCAATTTGTTGGTCAAATATTGCAATTCTGAAAACCTTCATTGCTTCATCAGCTGGAAGATTATTTTCATTAATTAAATAATTCTTTATTTCTTCAATATTTCCATTATTTTCAATTAACTTCTTTTTAACAAAGTATACAAAAGATTTTCCTCTGTCATTTAAATGTGTTTTTTCATTTTCCCATTCACCAATAGGAAGTGTGTAGTTATTCGGATCAATAATATTATTTACAACATCATTATCAAATGTTTCAAAACTTCTAAAATAGAAATCTGGGTCTAAAGACCCAACGTACTCCTTAGTTGATGGGTCTTCAACTGACAATGGCATATCAGGGTATGCATTAAATGCACCCCACTTTTGCTTCAGTCTCAGGAATGGATTTCGCTTTGTGCCAAATTCTTTAATTAAAGCTATTTGCTGCTCAGAACTGATGTTCTCTCTTTTTTGCTGGAATATATCAAAGTCTACTAACATTAGGTTTACGTTATAAACATGAGGAAAGCCAGGAACAGTATCTACTGAATAGTTTACGGGAAGAACATATTTAATTCCAGCAAGGGCGCAAACTATATTTTTTATGCCCATAAAACCAATTACCCCAGCAGCGTGCTCCAGTCTAGCTAGACCACTCAAAAACTCAAACATTTTTCTTATTTTTCTTAATTCATCTTCACCAAAAATTGTCATTGAAATACTGACCATAGAATCTTTTGAACCTATGTATTGGAATGTTGGCTCTTCTTGCATTTGGAGTTGCAACTTTGCCAAGTTATTTCCCATTGAAAGAGAAACTGAATTTACTATAACATTGTTTGGGTTTAAATCAATCTTCATCATGGGGACTTCCCATTCCCTAATGGTGAATGCTGATATTTTTCTTCCGTCTATTTTTGAGTACTTTTCAGCGTCTCTTATTAAACCAACGCCAAGAAGTTGTTGGATGCTTTCATCTTTAAATACTCTTTCATACAAAGAAACCATGAACGCATCAACAAATTTAGCTTGTTCTTGAGCGTATGTTGATCGCCAGTCTTTTGAATTTTCTGGTTTTGTTTTATCAAAATCTATTTTTTTCTTTTTTAGAATAGCTTCTGTATTTTTTCTTATCTGATAATCTAACATTCCTTTGGTTGTTTGAGAAGCGTTGTAGAGTTCAAACTTTTTTTCTTTTAATTGTCTTGTTAATTCTTCAGTTGATTGTGCAGGGACTTCTAAGTCATTTGGAGATTTTCTATTTTTTAGATAATCTACAGTGGCAGCATTTGTTATATTATTTGAATTGATATAATCGATTGCTAAAGCATCATAAGTCATTTCATAAATATTTTTAGCATTTGACCCAGCAAGGGCGACATCTACTATCTTTGCTACACGCTGTCTTTCTGTCATGATTACATCATTATTAAGTGAGCTGACAACTACTGTATCTAGATTTCTATATAATGTTGGGTCAGTTATATCAATGCCCATTCTAAACAAAATATTTTCCCAAAATGCTCTACCATAGTCAAGAACTGCTTTTTCTTCTTCGCTTCTAAAAGAAGATACGTCAGGGCTATATATTTTTGATTGGACTTCAGCTGGTATATAAAGAGTTATGTTTCTTCCATTAACCCAATCATTCATAACATTAGTTGTCAATAAACCATCTCTATACGGCTGAACTGTGTCCAGTTGTGCGCCATAAGGAGAAACGTTATAGGTGTCCCCATTCGAAGCTTCTACACCTTGCTTTGCAATTGGTGCCACTTCTTCAACGACTGTATTTAATAAAAACTCTGAGTTAACAGAATTTGCTAAAGAACCTGCAGCTCTTCCCATATAGTGTCTAAATTTGCCCCAGTGAACTGCTTGATTAAAATCTTTAATCATCGGCAAGAATGGCTTGTGGTTGAACTGAGATAATTCTAAATCAACCTCTAATGTAAACGGATAATTTGGGACTGTTGATATTGTCATGTTTGTCAAAGCAACGCCCGTGATATCAAAGACAGAGTTTAGGTAATGATTTTTTATTGGCAGTATTGGCGCGTACTTAAACGCTGCAACGAGCCCTCTCAACGAGGAGAGGAATTTATCTATCTTTCTTTCATCTGGAGAATCTTTAAAATCAATGTAATAATTTGAATTTAGATTTATCTTCGAGGCATCGTCAATGCTAGTTCCCCAAATTTCTTCATAGTTTGGGAAATAAAGTTTTAGACTAATGGTTGTTTCTTTATATCCAGAATTATATTTTGGTGATGCTTTTTGTCTAATTGCTCCACCAGTTAAGCTTCCTGTTTTAAATCCTGTGTTAACTGATATTGTAATTGGTGGCACATAAAAGTTTGCTGCTCCGATTCTAAGGTGAAATATATCTGGAGTTGCTGGAGGAGTGTTAGAAAAAGCTCCTGTATCTTTAATTGCTTTTTCTATTTTTTGTGCGGTAGTAAAGTTATCTATTGCCCAAACTGGTTTAAAGACTGATTCCCCATCTTCATTTGTGCCAAAAGCCTTAAACATATTTTCCATAATTTGCTTATGGTTATTTAATGGATCTTCTTCTGAATATCCATAATCTCCAGTTGCTGCTAAAGCAGTAATGAACAGCCTATATAGATTAGGGAAATACTTATATACTGTGGCAAGTGCTAGTGGGTCGTTGTAAAAATAGTTTTTTGCTTGAATTAATCTTTCTAACCAGTATGTATCCCTAATCGGATCGTTAAAGTCTGCTGCAGATTTTCTTAATGTCTCTGCACTTTGAAAGCGCAACCTAGCAAATTCCCTTATTCCTCCAGCCATTTCTGCTAACTGAAGTAAACCTGATTGGTATATCTTTTCAAAAATTAATGATCTATTTTTTTCATCTTTAATATGTGCTAATTCAGATTTTCTATAGCTAGTTAACTGTATAAATAATTTATTGTCTGGAGCATTTTTAAAATTATCTTTTGATAAACCTACTTGCGAAAGTTCTCTACCAACTTCGTCACTTGCAGTATTGTTTCCAAATAGGTCTGACCTAGATCCGAAAAACGGCTGGTATACCTAAAGTAGCTATATCTAAAAGATCATTTAAGCCCTGACCAAATTTTCTCCAGCTAGACCTATCACTACCCATTTCATCAAACAACTGTGACAATGGAGCAAGATCAGAATCTGCATAGAGATTCTGGGAAACTTGGTCTGAGTTAAGATCTATTTCATCGGCCATAGTTTACCTAAACATGTTGTCTGTTTTAATGTATTCTGACATCTTATTGGCGATATTGTCGCCATTAAATGCAGAACTGTAATTACTTATTATACCATTATTTTTAATACTAGATGAACTATTCAATAGTTTATTGGTAATATCTTGTTTGAGTTCATCAGATTTTAAAAATTCTTTTTGGTATCTAGCTTTTTGAAAAGATGGGTTATCGTATCCATCTCCATCCATTTGTATGTGACCAGCGGATTGCTTTACCAGGCCTTCATAAGAGCCTCTCATTGGGTCTGGAGGGGCTTCTGAGAGCGTAGATCTTGATGCGTTAGTCACATTGCTGCTAACATCTGCTGTGGCTGAACTGCCTGTTTTTTGAGAAGCTATTCTTCCAGCTAAAGCATTTGAAGTTCTAGTTCTTGGTGAAGTATCTATTCTTTTAGACGCAGCGTCAGAGAGATTTTTATTTTGTTTATCTGCACCTAAAATCATATTTTAAATACCTAAAATCTAGAGGCTACATCTGAGTATGGATCTTGACCCATCATTGGCAATCCGTTATACATAGTACTGTTTATCGGCCCATCAATAACATCTCCAAACAAACCTCTTAATCTATTTAGGTCTTGCATAGAGCCAGAGGTATTTATTTGATATTGCATACCGCTTGAATCCATATTGTTTTGTTGAACTTGATTAATTATAGCCTGTCTTGTAGGGTATTCTGTTTCATATGGGTTTCCACCTGGCAAAAGTGGAGGGCCCTGTATGTCTGAAGCTGTATGATCTTTTGCTTTTTTAGATTGATATAAAAAGCTTGCCCCTATTAAAGCTGCAGCTGCTAAAGTTCCTCTGCGAACATTTTTCGATTTAAACACATCAGAAGTAATTCTTCTATATGGGCTTCTTGCCACATCAACAGCTTCATCATCTAGAGCTCTAACAGACCTGGTTATATCTTCTGCTAAATCTCCTATTTCATCAAGGCCTCCGGCTTCAGACAAACCTTCTGTTGTTTCGGTAACAGCGCCTTCTAGGCCTTCTAGAGTTTTTCTAGCCTGTCTATATGAATAAGCTTCTGAGGCAACTGATCTCCCCCTTGCTTCAAGGCTTGAAGACGTTTGCCTTCTATCGGCTACCTCTTTTTCGCCCTGACTCATTATTTCCATATAGTCTTGCAGATGTTGAGATCTCACTCTTTCTGGGGATGCTTCATCTAAACCTTTTTGATATTCAAGGAACTGTGTAGCATATTCTTGATCGACTGCATCAATTGATGCTTCAGCGTCTCCTGTATGTTCTCTAAAAGCTCTTTGTAAAGCCCCATAGGAAGATGCATATTTTAAGTTGGCGTTGGCCAATCTTCTAGCCTTTGCTAGCCTAAACATTTCCATTAAAAATGGTTCTGCGCCTTCTTCTCCAATATTATCTAAAAGATTTGCTGCTCTGTCACCAAAGTTAGTTCTTAACTCTGACTCTAATGCATCGACAATGTCTAGAGTTGTTGAAGCACTAGCGCTATAGTTTTTTTGAATGGCTCTTAAACCTTTTGCAAGTTGCATTGTTGTTTCCATTTTTGCTACAGCTAACTGCGTTGTAAGCTTTTCATTTCCGTTCTAGATTTTTTATTTTTTGAAGATTTCCAGCTATTCCAGATACTCTAAACATTTGCTTAACTTGAGTTAAATATTCTGCTTTAGCTATGGGTTTAGAAGCTCTTCTCATGCTTTTAGACATAAAAGTAGATTCTATTTCTATGGCTGCCTGTGCAGCTTGTGCCCTTCTTCTAGACTGTGTAATTGATGCATATCTATTGAACATTTCTGAACCAACTTTAAGACCAATCGATTCAGCAAATTGTGCATCTGTCATTGCAGATAGACTTGCCAATTCTTGATTTATCAGACTTCTTTGAGCATCATTTATTGCAAGACCCGATGTAGTGTCTAGAGCAGCTCTTGTACCTTCAATCATTTTTTGTTTTAAAATACTTATATCACCTGGAAACGTTAGTCTTTCGCTTAATGCTAAAGGATCTAAACCAACAAGTTCTTCTTTAGCTTTACCAGCTGCAATTTGAGCAGCTCGTGTATACCCAAGCAGTTGAAATTGTTGATCCATCATTGATTTCATAATATCAGGTAATTCAAATTTACCAATAGTTTCTCTGGTAACTGAAACAGCCCTACTTCCAAGAGCTTCTGTGTTTCTTTCATTAACTCTTTTTACAATTGCATCATAGGCGGAGGTAATTCTTGCTACTTCGTCATCGGTTTTGCCCGCTATTGCTTCACTATAGCTTAATAACTTAGTTCCTCCAACTAATTGCTTAACTAAGTCAACAACATTTGACTGCTCTATTATCCCCATTGCGTATTTGCTTTGTATTGCTTTAAGTTGATCTGGAGAAACAAGTCCTTCTAGTGCGTCATTTAGTTGACCAGATAGAGAATATACTGTTGCTGCTCGGTTTGCTAAAACTCCAATTGAATTTTCCACATTTCCAACTCCACCAAAAGTTGACTTTGCAATAAAATCTTCTAAACCAAAAGTCCCAATAGCAAGTCGGGTTTGCCTATCTAAACCACCTAAATCATCTGCGCCATTAACAAATGCTTCTAACTGATCTGGGGTGATAGAAAAACCAGATCTGATTTCTCCAATAGCACTATTAACACTGTCTGTCATTTTTTGTAGGATGTTTTCATCACTAGTTGTTTCTGTGGCTAAAGTAACAAAACTTTTATTAAAGTATTTTGCTCCTTTTTCAGCTTCTAAATTTTCTGCCATTTGAGCTGTTCTAAGCACTCCGTCTTGCATAACAAGGGCATTTCGTCCTGTTGTGGAAGCACTTCTGCGTCTTGCAGTTTCTTCAAAAATATCTATTTGACTTGCAGATTGTAGGGATGGAAGTTCTGCGCCATTTAAGAGTTGTTGTTTTGCTAATCTTAAAACAGTTTCTACTGTTAACAAATCAGATTCATCAAACAGTGCGTTTGCACTAAGAGCTCCTTCTTTCAAAGAGGATTTATAAGTAAATTTGCCACCTTTTTGATGTAAAACAGTTTTCATTCTTTGAAAAACTTTTTCTGCAGTTGCCCTATCGGTTCCAGCTTCAGCCATAACTTTTTCTATAAAGCTATCTTGTCCAAGCATTTCTTGGACTTCATTTATAGTTTCTACTTTTTTGCCTAAGATTCCTTGCAATGTTTCTGCGTGATTTAAGTTTGCTCTCATATATATAAACTCTTCATAACCTTTAGGATCTCTAAGAGTTGTAAAAGCAATTCTGGTTTTACCATTTTCATCTTTAAATGTTTTCATTATTGGTATACCTTTGTCGTCTAAGTCAAAGGTACCTAAAGAAGCTTTGTATAGAGCCGCAACTTCTTCACTTACTAACATTCTGTCGCCTCTAATTGAAAACTGCGCAAATGTTGCTTTTTCTTTTTTGCCAGCTTTTGTCATTATATCAATAAATTCATGTCCAGTTTCAGTGGTTCCAGGGACTCTTATCCCACCGCTTACAAATGTTTCAATATCATACCTAGCAGCATCTGGGATAATTGAAGTCGGAATATCACCCTTAGTAGTAAATGCTTGCATACTATAAAAATTAACTACTCTATTTACAAGTCCTGGTATTTGTCTTGGGTCAGTATTCATTCTTAGTTGTGTAATAATTTCCTGTATTTCTCTTCTTCTTCTAATTGCTAGACCTTGAGCCTCTGGGCTTAATAAACCAAAATCAACACCAGCGACTTTTCCTCCGTCGAAATAGTGGATCACTAGTATCAATGCCAATTTCTCTGCCCTCTTTCATTAACTGGTCCATAACTTCTTGGGGCATTTCTCCTGTTCGCCTAAAAGAAGATATTTGACCAATAACCCTTTTGGTCACGGCTTCTTGCCTAGCTATGTAATCTGGATCAGTGTATGAAGTTGGGTCAGTTAGCAGCTGCATTGGTTCTTCGTAAACATCTTTTTTGTGACTTTTTGCGATGTTCATCGCAAGATATCTTGTTTCACCTGTTTCTTTTTTAAGAGCTGATACATCTGCTATAGCACCAGCGCCCATATACTCACTACGAGCTTTTATTAATTGATCTAAAAACCCATCATTAAGCTTATCAAGCTCTTCTCTTTCTGCATCAACTAGTTTTCGACTAGCTCTTATTCTAAGAAGTTTTGCTCTTCTTTTTTCAAGACCCCTAACTTCTTTTATTGAGTATCCGGTAAAATCTTCAAAAGATTTTATTCCAGCTTCACCCTTTAATGAACCATAACCAAGTCCAATTCTTGCTGGATCTCTGCCAAGATCTTTATTTCTTAAAGCTTCATTTAAAGAATCATACTCTAATTCAAGTTTTCTTATCTCTTCCATCTGCTCAATAGTCAGTGGACCAGATGAAGAATATAATTCTTTTACAGATTTTATTTGATTTTCTTTTTCGGTTAAGGCACGTTCTGCAAAATTTTCGGTTATAGTGTACGAACCATCTGAAAACGTTTCTAAGTTTCCTTCTAATCTACCAATAAGTTGACTATAACGAATCATCCTAGGATCTTCTGGTGATGTGCCCAATAATGTTTCTGCATTCTGTTGTAAGATATTTAGCATGCTTGGACTTCTACCGGCAGCTGTTTCTGTTGCATACATTCTGCCAGCTTCTTCAATCTGCTGCTTTAATAAACCATATAAATCATCTGGATCATCTAATAATTCTGTTGGATCTGCTCCAGATATACCAGAAACTCTTGCTAAAATACCCATTGCTTCAGAGCTTCCTAAAAAGGTTCCTTTTCTTATCTGTCCACCATGTGCTGCCAGTATAAATGCTTGAAGACCTTCAATTTTTTGACCTGCTGCTGCTCGCAATAAAAGATCAGTTCTATCATGGATAATCGCCAGTTGAGCCCTTGCTCCTCTGCCACTAGACATTGCTCTTAAGATTCTGTCTAATTCTTCTTCTCCAAAGGATACATCTCTTGGTGCAATTTCTGAAGAAAATCTTTTTGGTATCTTAGCTGCATCGCGGCCTATTTTTTCTAATGCTCCAGCTTCCCCTCTTGTTGCTGCTCCTATTTTTTTATAAAACTCTTCAACAAAACTTGGTCTTAATGAACTTGCTCCAGCTAAAGATCTTAAAATAGTTTGCTCTACAACAGAAAGTGGACTACCTTCTCCAGATATTCCAAAACTTAATCTTTGGATTCCTTCATCAGTTAAGTTAGTGAATCCAGGGAATCTTCCGTATTCTGAAGATGGATCTAATACTGTTGCAAGAAGGTTTTCATTGCTTTGAAAATTAAATAACAAGTATGTTGCGTCTATTTGTTTTCCAATTAATCTTCCAAGTCCGCTTGCTCTAAGTTGTTCATCTCTTGCTCCTAGTAAATATCTATTTACTGCATCAACCTGGTTCTTAATTACGTCTCCACCTATTTTACCTTCTGCTGCGGATATACTTGGACCAAATCTTCTAATATCAGATAATGGAATCTTCCTTGTTGCTGCGATTGCTGTGTCTAACGCATTTTCTCCTGAGTAGGTTGTCCCAGTTAATTTATTACGTATACTCCCATCATCCAAAACTGTATACATTGCGTATGTTGGATCTCTTTGAAAAACTATTCTTATAGCTTTTACTCTATCGTTTATCATGTTATAGGATTCCTGCAGAAATATTTATTGAAGATTGACCACTATTATTTTGAACTGGCATTACAGAACCGTTTATCCCATTTCGTGACATCAGCATTCTTAATTTAGCTGCTACTGCGGCTTGATTTTCAGTTGCAGAAAATGCTGGATAACTTGGATTTGTTAAATTTGCTTCACGTATCTGTTGTGGATAGTAACCCATTTGAGACATGTTTATGCCTAAAGACTGGCCCATTTTTATTTTAATATGATCCATATTTGTGTTTGGATGCCATCCTTCCCAACTTAAATCAGGAAGTTCATGTCTTGAAAAAAATTCTGTTAAATCTGGCTTTTCTTCTACTGGCATTCCCCAAGCTGCTTGATAGATTCTTCTTTCAAGTCTTGGAGCAGTCGAAAGAATTTGCTCCCTTTCTTGTACTGGGGCATTGATCATTTCCCTAAAGTGTTCACGCTTTCTCTTTGGTATTGCCAGAGACAAAGTGTCAACAGAGCTTCCATATAAGTCTGCCCCATACATTGTTCTTTTTGCAGCTTGGTTAAATTGATTAGCTGAAGCCATATCTCCAGCTTGAGATGCTTGTGTGGCTAATGATTTATTTTTTACATATGATAATATATCTGTATATTCTTCAAGAGCCATTTGTTTTTTGCGTTCTTTTGGAATAAATCTTTCTCCAGTAAATGCTTCCTTAGCATTACCATATGCGGAGAAAGCCATCCCAGTAGACAAGCCAAATATTGCGCCAAAAGCTCTTTCTTTTGGTCCCCTGCCAAATAGTGCTCCTATTCCAGCTGTAATTAAACCTGCTGTTAAAGGATTTCTTTGCGTGCTCTTATAATAGATTGGCTTAATAAAGCTTTCAATTGGGCTGCTCCATTCAGGGAAGGAGTTGCCATACACATTTCTTCTCTCCCAATCTTCTTGAGCAGTTCTATTTGGAAAAAACTTTGTATTAATGAATGTGTCTCTGTGGGCAAAATATTCCCCCATTTGACCAATCATCTTTGCTGCATTACTTATTCCTAACTCTTCTGCTGTTGCATGCTTATATTTATAAGGACTAAATTCATTTCTTTTTGTCGTTTGCTCAACTTGTGCTCTAATTCTTTGTACTTCAACTCTTTCTGAGGGTTGTAAATTACCCATATTAAGAGTTCTATCTAATGATCTATACTGCCTTGAGTAAGGAGCTACGTCAGCTAAAATATCTAATTGCGTTACTGGACTTGAATAGTCTCTTCTTAGTGGGTTTAGCCTTTCGTATGCTACACCAGGAAGTCTTAATTCTCCTTCTTGTACCTTGGTAAATGGATCACCTGTTTTAAAATTTATAAAATAATCTGACCCAGGAAGAAATGGATATTTCATTCCCATTGTATTTCTAATTGGGTTCAAGTAAGTTATATCTGTTCTTTCTTTTGGAACAAATCTTCTTGCTATTTCAGATAGTTCTAAACTTGACTCTGCTGCTGGGACGTCACCAAGTCCACCTAAATTTAAGTCCCAGAAAGATCTAGTCGATCCATAAGCTTTTGATGCTGATTGTAATACTGATACATTTGGTTGCAAATCCCCGCTTCCAAAACCAAATGTTTCTCTAAGAGAAGAGAAACCAAATCCATAAATACCAGCCATTTCTTGCATTCTGTAACCAAGTTCTGTTTTTTGAAATGCTGGAGAAGAAACACTAATTGGAGCACCAGCTGGTGCAATTGCTGGTGGTATATAGCCTGGCACTGGGGGTGGACCATATTGCGCAGCTTGTGTATAACCTTGATTTGCAGTTGCAATTGTATTAAAAGAAATATTTCTAGCTGTGTTTAACGGTGCGTAAGAACTTGCTACTGAATTATTGTAGCTTCCTATTTGTAAACCAGTTACTGAAGAAGATGATCTAAACTGCTCTGACTGATCTCCTCCAGAACTAAATATTCCCCCACCATAAGTTGGAGCCACTCTTCCAGAAGATAATAAGCCGGATGGATCATAGGCACCACCATAACCTGCTGGAACATATTGAGACAATGCTTGCGAAACTTCTTGTTGGTGCATTTGGACTTGCGGTTTTAGCAATCTCCCAAATGTCATATTAAGTGCTGGAGTCAATGGACCAAACGGACCAGTAAAGTATTCTCCAGTTACTGGATAAGGCCTATCAAAGTACTGCTTTCTTTCAAATCTATATGGATCAAATGGTCTTAATGGGGAGAAATCATAACCATAAGCTAGTCTTTCAATCGGAGAACCAAAAGCGTCTGAAGTGTAGGTGCTTCCAGATTGCATTCTTCTGTAATAGGAAGGTCTGTAATATTGCACTTTGCCACCAGCAAATGGTGTTGTGCCAAGCGGCCAATATCTACCTTGTCTTACTGGCACTTCCCCCTCAAGAAGCTGTTCTTTCTTTTCTTCATAACCCATTCCACCAGGAGTTATCCCTGATGCAATTGATTGAAGTTCTACTGCTCCTCTTGCTGCTTTGCCCAAAAAGAACGGAGAATAAACCCTTTCTCCTCTTGCGTCTCTTTCTTGAGTTAGGCCACCTATTGTTCTGTCTGCACCAAGAGCTAGTGCACCACCAATATAAAGTGGTGCTACTCTTTTACCAACAATGCCACCAGCAAAGAAACTTAATGGACTTCTGTACTTATCAGCATCAACCGATAGACCCAGTGTTCCAAAGTATCTGTTTATTCTGTCAGATAGATGTATTGCTGGTATTGAGGCTGCACTAAATGTACCTGGTGAACTATAGCTAGTTGCACCAACTACGTTACCAAGAACTCTTGTAAAACTAGTTTGCCCTTCTGCTGCTCTATCGAGCAATGTTGAAAATGTTGGGACAAATGTTACACCAGCATTACCTAGTGGGTTTACTGCGGTATCTGCTAATTCATATGGAGCAACGCCAAAGTTTCTCTTAAAAAAAGGTCTAATTAAAGAGGTAAATCTTCCAGTTCCACCTGCACCAACGTTAGCTATTGTTTGACTTGTAAATGGTTTAGTCAAACCAGAAAGTGCTTTTGCAAAGGCTTCACTTTCGTTTCTTTTATTAATAATAGAATTTAAAGCTTTTTGCTGGTTTAAACCAAATTGAAGTTTTGGTGAATAATTTTGATAAGAAACTAAGTCAAAAACATTTTCGAGTGCTGCTGCTCTTGCTTCAGATAATTGTTCTGGAGAAATTTGTCCAGTTCTTCTTAGCCTGAGAAGCACTTCTTCTAACTTTGAAGCTATCGCACCAGGATCTGCACTGTAGTCTTCATATGCACTTATTTCAATAAGTACTTTATTAATTGCATTTCTTAAATAGTCTTGCCTTGTGCTGATTGTTGGCGATCTATGCTTAATTATATCACTTGATAAAGACTCAGCTTCTTCTGCCATATTGCTAACAAAATTCATTGCTCTTGTTAAGCCAATAGGGTTTCCTCCACGAGCCTTTATTGATGAGCTTACGGTTTCGTAAATACTTTCTAGGCTTTTTACGGCTTCTGGTAAGTCTTCGTCAGTTATAGAAGCAAGTCCTACCTCTTCACCTCTTATGCTTAGTCTTCTTAAATTAAGAGATTCTTGGTACGCATCTAATATTCTTAGTGGAGTTCCTCTTCTTGATGTTTGTTGTCTAAAAGCTTCAAAAGCTCCAGAAACTTCATCTGCATTAAATACTACTTCTCCAGCTTCATTTATTATATTTACAGTATCATCAACAGCATTAAGTGTTAGAGTTTTGCCCCTACCAACACTAATAGTCCCTTCAGATAAAAGTTTTCCAAATACAACTGGGTTTTGTATATCTGACTTTCTTCTTGCAAATCTTCCAAGTTTTCTAAACAAAGAACTTGGTTGCTCTTCATCTACATCAAATAAAGATCTGATTCTTTCTAATCTTCCAACTGGTTCTCCAGCTATAACAGAAGACCTTTCCTGTTCTCTACCCGACGCCAATCTTGCTGCTCTTGAATAAAGATCGGTTTCAGTCGAAGAAAATCTCTTATACAAACCAGCTGCTTCATCAATTGAAGCGCCACCCTCTGTAGCAGTAATGCCAAATAATTTTCCTACGTTTCCAAATAAACCAGATCTCTGATTAACCCACGCATAAACCTCTGGTCTATCTACGGAATCAGCTATAAAATCTTGTCTTGCTGTCCCTCTTAAGAATTGTATTTCCGTATCTCTAGAAACACCTTTGGGGCCACCAAAACCAAGAAGTTGTAAAGGATTAAATTTAACTACTGGTATTCCGTAGCCCTCAGTAAGAGTATCCATAAAGCTCATAAAACCAGATCTCATTCTGGTTGTATCAACTATTCTTCCAGCTGCGTTTTCGTAAACTCCAGTAAGTGCAGAATATCCAATTGTTCTAGAAACTGGATCTTGCATTGCAACTTGGCCAAATACTCTTCTAGCCTCTGCCCTACTCTTATCATCAAATGCTTCAAAAATTCCTTTATCAAATGCTTTGTCAATTGATATTTCTCTTAAGCCAAAAATATTAAATCCACCAACACTAGACGCTGGTGTCATTAATTTATTATCAATTAAGAATCCTTTTAGCTGTGAGGCATCGTCTGCATTTATTCCTCTTTTAGCTAACTGAGCAGCAATGAAATTGTCTGAGGTGTATGATCCATCTGAATTAACTAATTGTATTCCAAGTTTTTGAGCTGCTTTTCTTGAAAGAAAACTCATTTTTTGAGGAGTTATTGCTCCAGTAAAATCTTCGTACAGAGCTTTTTGTGGCCTACTTATTGCGTTTGCATGCTGTATTATGATATTTTTTTCTATATCTTTATAAGCTAGTTCTGCCCTTTCCCTTAAAAGAGCTCTATATGATTGAGTTGTAAATGCTGAGTCTGCTTCTCTAAATGATGACTTAAGTATTTCAGCAGTAAAGTTTTCTGCTTTTTTACCTAAATCTTTTTTAGCTCTTTCATTTATTGCCGCAAAGAATGCATCATCTGTCCCTACATTTATCTTTTTAATTCCAAATGTAATTCTTTCAGAGATACTTCTATTTCTGTCAAAAGGAGTTAGAAGTCTTCTTATCTTCATTTGGCCGACAAAGTCTAATGCAGCTTCATCATTTATCCCTCGTCTAACTAAAGACTCTTGTATAGATCTAGCATACGCTTCATTTTCAAATTCTCTGGTAAATTGTCCAGCTTTTGTTAAATCACTATCACCATCAACCATGGATTTAGCGTTTAATGACGAGTAGACTAGATTAGAAAATCTACTTGTATGTTGTTTTTTGATATTTTGAATTGTTTTTGTTAAAATATCTGCAGCAGTGGTTGTATCTCCAGTAGATCTTCTCAGTGCCTCATCATATGAAAGGGCCCCAGATATAACATCATAAGCGTTCTTTGCTGTTTTATATTGTTGACGATATGTTCTAGAGCCAGTTGTTAAGCCTCTTAATGTTGGTATTGTGTCTATAAACCCGAGTGTTTTTTCTCCTGCTTTGAATTCTCCATAGAGCGGAATATCAAGACTTGTATCAGAATTATTTGCATAGCCAAATAGATAGCCTCTAGCTGTTTTTGTAGCTCTTGCAAGTTTTCCTTCTCCAGAAAGCTCAGAAGCTGCTCTGGCTGCAGCTGCTCCTCTTCTTGCCTGGTGTAGTGCAAAAACAACTCCACCTTCTCTTCTTTGAGCTTCTTGGAATGAAGCGTTAAATGCATAGGATGCTGAACTGCTAATTCTTGTAGCTTGTTGTATTATCTTTTCACTATCTTGTCCAAATGACATTAAAATAGTTTTTAGATCTGCTACTTTATTTGCTGTTTTAAGCTGATTTCTACTTAGTGGCAGTGGAAAATCTTGATACGGTGCATCAGATAATTGTTTTATCCTCTTTATTCCCGCTCCAGCAACTGACTCTGGAAGTAGTATGCTCGTTATATTTAGTGTTGACTGCTTAACAAAATCAGTGACAACATCAACAGGGTTATACCATTTTGTTCTAGGTCTATCTTCAGAGTTTCCAAATAATGGATCTGTTAAACCTCTTTGTACAATGTATGTTGCTGGTAAAGTAAGCGGTAGATTTCTTGCACCTCTTGCAAGGTTGCTCTGCAATTGATCTCTAAAAGCCCATTCAGCTACCGGTTGACGACCTGCTCGTGAGGCTTGAAACTCTCTTCTTGTCATCCACATTGTTCCATCGGAAACAAATTCTGGACCAGTCAATCTTGTCAGCTGTGGCCTTATTGTTTTTCCATCTGCTGCTTGATATATTAATCTGCTATAAGGATCCTCAAAACCTTCAACATATCTATTTACACCCTCAAGTTCATCTAAGGTTTTTCTTATTTGTGCTGCATTTTGGACAAAAGTCCTACCTAGATGAGACCCACTATCTGCAGACCTCTGTATTGTTTTCGCAAGTTTAATGCCACCCTTACTTAAAAGCTTTGACGCGGCATAAGTTCCAGCTAATGTTGCAGCTGTAGTTGTTATGTATTTAAGAATCGGCTTATCATTTAACGCACGAGATATGTATCCGCTGTTTGGGTTAGGGTTTTTTTCTTCATTAGAACTTGCTGGTACGTCACGGGACGTGAGACCATAGCCTAAGTTGACTAACGGTGTTTTGTCTCTAAACAAAACAATCTACCCTTCTATTATCTAATTCCCCAAAGTTTTTGAGCAATTGGATCTTCATACTTTGCTTCGCCTTCTTTTTTAGACTTATTGTATCTTTCAGCTTTATCCTTAAACTTTTCTTCTTCTTCTTGAGGATCAATAAGTTGCAATATTACATTTGTTGGCGCAATACCTAAAATGTTTTGTTTTATTTCTATAATTTTTTCTGATAGTGCTACTTTTTCTGCTAACTTAGTATAAGTTAAATTATCTAAGTCCTCAGGAGAATATGTAGTTATAGTACTCAGAACAAAGGCTTTCATTAAATTTCTAACTTCTGCAGCCTGAGCCCTTTTATCATCTAATGTTCTTTTAGCCTTAGCGGGGGAGGCAAAACCAGACTCTTGAAGAATTTCTTCCGCCAAAGAAGCAACTAAGCCAGCTGGATAATGATCCAGAACGATATCTTCTGGATATAATACAGCTGACTTAATTATTAAATCTTCTATTTCCGCTGAACTTTCACCAAGTGATTCATGTTCAGCTATTTTATCGAATTCAGCAAAGGTTAATTCACGAAATATTACAAGATCTTTTTTCAGATAAGTCTGAAAAATAGATCCATATTTTAATTTTAGTTCATATAATATTTCTGCATTGACCATGTCATTAGAGCTGTCTTACTTCTAATGCTAAGAACCCAGAAGCTTCTAACACTTCTTGAGAAATTAGCGACGGCAGACCAGCCATCTCAGTAATTAGCGATTGCTTATCATACTGAGGAAATAGAATGCATGTTTCTGCAATTGCTTCTTCGTTCCAAAGATTTGCTTCTGACTGGCTAAGTTGACCAGCCTGAACAAGTTGTTCCATCTTCTTGAAGAGATTCTTATATTCAAGACGATTCAATGTTCTCCAGGCAATATGCTTATCATAGCTAATTGATGTGACATACACGTCACCAAATTCTTTTTTCCAAGCTTTAATTTGGCCTGCTGTTGGACCGTTTGGCCAAATGTGCTCATCATCTGGCAACTCTTCTACACCGACGCTCTCTTCAACAGGTGCTTGCATTTCGTCTTCTGCAATCGTAACATACGCTTCTTGAGCTCCCATTTCTTCGGCCAGTTCTGGAGCGTCTTTAACTACAACTTTTCTCACTTCACTCATGATTTCTCCTGATTAAGTATTTTCTATTTAAATAAGTATACCACAATTATTATTATTCTTCGTACAATCTTGCTCTATCCTTTAGCGATAGGAGCTCTTCTTCAGTTGGAGGAGGTTGTACGATTGTGGAATTTGTTGATCTTGTCTGTTGCTCTTCATTTATAGTTATTTGACCATTTGGAGGATCTTTTCTGACCCCTTCAGAGATATACATATCTCTAGCTATAAATTGATAAGCTTCCACCAAAGGATTTCCACCTGGATTATAATTTGTAGACATAGTTGTTAAATGAATGCTTTGTAAAATAATATCCATTTCTCTAATATTTGTTTGACTTAGTCTGTCATTATAATCTAGTGACATCAGTCTATCAAGCATATCGTATGACTGATCGCCACCTGTCCCCTTATTTCTAACCAGGGTTGTTAAAGAACCTTCTTGGGATCCATATTTTATTACAAAGTTAAATGGAGGGTGAGCACTAAATATGTTTCTGTCGTTTGAAGAATTTCTTTGATCGGATGACAGTCTATCAAGCTGGCTTGCCCCCCAATATTTTTGTATATTTTTATCGTCTTCTTGACTTTCTTTGTCACCTCTTAAATAAGATTGAATTTGAGATTTTGGAGAATCTGTATAAAAAGAAGCTCTAACATCTGCAGCTTTTGAAAGCAAGTCTCTCATTCTTCCAGGATATCTACTATGTACTACGAATTCACCAGTGACTATTCTTGTGCCAGTCATCATAACATCATAGTTATATGACCAAAAACCATACAATGGAGTTTTTTGTTGGACTATATTAAATGCAAAACTTGCTATATCTAATTCATCACCGGCGTCAAATAAACCATCTATATAAATTTTTACATCTTCACCAGTAAAAAAGTAATCGTAATAATTATTAAACTTTGCTGTATCATCTACTTTTCCAGCCCACTGTAAATCAATATCTGGGTTTAGTGGATCAAAGGAATCTGGCATTATTAATGAGTAGGCATCACCTTCTTTTGCAAATTTAAATTCTGGTGGTAAATAAGAGCTAAACGGCCTAAAAGGTTTTCCGTAAAGTCTTCCATTTTGGTCTGCTGCACCTGCCATGCGTTTAAGGCTTTCTTACTCTGTCTATAAATCTAGTATATTCTAACATTTTTTCTTCACCGTAAAAGTTATTTTGTCTGTCTTTGTAGACAGCGCTTTCTTCTGCACCGAGAAGCATCGGGTCATAGTCCATGGAAATCATTGGTTGAATTCCTCTAGCCATAAAAGTATATGTTTGTTCAGTGATAAGGTCGTCCACAGACATTGTTTGACCTTCATCCACTATTGTAACACCATATATTTTCATTTTTGAACCCAAACCATATTCATTAAAAAATGTTAAAACAATGTCAAATGGTGGTAACATGTCAGCTAAGGGAGCAAAAAACAAACCAGTTTCTGACATTATATTTCTATATTCTTTTATTCTATAAAAAGCGTACTCATTAAATACGGTAAATATAAGTGAACCAGCTATTGTTCTTCCACCCTTAACAAAGCCTCTTGGGTTAACGTGACCCACTGTTCTTACGGGAGAATTTTCTCTATGAATAGAATAAGATATTGTTTGTACTTCAGCTAGTTCAAGTACATCCATTGATTGGATTGTGCCATTTAATCTATCTATTACTGGTATAACCATCGTTGCAGAAATATCAGTTCCTGCAAAAGACATGTTTGAAAATGGATCTGGTAAACCCTTTTCTGCCCTTACTTTACTAATTGCTTCCTGATCATATAGATTTGCTCTTCTATGATATGGTCCAAAATCATACTTGATTGGTTTAGGGTCTATTCTATTCATTTTATCCTATCTTTGCTAAAAAATAGATATGGAGGACCAGAGTTTCCCCCGTCCTCCATATCAACTTACTTTTAGCAGGTTTAATTAAATTATGGTCTAATTATCTTAGGATTGAGACCGGCTTCAGAAACTGTATCTTTGTTGATCATGTCTCTGAGGTCACCTGTATTAAACTTGCCATTGGCGAGTTGGTCTGTTGTAATTCTGTACATTGGACCAATTTCTCTTGCAACATAGGTCATGGTTTCTTCAATGACGATGTCGTCCATTGATGCTCCAGAACCCTCGTTAAGAAGCTCTACGCCATAGATTGAACGTACAGCACCTTGACCGTATTCATTGGCAAAAGTTATGGTAATGTCAAACGGAGGAATTTGGTCTGCGTAGAATGGTACTTGTGATACTACGTCAGAATCTTGTGTTGAGAACTCTGCAATACCACGCTTGTGTCCTACGTCTCCAGGAAGAGTATTATGTCTTCTTGTGTAAAACAATTGTGCGTTATCCTTCTGGTGGTTTGCATCAAGCATTTGGTAAAGTGCTGGGCGATCAAATACTGTAAAGATCAATGAACCAGCGATACCACGCTTTCCTCTTGAGAAAGATCTTGGGTTTGGTGAACCCATTGTGTAGATTGGTGCTTTTTCTCTTGTTACTGAAAAAGTAATTCCTGAAAGTGCACCGATTTCAACGCCACCAAATGTGGCAACAATGTCAGCTCCTGAGAATGTGGTGTAAGTATTAAGATACTTATTAACCGCACTGTCGTAATAGTCTGAACCAGCCATATTATACCCTCCTAATTCGGTATATCAGATATATGTTTTATTTATATTGTTACTGCGACTTGAACTTCAATGTTCTTGAGTTCAAATGCTGGTGTGAGCACGAGATCAACAAACGCCTTATTTTCTGCTGGCCAGTAACTAACTGTGAAGTCACTGTCAAGCAAGGCACCGACTTGTTGCATGCCACGTAGTGCAGAAGTTATGGCTGTTTCCATTGAATTACGTGTTTGTAATGTGGATGCCTCGCCAACAAACTTCGTGCAAACTTGTCTAACAAGAAGAGCTGCTTCTGTAACAATTCTCATTGTAGAAATTCTTGTGTAGTCTGATGTAGCTGCTGCCATTGTAAGACCTTCAACAAAGACTGGAATCTTATTGAAGTTCAAGGCAATAAAGTTAACACCAAGATTGGAAAGCGCTAACTGCTGTGCTCTTGATGGGTTATATCTAATAGATGCTACGTTGTAAGCTGTCTTATTAACAGGTGAAGTAAATGATGACATTCTGCTGATCGCTGCGGCGAATGTTGTTGCACCATTTGAGTAACCCCAGTCTGCATTGTAATTTACAGGCTTGAGCTCTGATGCAATAACAACAACGTGTCTACCAATTTCTTCCATTGTTGAAGAATCTCTGCTAATTAAGTTAGCAGGACCAGATCCTGAGTTATAGAGATGTGAGGAAACTTGTGCTGGAGTCATGAACTCAGATGTTCCTACGTATGGCTTAATTCCCATTACTGCGAAGCATGCGTGTGAATTTTCTGAAATGTCCTTAACCTTATCAGCTACTTTTGCTGCCCAACTAGCTGAACCAGTTCCGTTATTTGCGTAAAAGCCATACTCTTCATCGTCAGCTGGTGTTGCAGGATTTTGCCATTCACTTGAATGTGTTCCACGGCCCCAAGGAACTATAATGTCTGGCTGAGCTGATTCAGCTGCTTCAAACGCTGCATCAAAAACATTTCCACCACCTGCTGCTGCGTATGTTACGCTTGTAATCGCACCTGTTGTGTGATTAAATGATGAGTCTGCTGGAAGTGGAACAATGAAAATTCTTTCTGCTCCACCAGCAAGAAGTTCAAAATATCCTCTATGGATTTGTGAATCTTCTCCGAAAGCTTGAATTACATCTTGTTCGCTTGTAGCCTGAACTACGTCAAGATCTTGAACATTGCCAGTAGTGCTGGGTGTTCCTCTTTTTGCGATAAGAACTACTCTCGGGCCAACTGGAATATCTTGGCGAGAGATACTATAAAATCTATCTTTGATTACTGTTTTTACACCTGGTAGAGCCATTAGCTTTTAGACCTCCGCTTGCAGCATATGTATTTTTACTTCATCAATATAGTAATGGGCATTGTTTGAAAACAAACCACTAATAATTTATGAATCTGGAGTAGCTGATTGATTTAAATCAATTATATTTAATTCAGTTCCTTCATATGTTGGTGTTGAGCCTTCATAGAATTGGTCCCAAATCTCTTTTTCCATAGCCATATAACGTCTTACGTCTAACGCTATTTGCTCTATACGCCCAACCTCCATGCCAATAAGCTTTTCGGTTGTTAACATATAGGTTACGGTTCTTTTATTTACATCTGTAGCGTCCCTATTTTCCTCAGAATCTGATAATCTTCTGGCATATACTAACTCTGATGCACCTAATCTTTTAAAAACTGGGGTATATTCCAACATAAAATCTTCGAATATTTCAATAACCTTTTCTGCAACCTCTGGACCAGCATATCTATCTGAAGATCCTTTTAATTCACCTGAATTTGACTTTGTTATTACGGTAAAAGATATTATATTTTGAAATCTTTGACCAAAAATAGCTATATCTTTTGATGGTGATACTCTACTTCTGGGCTTTGGCTCTACGGAATGAGCCCTTCTTAACTCTAATCCATATGCTATAACAGGATATTCTGCATAGTCGCCATTTTGAATAGGTTTTATTTTAATATTTGGGTATGCGTTTTCCCAGAGGGCTTTTACGGCTGCTATAAATTCTATATATGTTAAATTCCCTTGTGCTTGCAGTGGAGGCAAACTGCCTGAAACTCTGTCAAATGAAAATTCATTGATATTAGCTGTTGGGAACATTGGGTAGTTCTGTGGCATTATGCGCCTCTTCCTGATGCTATGTTAAATGATAGTTCTCTTAAAGTTCTAGAAGAAACAAGTGTTATGTTAAAGTACATTTTTCCTTTTTCTTGCTTATCTGCATACGCGTCTAAACTATAGTTTCTAACTATATCATTAATTTTTAAGAAATTTAATAATGCTTCAACTTTGCTAGTAATTTTAGAGTATCCAAATTTACCTATTGCATTTTTGCTAATTGCTTGCACTTCAGATATCACCATTGCAGCTAAACGAACATTGGAAGAATCTTTAAAGTTTTCGCTTATTGATTGCGTAAAGTCACCACTCAGATATACATCATATGGGCCAGCAAATCTTCTTGATCTACTTCCTCTTGTTATCGAATTAATTCCTTTGTCATTCAAAGATTTTACTTGTGCTGTAGTTAGTTCTGCCCCATAGCCAGAAAGAGCAGCAGGAATTCTTTGATTGCTTATTCCATAATTAACTTGCATTGAAGACAATAAGCCAGCTGTTGCTGCAGCTAAAGATGAGCTATAACTTGTTTGCAGTTGTTTATGTGCAAAGATAGCTTCTCCATAAACAAGCACTAAGTGCTTACCTGTGTCTTTTGTTATAAAACCATTTCCATCAATCGTACTTTGAATGTCAAAATTTTTATTTATTAATTCTGTGACATCTTGAGAATTAACACCCTGGTTCTTTGAACCTAATATGCCTATGGTTACTTCGCCAGTATTTTCTTGGATTTTATTACAGAAATTAGCTAACTGCTTTGCAAAATTTACTGTTCCAGTGTTTATCATACTAGCTTCTAGTGGAACAACAAAATCTATAAAATCATATTGTTCAATTAGGTTATAGCAGATTGCGAGACTATTATAATATGTTTGGTAAAAAGTAAATGTATCATTAACACTGTCTTTAAATATTGGCGTATTTCTTTCAGCTACATTATCAACGTACTGATTCATGTAGCCTGCTGACATTAAATATATATCTCTTGCACCACAACTATAGGCGTCAAACATTCCTCTTAGTAATGGAGAATTAATATCTGCTCTTAATAAATCTACGCCTTCTTTTATAGAACTAATTTTTTGAATACCATATGGCTCTATTGCATCTGTATGTCCTATTAAAAGTACATTATTTGTATCAAACTGATCCATCAACTTATATTTAGAAGTTGAATTAATTGAAACAGATTTTCCAAACAAAGAGTAGTCTGAATCAGAGCTTTGCACTACGGCTTTTATGTGGATATTAATTTCCTTAATATCAATTGCACCATTTAAAGTTGTATTTATTTCAATTGTATATTGTCCGTCAAATGCATTTGCAGGTATCTGCATTACAAGATTGTAATAACCTTCTGAGATTCTTTCTACCGAATCTGTTGCTGTAAATGACTGTGAATAGCCTGGGCTTGCTGCTGTAGCTAAATCTATATTATAAACATACGGCCCAATTATTACTGGCCCTACTGAACTTAAACCTCTTTTTAAGAAAATTATAATATTAGATTCTGGATCTACATATTCATAGCCAGACTTATATATAAATGGTATTTCTACACTTTGTCCTGGTGTTACAACTAACATTTAACTTGCCGTTTCTTCTTTGCTTGCCCCACACATCCAATATTCAACTTTACCATATCTACCTCTTACTGGGTAGCATTCCTCTATTACATATAGAACATAGTCTTCAAGTAAAGAAAAAGAACCTTCATATATTCTATCCCCTGGTTTTGGGTTTATTTCTGATTCAAAATAATAAACTCTATTTGAATTTATGGTTAAGCCTTCAATTTCTTCCTGCTTTGTTGAAGCTAAATATCTTGAGGCTGCGTTAGTGTGTCTTGTGGTTACTCTTTCAAGTTTATCGGAATAAAGGCCGTCATCAGATAATCTTCTTTGCAGGAGAATATCGTGACCCCATTCTCTTAGTATTTGTTTAAAAACTTTTTTTGCATTAATCATATTGACGCAGTCTTCTGTCCGGCATTGGGTCATCTTGCACTATTGGTTTTTTGCCTGGACCATAAAGCTCTTTGTCTGACAAATAAATTAGTTGACCAGTTTGTGGATCGAGTGTTTTTCCTGAAGTTGCAACTCTTCTGTTTGGAAGTCCTTTTGGTTGCACCCCTCTCATTGATACTTTCTTTGCAAGGACCTCTCTTCTCAAAGAAGCGGCTATTTGGCACCAAGTTGTTGCATTTGATCTAGTAGCAACTGCTCTTGGTGCAGATCTGTTTGTAATTTCTAAATCTGCCAACTTTAATGAAAGTTCATCATCTCCACCAAAGCCATATGTTCTACTTAACTCACAAGCTGCTGCTGCTTTAATGTACTCAAGTATAATAAATGGTAGCGTAGATCCATCCTCATCACCTTTTAGCCCATATATTTCTTTTATTTCTAAAGAGTATCTATAAATCATTTCTCCGATTTCAATTAAAGAAGCGTCTGGAAAAATGGCAACAAGCTCTTCTGGATCAAGATAGAGTGGCGATAAATCAGGAGCAAATATAATAGTTTCATCTGCTCTTAGAGTTACCGTTGGCTCATAGTCAGTAGTAGAACTATTCGCATACAATGTTAATTTGGAAACTATACTGTTCCCTGAAGATGTGGTGCCAGTAAATGTTACTGTGTATGTGTCAGCCTCTGTTGGAGTAAAGTCATAATAATATTCAGAACCAGACAAAAGAGTCGCTGATGTATTAATTACTATTTCAGCGTCTGAATTTTTTATTAAAACCTGAACACTGACTATCTCTGCTTCTACTTGTACGCCACCGTCACCTTGGTCAAGAAATTTGACTTTTAGTCTGACGCTATCATTAACCAAAACGTTGCTAACGGACATTTTATCTCCAAAATTAAAGTAATTTACTCTTTATAGTAGCTGATTTACGCCACTATAGTAATTTCAGCTGTGCCAGAAATTGCTATTACTGAGGCACTTGCTAAAGCTGTAACCTGATCATCTAGTGCTTGGACTGTTATAATCCCATCTATTGAGGTATCTATACTCACAACTGCAATAGTTGTTAAATTAGAAAAGTCTTCATTAGTTGGATAAAAAAAGGTTACATTATTTACGATTATTGGGCTAGATATACTTGGCGCGTTTATGACTAAAACGCCCGAATAGGTAACATTGCTATTGTAGGCTATTGGCTGGTTGTATATCATTCTTTACCTTTAATAAACGTATATGTTTATAGTAATAAATTTAAAATTCTAACCCAGCATCTTTTCTTAGATTTGGCATCCAGATTCTCCAGTCTCCGTTTTCTGTAATGCCTTCTGATGGTGTCCCATATAAAAAAGACCCAAGATAGGCTATTCTTAGGCCAGCAGTTACTGGAGCCACTTCATGAGTTCCTATAAAATTAGTAGGGTATATTACGGCTGATCCAGCTTTTGGCTTATAGGTATGTTTTGCGTGTTTATGCGTAATCTCTCCGCCCATAAAATTATATCCGTTTAACTGATCTTCTGAGTCAACACAATCATTTAAGTAAATATTAACACTTACCTTACTATGTTTTGGGTACTCATTTTTTGGTTTTTCTCCAAACCTAAATGGGATCTGATCATCACAGTGTGGGCCTATTCCCTGACCATTTTCATATGTTGCGATATGACCCATACCTCTCCACCAGCAGACCGTTGAAGCGTCTGGATAATACTTACAGTATTCAACAAGTATTCTGTACATTAGATCTTCTAAGTCTGCTATAAATTGCTCTTGCTCCTTAGTTACTTGTCTTGTTAATGAATTATTCATTTTTAATAGTGGATCTATAAATCTATTTGGTGCCAAGCTGACCGCATCTGGATCAAATTTAAATCCAGTTTTATTAATCGCATATCTTTTACCATCTTCAACAACATATGTAAAAGTTTTTTCTTCTTCTTCTCTCAACATCATTATGTAGTCAAATAAAAACTTTTGGTTAATATCAATAGCGTCTTCCACAACACAAAGACCGCTACCTACATCTTTCATTTTTAATTTAGTATCTAACATTATTGACCATAGCTTGATTTTGTAATTCTATATTGTTCTGAAAACTCGTCATAACCCCTAGATAAAAGATGCTTTCTGTAGTCTTCTACAAGAGTTGGCATGTATACGTTTGTTGATGTCTGTGCTGCGACAGGATCAACAAGTGGATCAGCTACTGCTTCTTTAACTTCTATATTTGGAGTTCCGTGACTATACCATCCAAGATAAGAGTATCTCATTCCACCTTCAACTGGCTTGACCTCATGCCCAGCAGTGTACGAGGCTGGAAAAAATAAAATATCTCCCTTTTTAGGGATATGAGTAATGTCTAAATAATTGAAATAATGATGACCACCCATGAAATTCTTTCCATCTAATTTGTCTTCTGAGTCAACACAATCATTAAAATATATAAGAGCTGTTACTGTACTTCTCATCGCAAGTTGATCATTTGGAGTCCAAACTCCATATATGTAATCAGTGCTAATATCTGAGTGTGGACCTAAATAAGCGCCTTTTTTGTAGGCAACGATGTGACCTTTTACCTTCCACCATATACATTTGAATGCTAGCGGATAAAATTCTAAATATTTAAATAAGTATTTATCTCTTGACTGTTCAAGTCCATTAAGAAAATTAACAACGTCTTCTCTAGGATCTTGGTGTGCCGCAGAACCTCTTCCTGGCATGATGTCAATTGATTCTTTACCAAAGAAGTATCCACTTCTATTTATATAGATTTCTTCTCCTGTTTCTGGGTCAATTCCAGGCTTATACATTGCATTTCTTTCTCTTGTGACTATCTCTTCACAAAAATCAAATGCCTTATCACCATCAAAGCTAACAGCATTCTCGAAAAGAACAACTCCGCCACCAAGATCTTTTCCTTCAATATCGTTGTTGATAACCAAATTATTCACCCATTAACTCCTTAACAGTATTAGAACTATTATACATTCTAGTTGTTGGTTTTAACAACTCATTTGCAGCCTTGCTATCTTCATCGTATTTACTTTTTATATATTCAACATAATCCTTTACTACATCTGGCATCCATACTTGACCCTGTAAACCAGGCGGAATATCACCGTGAGTTATATTTATTCCTCTATCTGGGTGTGGAGAACCCTGGGAAAAGTACCCTATGTATGCGTATCTGCTGCCTTCATTGCATGGGTTGATTGCGTGAGAACCTAAATAATTAGACGGAAACATTAGTAAGTCGCCTGATTTTGGTTTATATACAACATCTGCATATGGAAAAAAAATTTCCCCATTTAAGTATTCATACTTATTTATTTCATCTTTAGATTCTACTGAAGAATTTAAATATATAATTGATCCAACAACACTTCTTGTGGCTACCTGCCAATCAGGTTCAAATCCTGGCTGGTAATTGACATCATTATCGCTGTGGAGTCCCATAGCACTGCCTGGGCCATAAGCCAAAATATGGCCCTGCGTTCTCCACCACAGGCTTGGAAGCAACATAGGAAATAGTTCTACATACCTAAGTAAGTTGCTGTAGAATGTTTTTTCGCACTGAGCAAAGAAGTTTATTAAAAATGGATCACTATCCTTATTTAGGAAATCCATTATATGGCTAGAGCTATTGTATATAGACTCTAAAGTATACCTATGACCACTTCTGTTAATCGCATACAGTGGATTTTTATTTTCATCATAGATGATTTTATAATCATCTTTTATTGCTTTTTCCTTTAAAGATGCAATAAATGGTATTATTTTATCCTCATCAACATCAATAGCATTTTTGAAAAGTACTATCCCCATCCCAAGATGTTGTGGTTTAATCTCTTTCGTGCCCATAGCTAAACTCTTACTGGGTCTGTTCCGCATGGGCCTTCTGGTAAATCTTCTGAGCCAGAAGCAGTTGCCTCTTCTTTAACCTCTACCGCTTCGTGGGTAGTGTTATACTGTGCTACATTTCGCCCTTGGTAAACTGGGTTCCAGCCAATTTCAACATTGTATTTTTCTGGATTAGAATATATAGAGTATGGTGACTTGCAGTAACGTTCATAGTCATCATAGATATTGTTAAGCCATACTGCTGGGCACCATTCAAAGCTTCGGTCTGGTTCTGATATGACAATTCCAGCAGAGATATCATCTGCGCCTTGTCCAAAGAAGGACAAATAGCTATATCTTACTCCTTTGCCCATTCTTTCAACATCGTGGGCTGCAACAAAATTTGTTGGAAAAAATATAATATCTCCTTTTTTAGGGCTATAAGATATTCCTAAATGAACAAATCTTAAATGGCCTCCTGTGAAGTTTCTGCCATTTAACTCTTCTTCTGAGTCAACGCAGTCATTTAGATAAATAAGTGAACCACAAGTCTGTCTTGATGCAACCATGCCTCTTGGCATATATCGAACACCGTTAGTTACTTTATAATTTGTATCATTATCAGCATGGCACCCTAAGATGCCACCATTACCGTATCTAAGAACATGGCCTCTATTCTTCCACCAAATACTGCCCAACATTAATGGATAATGATCTATATATTTAAGTAGACATTTATAATTTTGTTCTTCTAGATAAAGAAAAAAATCTTTTACTTCTTGTGGAGTTTCATCAGTTACTGGATGCAGAAGCCTTACTGGAGTTGAGGGGATATCCTCTAACCTATATCTAAATCCATCTTCATTTATGCCATACTCATTTCCATCTTCTGCGGTAATATAAGCCCATCTATTTTCGTGTGCTTTCTCTGCTTTAGAATCAATATAATCTAAAATAACTTGCTGATTTATATTAAAAGCGTTTCTAAAAACAATTACACCTGGTCCTAGAACTTCTACTTGGAGTTCGCCAATCTCTTCGATTATACTATCATCAATATCTGGGGTAACTGGGAAGGCCACACTATTGATATATTTATCCACTGGGTTATTTTCCATGTTTACCCCAACATCTCGTCTATTGCTTCTCGTATTGTCCAGCCAGCACCCATAACTCTTGGTATTTCATCTAATGGCATGTCTTGCCAGTTAAATCTGGCAACCATAATACCATCTCTACTTACTAAAAATTTTTCATAACCATGAGAAATTCTAGCAATAGCTTGCCCGGCAAGGTTTTGGTTTTCTTTTGCTTTATTACTTTGATCTGCTGTAAAGTCAGAATAATTTCTTTTTTCATTGCCTTTAAGTGCGGCAAATAATGGGTGTTCATTTTTTCCATTGACATCAACTTTTTCAAAAAATGGAAAAGTAACAAATGGATAATGTTCTTTAACAAAAGTCTTTATTTCTTCATTTGTTCCTGGTTCCATTTGTGCAAATTGATTGTTCGGAAAAGCTAGAACAGAAAATCCTCTATCTTTAAATTCATCGTGGACTTTTTGTAGTTGCCACAGTTGTCTACATGTTCTAGCATATGACCAGACTTTTGAGCACTTGGGTGTATATCCACCAGCTTTCGTGGATACGTTTACTATAAGAGTTAACATCCCATCAAACTTTGATAAAAAGTTTTCTTCTCCATCTATGGAGTTAGCAGGTATTTTATATATTGACATTTTTTTCACCAGTAATATTAACTTCCATATATTCATCGATTTTTAAAACACCATGAAAGATGAATTCATTTATTTCAACTTCAGCGGCAATAGTCGCTTTTATTGGGGTGTCTACTGTCGCAGAAAGTTTAAGCTTGTTTCCATCTATTATGCCATTAGAGAATTCTACGGAACCATTTTCCCCAATTATTGTACCAGTCACAAATGGATCAGTTGAATCAAGGATTACATCTGCCTTAGATTCACCAAATGGTGTGATAACTTTTACAGACCATTTTCCAACCAAACTATCTCTTGTATTTAACATAATAAGATTATATCATAAATTATTCGTAATAAAACTTCCCTGTAGACAAAGCCGTAGGAATACTGTCCTTATGCCAAACATTGATCACCATAACGCGACGGACTCCAGTTAAAGGGGGTGTAGTGTTATGAATTATATGACCTGCGTCAAAAATAATTAACCTATTTGGTTTACAGGCTATTCTTTCCCTAAGTTCAATCGGCACTATAAGTGGTTCTATATTCTCCATCTCTAGCGCATTATGTGTTTCTTCAGAAACTGCGGTTGGATGCAATTCCAAAAATCCACCTACAACTTCATTAAAATCTGGATAATAAACACAGCCTGTTTTAGGCCCTCTGAATATCTTGGTATCTGCATAAAGAAACGTATCTTCGTCAACGTGAGTTCCTAAATATTGACCTGGCTTAAAGGTTCTTGTCCAGTATTCAAAACCACATAATTCTTCAATAGGGAATGGAAGATTGTTTTCCCAAATTGCTTGAATAACTTTTTTTCTTGCTGTATTTGCAGGAGATTTATGCCAACCATCCCAAAACATGTAGGGTGCATAGCAGTCGGCCTGCTCACTATGATAGCTATTTAATTCAGAAGCTATTCGATCTTCATTGCCCATTGAAATAGGAAAAAAATCTTTTGTGTTTTCTATTTCTTTTAGAAGATTTTTGTCTTTTATATAGTCATCAATGACTATCATATAAGATTAGTCCTTGATGATTACAGTATGCCCAGGCGCAGTTGGAATGTGATACACATTAAGACCTGATATTGATTTTACTATTTGGTGTAACTCATATGCTGGAGTATATTCGCTATCAGAAGCGTAAACTCTTAAGTCATCATTTGTATGCGATACGACCATAGTGGCACCAGGATTTAATGCCTCACAGAAATTTTCTATAAGAGATATATCATGGAAAATGTCAAACTCAGTTATAAAAATAAAATCAAATTTACCAAGGGTTCCACTTTCAACATCTTGCATTGATTTTGTTTGGTAATCCCAGGAAACGTTATCATCCGCCAAGCAGTGTTCTAAGTAATCTAATTGATAATTATTGATAAATGTAAGATCTGTTGTTGAATTCATTAATTTAGCGATAGTATAATTAAACGCTGGATTACTCATCAGTGTTTTTGTGGGCTTTGCTGCCAAGAATAACATTTCTACATATGATGAAGTGTATTCTGAAACAAAACTATCATTCCAGACGGAGTCTTCTGCTGAAAAAACTTCAAAAAACCAAGTAACAAGATCTCTACCAATTGCTTCTCTTCTTTTATCTATTGGAAGAGTAGTGAGATAGTCATTTACTTTTCTAGATACGTCAAGTGTGCCCTGAATTTCAAGCGCTTTGTATTTAACAAGTTTTTCTAATCTATCATAATAAAGTTTATCATTATTATTCACGGTTTAAAGCTCCTATTGCTAGTTGACGCCAATACCAAAATCTTCTAATGTTTAGAATTAGGAACATTCTTTGATGCTTCAAGAAAACATCTTCTGGTGTGCCTGCAAAAATACTGTTTTGAGTTTCATTAATATAAAATGCGGATGAATTTTCCCTATCAACTTTTGATAAGCTTCTTGCTGCGGACAGCAACTCGTCAATTGTTACTGAATCTAATGATTCCGGATCTAACCCAACCATAAACATAAAGTATGCTAGTTGCTTTTCTATATAGCTTATATTTTCTTGAGCATTGAACGCCATAAAAATCCTATTCCTATACTAAATCTTGGTCTTCTATGTGAAGACCGTTATCTGTCAGTAGCGCCACTGGTGAGGCAAGGCCTGCACATTGGACAATCGCACCATCGTTAAACATAAAAGTACCATCATCCTTAGAATACACTGCATAATTGTTTTTTTCTTCTACTTGGGTGACGAATTCTTTTTCGTTTATATTTGGATTTGACATATTTTATTAGCCTTTTAAGTTCTCAAGAACTGTAACTTGGTTAATTAACGATTCAAAAGCTAATTCTTGATTAGCGCCTACAATCTCAGCTGGTTTTTGCATAGATGAAGAAACATTATCTGGATCAATCCCCAAAAGAACAGCCAACATATATATTGATTTTTCTAAATATGAAATAGCTTTATTTTTTACAGAAAGCAATTCCGCTGAACTCACGTTTTGCATGTCTCTCCCTTACGAAAGTTGTTGTATTTTTGCTTTTAGAGTGGTTAATTTTGTTAAATTAGCGCTAATGTCTCTCTTGATCGCAAAGTCTCTATCTTCTTCTGCAGAAGAGGATGAGTCAAAGACAAAGGTGCTTGGATTAAATGTTTCAGGGTCTTCTCCAAGTTGATGAATCAGTCTATACAAGTCGTCTTCAACGTTGCGGAGTGCTGTTTCTGCGCTCTTCTTTTTTTCTGAATTTGAAATTAATGAAAAATCCATTCTTCCTCACTTTTTAGTTATAACGTTAGCTTAATAGTAATAAATATCTGTAAAATTTTATGTTTAAATTTTTGGATTTTCTAATTTTATTAAACCAGAATTTGCTGGGCCTATTCTTTCGCCCTTTTCATTTAAGCCAGTTTTTATGCCCTTCATCCATGTCCAGGGCTCTTCTCTATTTTTTCTCATTTTTTCTTCGCCGTATGCTTGTCTGGCCTCCATGAGATCTGGCTTATCCCAAAGATTGTCTACCTCAAACTTAACCGATTCTAAAACATTACTTTTAAAGATATTAAAAAACATAAATGGTGTTCCAGCAGAAAAAGTGACTGGCTCATTTATTTTAGTAATCATCCAATTCATTTGGAACTCATCTGGCCACCAACTTGAAGGAATTATAGCTGAAAGAGCAAAAGCTCCATCGATGTTATAGTTTGGTGGACCACTAATATATGTTTCATAACCATCTTCCGTACCAAAAGCCCAACCAACCGAAAATGAAACCATGCCTACTATTCCCCCATATGCTAACTGCCTATCTTTATAAAATTCTCCTTCTAGGATTTTTGGCACGGTGTTGCCGCCATCCCACTGCACAACTACATCTTGTGGAAGAATTAGCTCCCACCCGCTGACATTAGCGGTTGTGACTGGGAGACATTGATAGGCGTGTTTTTTATAGGTATTATCCATCCAGTCTCTTTTAAGACGTGATTGGACTATTTCTGGTGGATTTTGATGAGTTTTTGTTAAAGTAACTTTAGTCATACATTAAACAAGTTCTTCTAAAAGAACCTCAATAGCTGCTTTAATATTAATTAAAGACTGTTGCGAATTAGTTTTTCTATTTCCTGCGTCAAAAGCTAGATCAAGAAGATCTGAGTTACAAAATCTAAACATTTTTTTTCCATCTCTAGAGATAATAAACTTTTCAAAGTTTCCTTGGACTGGACCACCGTTTGCTGGGAACCCACCATATTGAAGAATATCATAAAGCTTATGTGGAGCTAATCCAGAATCTTCATCTTTTTTGATGGTAACCATTTCAGTATATGGCAAATCTGTTTTATAGTGATTCTGCATGTGTGCTCTCATATTTTCTGCTGTTGCACTTGTATCAGCAAATTCTCCATAGGCAAATTCGCAAAAGTCTGTGCTTGGTATTGCAAGTACTTCAAAACCCTGATCTTTATACTCATGATATAAAGATTCAATAATTGGGTATTGGGCTGAATTAGCACACTCTCCTGTTACATTTGTAATCATTGTAACCTTACCCTTATATCTTGATAAAATATCTTTTTCTCCATTAATAGAATTGATAGATACGTCATATAAAGACTGTTCAAATGTTTGAAGCGTTGGTAGTTCGTTTTTCTCTAACATGGGTGTCTCATCCTGGCATTGGGTAGGTTATAGGCTGGTTTGTGCCTTTTGTTATTCCAGCAGTTTGATTGACCACAGGACCATCAGCAGTATACCCAATGGCATATTTATGATTATTGTCATTGTAGTCAAACATTGTAACTGCTGAATATTTAGTCCCACTGGTCACTTTTAAGGAGGCATGTGCATAAATAAAAGTTGATGGAAAGAGAATAATATCTCCGGCTTGAGGTTTAAAATTGATATCTAAGTATGGAAACCACAATTCCCCACCCTCATAATCATCATTTAAATATATCACCGAAGACACAGTACAGCTGTATGAAAAGCCATGATCTGCATGAACAGCAAAGTGTTGACCAGGGTTATATCTTACAAAGTTAATAGCTTCCATGTAGTCCATTTTAAAATTGTAGAGAGATTCATAGTGAGTCAGACATTTTTTGAGATGTGTTTCAACATCTTCATAACACTTTCTGACTTCTTCAAATTCTGGGGTAAGATACTGCCAATGAGATGGACTCATTTTTAGGTCAACACAATCTCTGTAGTCTGGCATTTTTGTATTATATCCTACCATCGCTTCAGACCACTTAAAAAGATCATGCGTACTATTGCCGATAGTTGCCTCTAATCTTTCTGGAATGTTAAGCTCTCTTGGAATGGCGTTTCTATACAAATAGATCCCAAATTTTCTATTATCTTCTGGATTAGCGCAGGCTCCTACATGAAAAAATTCCATTTTTTGACTTCTTTCGATCAGTAAAATTGTTTAGTGATATACTATATCATATAAGTATAAGCTGAGGAGCAAAATATGGATTTTCAACCAGAAGAAAAATCTCTAGTAGAACCTGGTCATTTTGGTTCTTCAAAAGATAATATTCTTATAGTAAAAAATTTTGTTGAATTAGAAGATTTAAAAACAATACAAAAATTTTTACCAACCATTAATGAATGGATGGATGCTGGAAAAAATAAATATGCTGAAGACGGGACCTGCACATATGATGCGTCTTACTGGCAGAATCGTCAGTGTAGTGGAGAAATTTTATCTAGAATTAACTTAGATGTATACAATTTAGTTGATAAATACATTATAAAAATGAAATGGCTTTTAGAAGACAATTTTAAAGTCAAACTAACTGTAAGACCCCCTGTTATTATAAGGTGGTTTCCTGGTCTTGAACAGCAACCTCATGCTGACAAGCAGCTCAATGATGGATCACCAAATCCATTCCCAACATATGATTTAAATTCATTAATTTATTACAATGATAATTTTACTGGGGGAGAATTATACTATCCTCAGCATGCTCTTGAAGTTAAACCTGAGCCCGGACTTGCCGTAGCTCATCCAGGAGATATTAACTATCTTCATGGAGTAAAAAAAGTACTTTCAGGAGAAAGATATACTACTCCTTCTTTTTATACAATAACTAAATTATTGTAATTTTTCTTTACGGAATAAAGATTTTAAAAGTGTTATATCTGCCCATATTGGGCCAATTATAATTATAAGATAAATATATCCAGCTATACTTTTTTGCCAATTCAAAATATGATAAGTCATGTTCATCGTGAAGGTAACTGCATAATTATATTTGGCTATTATTTTTAATAAACTTACCTTATAGTAAAGTTTAAGAGCTAGGTAGGCGTTAACTGATGAGGCTGCAGCAGCCGTAAAGCAGTACGATGCGCCAAGTTGACCAATATTTGAATCTTGAAAATCAACACATAAAGCCATAATAGCCATAGCTATGGCGCCATAATGATGATACTTTGTAGACTTCTGAAGTAATTTATCAGATTTAACAAGAGCCATTATATCTGAAGCTAAATACATTAAACCTAATGTTCTGATGGGTATATTGCTCCAAACATCAAATCTAATCTGTGTAATTATTAAATAAATCCAACCAACTGCAATAACAAAACTTATACCACTTTGTATTAATTGCCCAGAACTATAACTTTCTTTTGGATTAATAGATCCATTTTTTCTAAATATTAGAAGAAATTTTTCATTATTTTGTAATAAATTTATTATTAAACAACAAACTAAAAAAGCGGATATAGGAATTAAGTTCCATATATCCGCTAAATTAGTTATCACTCTTTAACCTACTTTACAATTAATTTTTACTTAAATCCTGGTGGGAAAAAAGGTGGAAAGAAAGGTGGAAAGAAAGGTGGGAAGAATGGGGGAAAGAATGGGGGAAAGAATGGTGGGAACCATGGTGGGAAGTATGGTGGGAAGTATGGTGGGAAATATGGTGGAAAGTATGGTGGGAAAAACGGAGCGTGTCTTTCATATGAAATTGCTGTACCTAAAGGAGTAACAGTTGTATCTGTTAGTGCGGTTTTAACCTTATTGAGATCTGCTGCAACTGCTGTTGCAGTGTCAATTGGTGTCCCAACAGTAAAACCAGCGCTTGTTATCGTTGTATTAGCAGTTGAATCGGCTGTTCCGTGCTGCTACTGTTGGTTTTGCTGCTTTTCTTTTAGAACCTTTACCAGGTTCTGGTACCCTGTTTGTACTCATATTATGCCGCCAAGTCTCCTAAAGCTACCCATGTATCAGTAGCGCGTTTGATAAGTGTAGCAGATGACCACTGCGTACGCAACTTAAGACCTGGTGTGGCGTTAACTGTAACTCCAGCTTGAGCAGCAATTGTTGTTTGACCAGATCCAGTTTGAAGAACTGTAATTGTTGTTCCGACTGGGAAAGCAACGTTTGAATTGCTCGGTACAGTAAGGTTATTCGCTGATCCTACGTTCATTTCAACCATGTCGCCTCTATCACCTAAAACTAGAGTATAGCTTGCTGTCTGGGCGTTTGTGACCGTATCACTAAATATTCTTTGATATACTGTGCCATCGTTTGTAAACTCCCAACAATCGTCTGTTTCATTCCAGCGGAAAACAACATTTGTTGAGGTTCCACGCTCTACTTCAATTCCAGCGTTCTGGCTTGGTGTGCCAGCTTCATTGTTATTTAATATAATGATATTATCATCAATTGTAAGTGTTTCTGTATTAATACTTGTTGTAGTCCCAGAAACTGTCAAGTTACCAGAAACAGTTAAGTTTCCAGCAACTGTTGGGTTAGATGTGTTAACCCAAGCCGATCCGTTATAAAGAAGGACTTGATTTGTAACTGCTGAAGTTATTGTTACATCAGAAAGTTCTGATACGCCAATTGTTTCAGCAAGCCCTGTGCTAACCCAAGCTGAACCATTATATTTTAAAAACTGACCATTTGTTGCGCCTGTTACTGCAACGTCGCCAATATCATCAAGATTATTGATTGTTGGAATTGAAGCCCATTCAATGCCAGTAGCAGCAGATGAATTAGCTTTTAAGTAATATCCATCTGTTCCAACAGAAAGAACTGCTGGAGTATCATTCGCTGTAGCAGTAAAAATATCACCTTTAGCATTTGCTGTTGTCTTCAAAATAGCATCATCTGATATTTGAGCAACGACGAAAGCTGTTGTTGCAATTTGCGTATTGTTTGTACCAACTGCCGCTGTTGGTGCTGTTGGTGTGCCTGTTAAAGCTGCGTTTGCTGCTGTAGCATAGCCGACAAATGAAACGTTTGCGGTTGCGGTTCCAGACACTCTGCCATATGAATCAACAGTTAATCCAGTAACAAATGTTGTTGTATTTGAACCTGTTGTATTACTCTGCGCTACCTCTGCAAGATCGATGTTATCAGCATTGATAACTATTCTTGAAGAGCTTGCTGTAACAACATCAAGGCTGTTGCCAGTTTTTGTTAAACCATTGCCAGCTGACAATGTGGCAGTGCCTGTAAACTGAGTATATGTTAAATCATCAGTCCCAAGCACAAATGCGCCAGACCCACCAGAGCCAGTTGATGTAAGTATGAAACCTTGTCCAGAATTTGCTGAACCAGAAAGAACTAGAAGTGCGTCACCGGTCTTTAATTGACCAGCAGTGCTATTGTCTGCATCTGTTCTACGTGTAAGAATAAATGCGGTTGTTGATGTAGCTCCCTGCTCAGTTACAGTATAAATACCGTTATGCGCTGCATTGGATTGGTTTTTTACTAAAACTGATTGACCAGTTGTGACCTGAGATCCATCGACAGTTAATCTACCATTACTATCACCAGTAAGTGTTGCTCCTGCGCCACTTGAACCATTCGCGTAAGTGCATGTTGGAAGAGCTGCAGCTGTTGCATAATTAGCAACTTCATGCCAGTTGATTCCAGCTGTTAGTGAATCTACGTATCCCCTTGTTGCAAGAGCAGTTGATCCTGTTCCTGCATTTGATGCAACAACAGAAGTAACGTTCATTACTCCGTTTGCTGCTATATTAGCAACGACTGAACCACTAGAGTTTTTAAACTCTACGAGAGGGGCTGTTGCGCCTGATGCTGCCTTGAATACTGCTGATTCATCATACACCGTAATTTCAGGTGCGGTTTCTGTTCTTAAACGTGCCATATCGCTCCTAGCTTAGGATTATAAAAAGCTATTGATATAGTAATAGAAATATTCTAAAATTATTGTGTTATTCTCTTTAAAAATTCTAACATTTTTCCGACATATTTTATGCGGCCAAAGTGAGTTAAATTAATGGTTGGATCAACCCAAACTTTGCCACCCATTTTTTGCCAATATCTACAAAAGCCATAATCTTCTGACAAGAATCTACCAGTTTCATCAACATAAGAATTAAATAAGGCATACGCATTTTCTGCCTCGTTGCCCGACAGAGCTCCAGTATCATCTTTATATTTTAATTTCTTATACTTTTTAAACATTTTTTCAAAAACTTCACGCTTAATTACCATAAAGCCAGTTCCTGCTTCAAAGCATTCAATTGCACCGTTGTCTACATTAAGCTTGTTATTCCCTGGTTCAGTTAAGTGAACAACATATCTTGAAGCGTATTCCATAAGATCTTTTGATTCAAGCCCATTATTAACACCCTCTTTTACTCTATCCCAATTAATTTCTTTAATTGGATAAGAAGCGGTCATGACATCTTTATCATGCCAAAGGAGTTTTAAAATTGCCTCTTTGTCAAACTGAAGATCAACATCAATAAAAACCATATGGGTAAAGACTTCTGCGCCCATAAACTTGGCAACAAGATTGTTTCTTGCGCGATTAATTAACGAATCTGATATCGTGCAAACAGAATATTTTAAGCCAATTTCTTTATAATATAAAAGAGCTTGTAAAAAGCTCATCATAAAAGGCTCTGTTACATGAGAATCATAACATGGGAGTGCAAAGAAAACATTCCATTCTTGAATTTTTTCTTTAGGAATTGTGATATTTATTTGTTGTTCTTCTATGGACATAAATAAATTATATCACAAAAACTACCAAGTGCTCAAACCAGCTCTTTTCCAAGTATTTGTAGAAACGCAAATATAAATATAATTTTCGTCATAAGCTATATCACCAGTATTGCCGGAAGCTGATGAGCTTGAAGGAATCTGTGCAGCAATTTCACTTAGTGCAGGAACATATCTACTGCCACCAACACTAGTGAATACTGTTATTTTTCTTGAATTGCTTGACGGAGGTTCTTCAAAGTATACAGTAGCAGTATTGGCTGTGGTAGCTTCCCATCTAGTTATAATTAAATCAAATTGACCAGTCAATGATCTAGTAATCAAACCAACGTCTCTAGTATTTAAATTATGTGTTATTGTAAAACTTGTTGAAGAACCATCCCCAACAATAGCCGAATATGATGCACTTGTTGCAGGCAAGTATACGGAAGCAACTAGTGAATTAGAGCTTGGAGGAGCAGAAAAATCTAAAGTAACTCTTTGTGCTGTAGGCGAATATGCTAATGCTTGGACAACTTCATATGGAGAATCAGCTGATCTTACAACAACAGAAACATCTCTGGAACCAAGATTATGATCTAGGTTTATACTAGAATCTGATCCATTGCCAATGGTTGCAACATAATAATCAAGTGTGCCAGCAGAAGTTATAAATACCCTTCTTGAAGAAGAAGAAACGACTGCAGAAAAATCTAAAACTACTGCATTTTCAGTAGTTGCTTCCCATCTAACATTTACAAAATCATATGGACTATTCGCATCTCTTACGGTAACTACAATGTCTTTAGTATTTAAATTATGAGTAACAGTATAAGTTGAATTAGTCCCATCACCTATAGTTTCAGTATATGATGCTGTCTCAACAGCACCTTCATCGGATGCTGGAGCAAACTTAGTCCCATCAAACTTTAATATTTGGCCTGATACAGCACCGGAGGGGTCAATCTGTACGCCATTGATCGTTGCAGTGTCGCCAACAACTAAGCCATTTTTAACTACAAAATCTTTGTCTGCCACTAAAGTTCACTGTCCCTCTAGTTTTAAACTTATTATTAAGTTTTAAACTTACTAAATATATTACACTGCTATCAATGTTCTTGCAACTTTTACAGTGGCATTTGTTGAAGCTGCGTCTGTAATTGTCACTCTTAACAAAACGTTTCCAGCTGATATTGATGTTGAAACTGCCAACGGTATTCTGGAAGCACCAAGTTCAATTACAGCATATTCTGACATGTAGGAGTCTGTTCCATCGTGCGCAAGGAGGACCTCTGAGCTTGTATACTTAGAGCCTTGAGTAACCTGAATCAAGTACTTGGCTGTTCTGTAAGCTGTTTTACTAAAGCTATCAACTGTTGTTATTGTATTAACAGTCACTGCCTGAGTTGATGTATTAAGTTCTCCAGTTGAATCAATAGTGAACGCACCAGCAGCTACTGTACTGAATTCTACTGCTGCATTTGTAGCTACGCTCTGACCAATTGAGAAGGTTGGATTTGAACCCTCACCACCGGCATTAGCAATTGTTACGCCAGTTCCAGCTGTAACATTAGCCAAATAATCTCCAACAGTGTCTGTTCCAAGATTAATTGCATCATTAACCCAGGCTGATCCATTATACTTAAGGAAATCACCAGAAGCTGCAGATGCTATTGTTACATCGCCAATATCATCAATTGCATTGATTGTTGGGATTGAAGCCCACTCAACTCCGTAAGTTGCTGAAGAATTAGCCTTCAAGAATGAACCATTTGTTCCAACTGAAAGTATCGCTGGCGTATTGTCAGAACTTCCTACGATTAAATCACCCTTAGCATTTATCTCGGACTTAAGTATTGCTGTTGTAGTATCACCAAGTTCTGTGTAGTTAGTTCCATCATTGGTGAATTCCCATTTATCTGAAGTTTCGTTCCAACGAATTTCAACATTTGTTGAAGTACCGCGTTCAACTTGAATACCAGCATTAGTGCTGGGTGATGCGGTCACGCCAGAATTAAGGACTATAATATTATCCTCAACAGTTAAAGTCTCAGTGTTCAGGGTTGTTGTATTGCCTTGAACAGTAAGGTTGCCAGTAACAGTAAGGTCCTGCCCAATTGTTACATTTGAAGGAAGGCCAATCGTAATTGAACCAGCAGAAGCTGAAACTTCAACTTCGTTTGCTGTGCCAGCCAACGATGTTACAGCATTGGAAGAAAGATCACTAATCTGCGAAGCATTAATTGAGATAGTTGTATTTGATGCTGCAGTTAGCCTACCTTGAGCGTCAACTGTGAATGATGCAATTGAGTTTGCTGAACCATAGTTTCCAGCAGTTACTGCGGTGTTAGCCAAATCTATTGTAACTGCACCAGATGAACCGCCACCACTAAGGCCAGTTCCAGCTGTTACAGACTCAATGTCTCCAGCGTCATTTGTAAAGCTTATAACACCAGTGCTCGAGTTGTACGCAAGATCTCCTGATACACTGATAGCAGCTCTTGCATTTGATGTGAAGTCAGAAACTTGACTTGCAAGAATGTTAACGGCATTAGAACTGGCTGCTGTTAATCTACCTTGTGCGTCAACTGTGAAACTTGGTATTGTATTTGCATTGCCATATGAAGCAGCAGTCACAGTTGTGTTATCAAGATTAATGGTTATTGTATCTGTATTACTTGCAACTGAACTCAATCCAGTGCCACCAGCAATTGTTAATACATCTAAGCCTGAGGTAATTGACTGGATATTTCCACTATCACCACCAACACCAAATGATGTTGAAATATTTGCAATTGTGTTGTTTACATTTGAAATTGCATTATCTGTGTATGTTGTAGCATTTGAATAGGAGTTGCTAACATCTGTATTGCTAGCAATATTTACATAGGTAGTTCCATCATTACTGAATTGCCATTTATCTGAAGTTTCATTCCAACGAATTTCAACATTATTAGAGGTTCCTCTTTCAACTTCAATTCCGGCGTCTGCAGATGGTGATGCGGTAACGCTAGAGTTGAGAAGAATCTTATTATCCTCAACTGCTAAAGTTTCGGTGTTAAGAGTTGTAGTATTGCCTTGAACAGTAAGGTTTCCAGTCACAGTAAGGTCTTGACCAATTGTTACATTTGAAGGCAGCCCAACTGTAACTGATCCATTAGATGCAGATACTTCAACCTCATTAGCTGTACCAGTAAGCGAAGTTACTCCAGAACTAACAAAACTTATAACACCAGTTGAAGAGTTATACGCAAGTTCTGAACCAGAAACACTAATTGTTGCTCTTGCATTTGCAGTAAAGTCGGAAACCTGGTTTGCAGTAATTCCTATGGTATTGCTTGTAGCTTGTGTCAATCTACCCTGTGCATCTACCGTAAAAGTTGCAACAGAGCTCATTGAGCCGTAAGACCCTGCGGATACAGATGTATTATCAAGATTGATTGTTACCGTATCTGTGTTTGAGGTTACTGATGAAAGACCAGTTCCACCCAAGATACTAAGTGTATCTGAACCAGAAGTAATTGTCTTGCTAGTTCCACTATCTCCCGCCACTTCAAATGATGTAGCAACATTAGCAACCAAGTTGGCAGCATAATTTTGTGCTGCTGTTTGAGCACTTGATGCTGCACCATATGCATCATAGGTATTTGCTGTTACAGCAATTGTTGGAGTAGATCCTTCACCACCAGCATTGGTGATTGTAATGCCAGTGCCTGCTGAAAGATTTGATACATAGTCGCCAACTGTATCTGTTGAAAGGTTTACTGGATCATTAATCCAAGCAGAACCGTTATAACGAAGGAAATCGCCATTTGCAGCGTTAGAAATAGTCACATCGCCAAGATCATCAATTGATCCTATTGTAATCGTTGATCCAGCTACTGCTGCATACACACCGACTCTAACTGAATTAGATGATGGAGCAGAAGAAAAATCTAATTTTACTGTTCCAGTTGTTGTTGCTTCCCAACGGACATCAATAACTTCATATGGGCTAGCAGCATTGCGCGCAACAACTACAACATCCCTAGTTCCAAGAGAGTGTGTAATTGTATAATTTGTTGCAGAGCCATCACCAATTGTTGTTGTATATACAGTTCCAGCTAAGCCTGCGGTATCAGCTGCTGGAACAAATTTTGTTCCATCAAATTTGAGCACTTGATCCGATGTTGCTCCAGCTGGATCTATTGCGACACCATTAACGGTCAGGGTATTGGCATTTAAATTACCTGTGTTTACAGTAGCTGGCAAAGCCAGTGTATAAACACCCGATGTTGCGTTAGCAGTTACGCTAATTTGATTAGCGGTGCCGACAACATTTGAAATTAAATTAATTCCGGATTACTGCATTTGCAGTGCTGTTTTTATAAAAAAGTTTTCCATCAGCTACGTTTATAGCAAGTTCACCTAATTGCAGAGAGCTTGGGGCGTTGTTTGCTTCATCTGATCTCTTGAGGAGAAGTGTATTATTGACCGCAAAAATTGAACCGCTAAAAGACATTGTAGCTCCTTATTTAAGAATTAAGCTGTTATAATCATTTTTATAGTAATATAAAAATTGATTTTTGTAATCACATTCTGCTTTTTAATTTTTAATTGACTATAAACCCAATTGTATCTTAAAACCGCTTATTTTTTCAAATTCTAATGAACATATTTCAAGATAATCAGTTAAGGTCATGCTATTGAAGAGGATATTGCGGGATTGAGATAAGCCCAAAAGCTCATTTGCTACTTCATCCCAGTCAAAGGCATTTACGTCTAGTTCTGCAAAATCTATGCGAGAAATTCTTCTTGGGTGTTCTAAAATCATTGTTTCATATTCTTTACTTTTTAAAGAATTTTTACCGTCTTCTGATTCAATGTATGGGTGTGGAAGCAAGTGTTTTGCGGTCTCTGTTAATTGTGTGACTACATTAAAACCACTTGAGATCAATCTCATGGACATCAAAGCTTCTTCTCCTGCACTTAGGTTTGGCATTTCCTTATATAGCTTGTACATATCTCCAGTTGAGAAAATAAAATGTCCAGATACACAGTTGTGCGGATTGTCTGTTAAATTATTAAAATTACATTTATTTTTTTTTATTTTAAATATAAAACCTATTTTATTTCCAATTGAATTAATTTCATTTAAATTTGGTTTAGTATAACTTTCTATTAATTGATTTTTCCAGCTATATTCTTTTTTTGGATCATTAGAATATCCATGACAATAAGAACTTATTGCAAGTTTAGATTTATATAGAGAAGTTAAATGATTATAATCATCTATTAAAATAGAATCCCAATTTTTTCTAAATAACATATGGGAGTCTGTTTGAAAATAAAAATCTTCACCATCATAAAAAGAATTGGCCAAATAACGGGCTTTTTGCATTCCTAGGTTGATGGGAGCTTTGCTAACTAAACTTTTTACCTGTCCGTTTTTATGTTTATTCTGCAGGGTTTTTTCTATTTGATATGGTAAATTTTCATAATAATTAAAATGTATACCTACATTTAGTATATTATTACCTGAACAATTGGAAAAAACACTATTAAGTGTTCTTTCTAATTCAAGATCATGATATGCGGGAATTTGTACAAAAATGGAAGCCACAAAATATTACCACTTTTTAAGTGGACACTCTGCGTTTTTTAATTTAACCTTTAGTGGCATTACGCATCCACACTCTTTGCACTGTTTGGTAACAGGAATTAGTCTTGGGCATTCAAGGCAAACTGCATATCTTTTTGATGCGTCTTCTTCTGTTGTAGTTTCTGCAGAAGGATTGAAAACATCCCACGGGCGTGTAGATCCTAATTTTTTCTTATATTCTTGCCAAGCGTTTGTCATAAAACTATGGTTGGATAAATTCCGCTCCGTCATATGTCCAACCCTCTCTTACTAAGAGTTTATCATTTGTAGATAGCTTTACTACTTTAGGATCTGATGATAGTGCAGCTATCATTTGCTCAACCTGACTATGAACTGGTATCTTTAATGCCACCTCTCCATCAACAACAAAAACAAAAAATTCATACTCATCTGGTGATTCAAATGGATTTGGTGGTGGTGCTGGTGTGTTGCTCATAATACTCCTATTATAATTAAATTATGGACAGGCTGGTCCAGTACAGTATAGCAGCACCGGTGGACAGTTGCAACCAGTGCAGCCCGCTGGTGCACAAGTATAGAATTGATACCAACCAAAGCAGCCGCCACTTCCTCCTGCAGCTGCAGCACACTCTGCAGCTGCAGCAGCGCCAGTGCTACTTGCCACACAGCTTGAACAATAGACAGTAAAGTCTGGTGGGAAATAAGGAGGAAAATAAGGAGGGAAGTAAGGTGGGAAATACGGAGGAAAATATGGAGGAAAAAATGGTGCGTGTTGTGTGTACGGTATGCTTGTTCCAAGGGGAGCAACACTTGTGTCTGTTAAGGCTGTTTTAACTGTATTTAATTGTGCTGAATCTGTTGTAGATTCACTAGTTACTGTTCCAACGACAAATCCTGCACTTGTTATTGTTGTATTAGCAGTACTGGAAGCCGTTCCGTGCAGCTATTGTAGGCTTAGCTTTTTTAGCTGAACCAGATGAAGTTCCGTCTTTGAATTGTCATTTTATGCCGCCAAATCACCAGTTATTAACCACTCGTTAGTCCCTATCTTTGTTAGTGTTGCGGTTGAATATTGTGCTCTTAAATTTAGTCCTGGAGTTGAACGCAAACTAACCCCAGCCTGAGATGCAAAGGTCACTGTTCCTGTTCCATATCTTGTAACGTCAATTCTATCTCCAGTTGTAAAAGCTACGTTAGCTTCGGTAGGCACTGTCAAAGTTGTTCCAGTGCTAGAATCTACTTTAATTAACTTAGCTAGATCTGACAATTGTAGCACATATGGACTCGTGTTTACAGTTGCTATTTGAGATCTAAAACCAGCTCTTGGAACACCTTCTTGTAGGATTGTTGCGGTTACGGAGTTTGCTGCTACTGTAGCTGCTTCTCCAGTATAATTTGTTGCAGAAAGCACTTGTGTACCAGCAATTTTAATTACTTTTCCGCTAGCAAGGTTCAAACTTTCAGAAGATGACCATGCAGAAGTTGTATTTGACCAAGTGAAAGATTTGTTTGCTGATCCATCTGGAACAACTATTCCAGCTCCATCTGCAGTTGTATTACTTGGGCTAACAGCAGTGCCTAATTCAATTGTTTTATCTTCAACAGTAATAGTTTCTGTATTTATTGTTACAGTGTTACCATTTACTACAAGATTTCCAGTAACTGTTAAATTGCCACCAACTGTAGGGTCTATTGTACTTACCCAAGCAGAACCATTGTAAACTAAAATACTTCCAGTTGCTGCACCTGTTGCACTAACGTCACCAACATCATCAAGATTATTAATTGTTGGTATAGAATCTGGAATCCAAGCTGTACCATTCCACTTCAAGAACTGCCCAGTGCTTGGAGCATTACTTGCAACGTCTCCAAGATCTGCAAGAACAGCTGAATTTAATACTGATGAGTGATCGTGTGCGTCGTGTCTTGTAGAATTAAAATACTGTGTATGGTCATCATCTCCAAGCCCAGTCATTGAACCATGGTCAGATATTGGAGTTGAAGGTATGGCACCTGTAGTTGATAATACTCTTCTTAAATCCCAAACTGATGTTATAGCAGCCTGGGGATCGTTGGTATAAGTGTTTGATGTGTAATAAATAATTTTATGCAAAGGTCTAAACTCATAGATTGGAAAACCTGTTAAGTCAAGATCTTCCCATACAGCGTCTTCTGCTAAATTTGTAGCAGTGTAATTTTCTTGACCAAGAATTGCTATGATTGGTTCATTTAAATTATTTGTTGCAACTATCCAAGAAATACCCCATCTATTATTTGATATTTCTGGTGTAGACCAAGTTCCTGCAGTGTTAAGGTTATACATAGCTCTTCCACCGTTGTGCTTAAGTGGATAATCTGTTGCTGCGTCTTTTACCCAAGCAGAACCTGATCTGTAAAACATTGGTATTTGAGCTACTGGACTAAGTGTTTGTTGCCAAGTATTTGATGCTGGAGTAGCAGAATCTATAATTTCTACTTCTAAATCTTCATCAAAAAATGTTCCACCAGCTAATGAAACTTGAGCATGGGTATTACTTGTGCCATCTCCTCCAGTTGTGGCCGCAATACCAAAACCATTAGCAATAGCAGCTCCACGTGTTCTGTGAAGATATTCATGCGTAGCCCAATCAAGGACTATTCCATGACGCTCATCTGCAAAGAAGTGGTGGGTGTTTCCACCGCTGTTCCAATAAACATAAGCTACTGGTGCTTCGTTTTCAAAATCAAAAAATGTATTAAACTTACTTGTTAAAGCACCTGTGTTACTGAAGTAAATATAGTGCAAACCAGATTGGTCAGTTATCGTTACTGATGATGATGTTGTCTTAACATATCTCTTACCTTTGCACCAAACTGTGTAAGATCCAGATACTGGTGCAATTGTAAATACTCTTCCAGAAAGACTAATCGTAGAATCAGCTTTATTTTCAATTCCGGTTGGCTCACTAGTTGGAAGAGTTGAATTTACCCAAGCAGAACCGTTATACATTAGCATTTCACCATTTGCTGGTGAGGTTACAGTTACATCTGCTATGTCTGAAATATTTTGGATTTCATTTATAGTTGATCCAACCCAAGCTGAACCATTATATTTTAAGAATTGATTAGCTATAGCTGAGTTAGTTCCCTGAACATCAGCCATATCATTGAGATAAAGTGCATGAGCTACCCAGTAGCCACCATCTCTGTATAAAACATCTCCTGCCGAAGCACTACCCGTTATTACGTCTGGTAGTTGGTCAAGAGACGATATAACTATAGAGGCGGTAGAGACGTCACCAAAAACTAATACTTTTGCATCTCCCGCCGCAGGAGGTGTTTCAAAATAAACTTTTACCTGAGTATTACTAGAAACTTCCCATAAAGCATTGACGACTTCAAAGTTATTGCTTGTATTTTTTTTCATTACAACTACAAATGGTTCATCTGTTGTAAGGCCGTGTGTTACTGTAAATTCAACATCTGTTCCATTTCCAACTACTTCTGTATATTGAACACCAGTTGGAATTGTTAAATCTAATGCAGATTTGGCTACCCATGTATTTGTATTGCCATCAAATGCTAATAATTGTCCATTACCAACTAGGGATACATCAACATCATTTAAATTATCTAAAGAAAGATTGGCAGTAATTGTTGGCGTTGAACCTTCCCCAGAATTATTAGATATTGTAATTCCTGTTCCAGCAACTAAAGATTGAACATAGTTTCCTGTAGTGTCTGTCGATAGATCAACTAAGTCATTGATCCATGCAGTTCCATTAAATTTAAGGTAGCTATTAGCTATAGATGTATTTATTGTAACATCTGCTAAATCATCAACTTCAAATAAAGACAATTGGTTATTGGTGTAGGTTGTTGCGTTACTGTATGCTGTAGCAGCTTTTGTCGATGCGTCTGTTGCTGCATTTGATTCTGCTGCTGCTGCGGCTCCATAAGCGTCATAAGTGTTTGGGGTAACGCCTATTGTCGGTTGAGATTGTTCACCAGTGCCATTAGTTATTGTTATGCCAGTTCCGGATGTTAAATTTGCGACATAATCACCTGCTGTATCTGTCCCAAGTTGAACAGAGTTAGCAATCACATTTGCTGTTAGAGTTACGTTTGACCCACCGTCAATAATAACATTTCCTTCAAGATCTCCAGCTAAAGTTATTTTTCTTGGAGTTGTCCAACCAGCAGCTGTTCCACTAATGTTAATGGCTACTGTAGATGGAAGACTTATGACAATATTACCGCTTGCAGCACTGACGTCAACTTCGTTAATAGTTCCAACTATTGTATTAACAATACTTGGTTTATTAAGAATATTATCCCAGTCTATTTTTGCAGCTAGTTCGCCAATCGTTCCAGAAAATACTTCAGAGGTATTTGTTGCATCTGGTATGAATGTAAATTTTCCTGATGAATCATCAAATCCAAAAAAACCTATTTTTGCAGATGTTCCATTATGCCAACGGAATTCAATACCACGATCTTTATTGTCATCAAGAGTTGGTGCGGTTTTTCCACCCAACGTTATTATTGGATCTTTTATAGTTGTTACTGTAGATTCAATAGTTGTTGTATTGCCAAGAACTGTAAAATTATCATCAGTTGTGATTAAATTAGATTCTTGTAATAAATTCAATGATGAATTAACTAGATTGCCATCACTATCAAGATAGTAAAATATTCTATTAACTGGGTCTAGTGCTATTTGGCCATCGGTAATGCTAGGTAATGCCACTGTAAAACCTTTCTTTTACTTAGAAGGTTCCACCATCTATTGTTACACCATCAAAAGTGGTTAAGTTAGTGATAGATCCTCCGCTTATACTCACGCTATTTGCATTTTGTGTGGCTATTGTTCCAAGACCAAGGGTAGTTCTTCCAGCAGCCGCATCTACATCATCTATCAATGATCTACCAAAAGCTGTAAGTGTGGTAAGTGATGCTGTGTTTGCTCCTGTAAAGTATGGGAGTTTATCAGCAGCTGATGTAAGGCCAGCTAATGCTGCAAGTTCTGGGTCATATCCTTGAACGTCAACGCCTATTTCAAGACCTAGGTTAACTCTAGCGTTAGATGCTGTTGTTGCGCCTGTCCCACCATAGGCTATTGCAATAGTTCCTGCATTCCAAGTGCCAGTTGTAACTGTCCCCAAAGATGTAAGAGATGAGTTAACAACTGATGAACCTAATGTTGTATTTGATAATACAACTGCTCCATTGACCATATAAGCTTTTCCAGATGCAAGGTCCATATATTCTGATGATGTCCATGCATCGCTTGCATTAACCCAGTTGAATGTTTTGTCAGTTGTACCCTTGACAGTTAAGCCAGCCCCATCGGCTGTTGTGTCCGATGGGGAAGCAGTACTG